GTGGACCAGCTAGGGCTTGAACCTAGGACCTCCAGATTATGAGTCTGTTGCTCTAACCAACTGAGCTACAAGTCCTTAAAAATGTGCTTAGAGGGCATTACTTCTCTTCCTGCTGCTAAGCCGTGCATTTTACACCAAAGCACTTCGCGATTTTAAGTATTATTAGCTCTCCAGCTATTAAATAGTACTCCTGCTGTGGCTCGAACACAGAACTTACGCTTTAGAAGAGCGTTACTCTATCCAATTGAGTTACAGGAGCATATCCTTGTAATAAAATTACAAGGAATAACTAATTATCCGCCAGTTACCAACGATAGATATTGTTTAATATAATTTGTAAAAAATGATGATTAATCATTTGACATTTTAGTTACAGTTATATACCATTTGCCATTAAATTTAACAGCATCTGTACTAACTATAGATGTACCTATAACTGTGTTTTCACAATTAACTACATCTTCATATTCTCTATCCCATTCTACAAGTAACTTAGTTGCTTCTTCTTGGGATTTAACTACAGCACTCTGAGTACTAATAGTTGAAACTCTTTCTATTTTCATCTTATTTAATATTAATAGTGTTACTAATTATATTGTGACAATTACTTAGATAAGTTACTTATTGTTTCTAATTAAATAGTGTAATACTAGAAAGGTGTTTCACAACAGCAAACTAGTATATAGTACACTATTAACTTTACAAAGTGAAAAAATGTTAATTCAAAATATGAATCTCCAAAATTATTCAGCCTAGAAACAATACATTTATATTAATCATCAAAAAATGAATTCTTGGATATGTCTTCAAGTCTATATCTAATAGCTTCTAGTTTAGATAGTCTATCAAATGTAGGCTTAGTAGCTTTCTCTAAAGCATCTACTATTTGTTTAACTAAAGCATTATGTGCTTTATCTCTGACTATTTTATAAGCTAACTTAGGGTTATCTGCATCACCTTCATGCAATGTGATTTTAGCTACATACACCACTTTAGGATTTTCTAAAGAGAAACCCAAATGAGCCAGACATTTAGTAAATATCTTAACTTCTCTAGATACTTCAAACCCTATAGCAAATTTATCAGTTTCTCCTGTTATATCTACAACATGCATCTTCTCAAATAAATTGAGAATGTAAGAGAGGTCAGCTGTCACAGTGCAAATTGTGGTAGGAATTTTATTTCCTGCTTTACGCTCTACTTCATATTTAATATTCTTAATTGTTTGCATTTTAATTAATTATTAGAGTTATTAAATAAGTACTAATTGATTACTAATTAAACTATCTAATCAAGTTCTCCATATTCTTTCAATACTTCATCGGGTATTACATCATGCCTTACAAATCTTTTAAATTTGAGGTCATCATTTCTGTGAAAACTTGTATTGTAATAGATTATCCAAACTAGATACAATAATAAACTAATCATTACAAATGAAAATAAAAACTTAATCATTTACTTTTAATTAAAAAGTTATAGTGAATCTAATTCTGATTAATCTAATTAGTTAGGAACTAATATATTACTATACTAAATTCCTAACTATGTGTTTAACTAACAATCTTGGTCAGCACTTTGATTAGTCTTTCTTGTTATAGAGAGCAATTGAAGTATTAATCACATACTCTAATACAACACTAATTAAGTGAGCAAATGTTATAGTCTGACTTGTTAAGTCTTTGTTTACTGGTTTAACCCAATACAAAGACTTCTGAATTTGACACCACCCATGAGCGGTAATCTCATCCCACTTCTCATCCTTGATAAGCTGAATAGTCTTTTTAATAACATCATAAGATAGTTGGTTATAGGTATTCACAGCTTGGTCTACTGTTACATAGGTGATAGAATGCTCATTTATTTCAATGAGTCTTTCGGTGTTCTCTACTACTTTAGAGAAACATACAACAGCTCTCTTATCAAGAGACTGTATCAATACATTCTTAAATGTATGTAGTACAATCTCAGGTTCAGGAACAGTAAATTTCTCTACTAATTCCTCATTAACTACTAAAGTTGACACTAACTGTGGTCCATCTTGACCAAATTGAATCTGTTTCATATTATTTATTTATTATTTAATTACTATGACTCTTTGTGAGCCATTTCCCATTCCATTTATTGTAAGTAATAACTAGTATATACTAATTAGTTATAACTAATTGTTAATGAACTCTTACATTCACTATTTTCTTTTTAATGCCTGAACAATTTAGACTGTTCTTAATCTGAACAGCTATTTTATCTTTCCACATTCCTTTGTTAAATGTCTTGACATAGAAATGTCCAGTAAATTTTTCACCATCTACATTAGTACATGTAGCCATTACTTCAATCTCGTTAATTAATCCCATTGTTCTAATCTATTTAGTTAATATTTATGAGTCTGTTAAGTAAACTATCAAATAATTGAATTAAGGCAGTTTTATGACATACCATAGGTCAACTTCTAGTTATACTCTAGAGTAAGAGTCAAATATCGTAACTAATTTTTAGTAATCTAGAAAATCAACTACTTAGTAATTGGTTTAGTATCTTCTATAATTGTAATACTAGGATTGTATATTTCCACAAAAGGATTACGATTTATGCCATAAGTGCTAAATATATTAGCAGCAGCTTGATTATTATTAGCTAATTTAGCAAACTCTGACATTATTTGTATAAATTTAGCTATATCAGCTTTAGTTAGAGATATATGTGATATATTATTTATTTTCATATTTATTTAGTTAAGTATTAGAAATGTGTTGAACTAACTAAAGTTAGACTAATTAATAGCCTAACTCTAGATAATTAGATATAAGTCTCTCGGCTTCTCTAACCTGCCATTTTATAGCATTAGTCAGACAAGCTCTGTACTGACCTAAAATAAGGTCATAGCATAGAACTTCATTTGAGATACCAAAACCATTACCAGCCATAGTCTCATCTCTATGCTTTTCCCAGAATGGAATGTTATCAGTATTCAAACCCCAGATGTCACCAAGATATACTTCATCTGGACGCATCGTGATTATGTCCTTAGTACGGAAAAATCCATACTTATCTGGTCTAGTATTCTGATTCTTGAAACCATCATTCCACATCTTCTTATGAATGGTCATCAAATCTTCTAGAGTATGACAATCATTGATAGCATGAAGATACTGGTCTTTCATACCACGAATACGCTTCTGGTCTTGCATATCAAAGAAATTAGCATTAATCTCTTTAGTTTTGAACAATCTGTTAATCCATGAGTTCTTAATAATCTTTTTCATACTTTGTAAAGTTTTAATTGTTGTAATTAACAACGTTAGTTAATAATGTGAATTGTACTAAATAGGACATTAGTAAATAACTGTAATTAGCTATTTAATCTCACTCACCACGTAAAGGTTTCCTATCCTAACTAATTACGTAGTAGTAACTAATTAGTTATTAGAGTGAGATTTTACCGTCATTTGGATTGGAGAACGACGGAAGGAATTTCAACCTTTGGATGCCTACTATTATTCAGCATATTAAATGGAATTAAAGAGTAATTAAATAACAGAATATGTTCTGCTATTGTGGAATTAATATTTTATCTTATAATCTTTCCATAATAAAACAGCATGTGTAATAGCTGCTATTAAGATAAAGAACAAGATAATGAATGCTCTACTGTTACATACTATCATCATGTAGGTCAACATACCCAGTAAGATGAGTTCTATTATTAAACTAATCCAGAAGAATACACGAGTTACCATAATGTAAAGTTAATGTTACAATGATTTAACTAAAAGTAAGCAGTTTATACACTTGCTTAGGTGTCCCTAAAAGAGCATATCTTGATGTGGAAGCTTTTAAGTAAATAGTTATTAATTAAATAATAGCATAATTAGATAGTTTAAATAATGCTATATCTAGTTTAACTATTGACATCTTTCTTACTGTGAATTTGCCATTGATTATAAGTGACATCAACTTGAATGTGTTTGGAGTATAATCTAATCCACATTCTCTAATTAATTGATTCACTGCATAATTATGTGACTTACGATTAGCAATTGACATATTATGATATTTATATATATTATATTGCCAATTCTTATGTTCTTTCTCTCTAATTTTATTATCGTAGAGAGTGTAAACTTGTAATAATGTACTATTTCCTGTTATCATATCTTGTAATTTAGAGTTATTATACTATTGTGATTTATTGTAAATAATTAGAGTAATTTAAAATAAATTATAATTGTTCTCACTCTGAGTTCTAACCTCAGTACAATAGTTTTATTTAAGTGAGAATTTTTGTTTTATAATATATTATTAGTTGACCTATACACTAAAAGGTTTTTAATCCTTAATTAATTATGATACTAAATTATAATATATAAAGTGATAAAAGTTGGGACTAGTACATAGCCAAACTGGTCAAAAACGAATGATATTGGGTAAGTAGCAAAAAGCAGTCACTTACTCCATTGCCATTTTCAGCTCGCTAGAATGTAGTATTATGTCCATTAACTTAGCACTATTCACATAAATAGCACTGTTTCACTATCCACTTACGTTCTCCTGTCTTTAGTGTTTCATACAATTGTAATTGCCACCAACATTCACGAGATGGATATTTTGTGAGGTCTTGTTTGACTTTGTAGAACTTATACTCAGAAACCAATAACTGTTTAGCTACTTTATGAGCTTTTATAGTTATTAGTTTCCGAGATAGTAAGTTATGATGGTGACCTTTGTAGATTACCATCTCAGTTAGTTTAAGCTACAAAATCATAATGATAGAGAGCTTTCTCAATCAATTTGCTATGGTCTGGTTGACCATCCTTGAAACCTGTAGTTTTCATTGGAGTCTTAGAAGTAATCTTGACCTTCTTACCTGCCAATGCCTCAACACCCTTCTGAGTATCACTCTTCACAATGTTGCCATTAGCATCCTGGTCAGCCTGACCACGAGACTTCAAGAACTCAGTAACTGCTGTTCCTTCTGGATAGACAACCTCCCCTGTACGATACAAGTTATGGTCTTTATCCTCATCCCATACAAAGATAGGATTCTGGAATGTAGTTGGGAACCAGTTGATAGCACGTGTTGTACCATCAGGAGCTTGAACTTCAATAACCATAAACTCGTAGTCATTACCGTTGAACTCTCTGGAACCAATTCTCTGACCCATTTCGGATACTGTTGGAAAGATGAGAATATCACCTTCATTCAAAGCTGCACCACCATCAAAAACTGGCTTCATACCATTAGTGAATGCACCAAGTCCCATCTTCATTGAACCATCAGAACTGTTTGCGTTGATTCTTTCAATAACTGTCATAATTAAATCTCCTATAATTTTAAATTATTGTAGTCTCTTGTTACTAACTAGTTAATACATAACTAATTATATAAGATTTGCTACCACAATCAGATTTTATACTTATCTGTTGCTAATATACAATAGGTGCTTATACATGGCTATTTTTACCTATTTATGGCTATTTTTACCTATTTATGGCTATTTTTACCTATTTATGGCTATTTTTACCCCATTTTTATTGAGATAAATATTTACTCCCACTATTAAGTAACGAGAGTAATTAATAAAAAGAAAGAGGGAGATTAATGTTCTCCCTCTTTCAAGTTATTTAATCCATCTATCATTGCATCTATATAATCATAAAGCAAATCTTCTTTCTCTTCTTCCGTCATATCTTCTCAAATTTATAGGTAACGACGGTGCGATAAAAACCTTCTTTAATCATTTTCTCACTTGTTGTAAATCCTTTATATAAAACTTTAGTATGTTTGTAAACATCTTCAAGCTCTTCAAAAGAACTAACTTCAAATAGTTTTACTAGCTCCCAAGGATTAATAATAAAATTAATGCCATTGTAATTTACAATAGCACATGGAACTCGACAGGTAGGAATATAAATTAAACCTACAAAAGTCACTACCGTGTTTGGTAGTATGCACTTATAAAGCAAAGGTATTTGTGTGTGCATAATATATTCAATTCCACCACACTAGAGCTGAATTGAGAACGGCTTTAAGTTGTTATTTATATTTCCTCAATAAAAACCTTGACATCAGGGTCACTTGTCCAAGCAGCTAACACTCCATGTTGTCTTGCAAAGTCATAAACCTCTAAGTTGTATTTCTTAGAGATGACAGCTCTAACGTTGGCAAGAGTTTCCTCACTTGTATTAGGTATAGTAAACTCTAATGAGCATTCATGGAACACGTGAGTACCTCTAAGAGTAACGATAAACGTAGGTCGTGGTGTTGGTAAAGTTGCATTTAGATAATCTTTGATTTCGATTGGTAATGGATGATTGTTAATCCACTCATCAACTTTTTCCTTGTTGTAACCGTCAACTGCGACCATAGCTACAAATGAACATAGGTCAATAATCTGTTTTGTATTCATAATCTTTATTATTAGTTAATAATGTTATTAAGCAGTTTAGAGACTTGCTTAGGTCTTATGGGATTAATCCATATTAGGACCTGTCATATTCCAAAGAACAACATCATCTGAAATAATCTTGTCAATTACGTCAGAAAGTTGCTGAACAGTGATAGGTTCAAGGTCTCTTGATGCAGCCATAAAGATGTGGTCTGCAATCATAGAGAGCTTCCACTCTTCTACACTATGAGCTGCACCACGTGGTACTTCATTCACTACAAAAGTTACTTTATCGCCAAGGTTAACAGCAAACTCATTATTCTCTTTATTATTATAAATCAAAGAGATAGTAGAGTTAGCAACTGAAGGAATGTCCTTAATCAAATTCTTAATAATATTAGTAATCATAATTGTAAATATATAAAATGAATAATGTTAATAAGCAGTTTAGAGACTTGCTTAGGTCTTATAAGGTTAGTCATTCATGTTCCAAAGAACAATATCAGAATTGATAATGGCATCAATTCTATCTGACAATGTCTGTAGTGGTTTACCCACGGAATCGAGGAAAGCTTGAACTATCTGTCTCTTCTTGTATATCTCAATAGATATAGAAGTTTCATATGATAGGTTAGATAAAACGATAGTAACTTTGCCAACGTAGAATGTAATCTCTGTTTGGTCAGCGTTTAAATCGCCTTGTCTTAAATCTAAGTTAGCAACTGAAGGAATGTCCTTAATCAAATTCTTAATAATGTTTGTAATCATAATGTAAAGTATTTAATGTTAATAATGTTATTAAGCAGTTTAGAGACTTGCTTAGGTCTTATAAGGTTAGTCGCCCATATTCCAAAGGACTACATCTTGATTAATGATGTCATCAATCTCATCTGCCATAGTTGCAAGAGTGTAAGGCTTGCCGTCCTTGTTACCCATATGGTCGTATTGTGTAGCTACTAGATATAGGAAGTCGGCAATCATTTGCTTCTTGTAGTCCTCAACAGATGTAGGAGCACCTTTTGGAATGTTAGTAACAACAATGGCAACATCATTCTCAGTTATGAAATAATATAAACCATTATCTCTATTGTCTGCCATAAGACGAATAGTAGAGTTAGCAACTGAAGGAATGTCCTTAATCAAATTCTTAATAATATTAGTAATCATAATGTAAAGTATTTAATGTTAATAATGTTAATTAGTAAAAGAGGGAAATCCAATATGGAAATCCCTCTAATTAGTCTTACTTGGCTACGATGCCAAGCATAGTTTTGGTGTACTTTCTACCCTCATAAGCACAATCATATGAGAGTTTGGTGAATTTCCAATTGCCAACCACATTAAAGTGGTCAACAATCTCCTTAAACCAAGACTCGATGGTCTTATCGGCACTCGCTGTGTTGCGAGCGAAGGTATGTAACTCGTCATTAGGAGTGGCGAAGTCTTTAAACTCGCCTTGTGCATCTACTATCGCAATATCCTCTGTGAGCAAGTCCCATTGAAGAAGAGCAAACTCTGCGTGTTCCTTCCCACCATAGAAAGGAATAATGCCGCAATAGCAGTTCTCTGACCAAGAACGGTCACGCTTTTGATATCGCAAATCGTCATGATAGACAAATTTAAAGTCAGCAGGTAACGCATCAGGATAAGCAATCAGCAAGTTGTTGATTGCCATGTTGTTTCTGAGGTGCATATTCTCAGAACCATTAGCGTTTGACTTGTTAGCGTCATTGTTAATCATTACAGTAGCCATAATTAATTAAGGATTAAGTCCAACATTGGACGGAAAACTCTTTCAAGAGTTAGCGAGAATATCTTATTTACTTTGAAACAAGAAAAGTCGTGCAGTAGTTTAACGTTCGACTGCAAGCGGAACGCAATTCCTCAACGCTCACACTGATGAGGAAGACGAGCTGACGTGCTCGGATTCGATATAAATTTTTTATATCTATATTTATATAGTTGCTAATAACTGGCTATTTTATATTTATTTTTTCTACTCGATGCCCCGGGGGCTAAAACGAGTAGTCTACCATATTTATAATGACCCATTTAAAATAAAATTCTATTAACATTTTTTAACTTCTCACTTTTTAGACACCAATTTATGTTTGTATGTGATTCAGAAAATCACAAGAAATTAATTAAAAATTATATTAATAAATGAAAGAAAATATAGACGAATTAATGACAAAACTAATGTCTGAACAAGATATACAAGAATTAATAACAGCTTCAGACAATAATAAAGATTATAGCTATAATAAAGATGGATTAAAGGTAGAAATTAAACATACAGATAATTCAAAATCTATTGTTATTACTTATGATAATCCAACAGAATCTATAAAAAAAGATTTTATAGCTAATTTAGAAAATATTAGTGATAATGATTTTATAGATATATGTGAGTTTATTGGAAAGGACGAATTGAATCGTATCCAAGAATTAGTAGATGCAAATACTGTAGAAGAAATTAAGGATGGTATTAATATCTTTAAAAGAAATGTCTATGATTATGTGGATGATAAAATTAAGCATCTAACTAATCTTAGAACATATATATCTAAGTTTTGATTTTTTATAAAGCACTATATTGCAAATTATGTGAAACTAGCTAGTTTAATCACTAGCTTATTCTCTTCTGGTGTAATGGCTAGCACAGGTGGCTCTAACCCACTTAGTCAGGGTTCGAATCCTTGGGGGAGGACTAAATAATAAATAAAATAATATGACATTATATCAAAAGTATTTAAATGCTAAATCTAAACAATGTGGATTAGCAATACATGAATTAATAGATGAAGTACTAAATACTGATTTAAAAGATACTCAATGGTTTTTAAATTGGTTAGATTCATTAAATGAAGAAAGTGTAAGATATTAATTAGAATTATTTTTCATAATTATATAGTTTAAAGTGTGATTTTAGTAAGGAGAAGCTTAGTTGTGAAACTAGGTTTCTCCTATTTTAGTATTTACTAAATTAATAATTACATAGTTAGATAAATCCATATATCATCCAACCCACTCCTACTCCTATAATATCTAACATTACATAATCTAATCTCTTATTACTAAATATTTCCCATATACTATATACAGTAACACTAACTAATGCTGTAAAAATATTACTAACTATAGATATAATAGTAAATAATATAACTATATCTAAACTTCTAATATCTAACAATACATATTTTAGATTAGTTAGTTTATTTAATAACTTGTCTGTTAATAGTTTAATCATCCTTAGGTTTTCTAAATACACTAGTTACACTATCTATACCTAATAAGCCCATACAACAATATAACATAGTATCTATCATCTATGGAGCTTCTATCTAATTAATAGTGCAGTATATTAGAATAATTAAACCTATTAACCATCCTAATATACCACATACTCTTTTACTACTTACTCCTGTATGAGCTGTAATTAATTTAATTAGGAACTCTCTCATCTATTTAGTTATTTAATTAAGTACATACTAGTTAATTAACTAAATCGAACAGCAGCACTATCTGGTCCAATATGAAAATGCTTTCCAGTAGCTCCTGTTTTTGCCATCATCTAAGGAGTAGTCTCATCTAATATTCCCCAATTTCTTATTTTAAACCATTCTCTTACATTCTAATTATTAGCTAGGATATTTCTGAGATTAGCAAATGCTGAATCACTTTTATCTACTTTACCATTAACTAGTGGCTAAATATCATAAGCCATTGGATGTCCATGCTCATCTATTTTATTATGATTAGACTATTTACCAGACTTAGTTTTACCTCCTCTAAATCCATTCTTTCCTCTATAACCAGATGAAATCTAAATAGGAAGATTGTATGTCTTAACTAAATCTTCAAAGCTCATATTAGCTAAGTTACTATTTAGCTACTAGTTATTATCCTAATTAGTTAATGGCTTCCAACCAGCAAATCCCTAATTAGATTTCTAACTAGACTATTTAATTATAGGTAACTAAAGAGTGTCTAGAAAATCTTCAACATTGTCCTAAATATTCTCATCATTATTTATATAACTAGTCTAATTAGGTTGTTCTATATGGGGATAATTAGTTACATGTACTGGTTTGTAACTTACAAATAAATCATTTACCATATTTAATATATTTAAACTAGTTATAATGTTTTCTACTATTTAAATAGTCTAGATTAGACTAATTATAATAAGCTTCTCTTTCAAATGATAAAGTCTTGTAAGCCATCCATGTATTTCTATATATAATTAGTCTGACTAAATATTCAATTATATACCATAAATAGAAACCTATCCATAATAACTCTTGTCCCTATTTAGTATGTATAGTTTCATGATTTATATCTATTTCATTTAACTATTTTCTACAGAATAATATTCCAAATAGATTTATACATTTAAATCCTTTTGGAGGTAATATGCTGTTTATAATTATCTTCATACCATTTATTTATTTGATTTCTCATATTATCTAATATTTCACTCGTGATAGTAATTTCATCAGGATGCTCTATATAATAGAGCAGTCCTGCACCAAATTTAATAGGTTTCTACATAATCATCTAACTAAGTACATCTAATTAAATATCTATCCCATAACTACTAATCTCTTTTATTTACAAAGTCGAAAAACTCTTGTAATTCTTTTAACTATACATTTATATCTTCCATATTAAATAATTCCTCCAATTCCAAATGTTAAGTGATGATTCTTCTTTAAATCCTTGGTCTTAAACCATCCATTCTCTGTAATAGCTCTATGTCCATTAGGTTTATGTACTGAACCACCATCTTCATGCTTCCATTTCTTAGCATTCTAGGCAAATATAGCTCTCTTTCTAGTTAGGGAATTCTTACTATGAGTCAATTCTTCAGTAGTTTTACCTGTTCTCTTTTTAATCTCAGTAAATTTTCCTTCATTTTCTTTCTTAATGTGTATTCCCGAACCATTAGCTAAGATAGGAACACCAAATACTTTAAAACTGTTCATTAATTATTAATTTTAGTTAATTATTTAATCTTCTATTTGTACTTCACCTATTATAAATATATAATAATATATGAGAAAATAAAAGTTAATAGATTATAAGTTAAATGAATTATGTTTATGTTTTATGAATGAATTACAAATTGATAAACAAAATGGTACCGTAGCTTTTAACGATAAAGCTCATAAGTACTGGGATGTAAATGACCCTTCAATTAAATTTACATCTGTAACAACTATGATTGAAGAATTTGCTCAACCTTTTGACAAAGAGTTCTGGTCAGCTTATAAGGCATTAGAAAAATTACTTGATGCTGATTCTTGGAAATTAGAAAAGAAGTCTCTATTATCTACTAAGAAATTTGATGACTCTCTTCTTGAAATACATGATATAGATACTAACCTATTTAATAAGACACAACAGGGAATATTAGATGATTGGGATACTGAGAATAGAAGGTCATGCGAAAGAGGTACTAAGATACATGCTGGTTTAGAAAATTCATTCTATACTAAAAAGAAAGATATTAGTTTAGCTAAATATCAAATAGGAGGTAAATTTGAATGTCAAAAAGATAGAACAGCTTTAGACTTAGAGAATGCAGTATATCCAGAATATCTTATTCATTGGGATTCTCCTTCTGGTAAACTTCATATAGCAGGACAGATAGATTTATTAGTTAAAAAAGGCAATTCTATCACTATCGGAGACTGGAAAACGAATAAAAAGATTGAAACTAAGAGTTTCTATGACTCAAAGACTAGGAGTTCAGTTAAGATGAAGTTTCCTTTAAATAATTTAGATGATTGTAATTATTACCATTATTGTCTTCAGCTTAGTACTTATGCCTATATAATAGAATCCTATAATCCTGATTTCACCATAGAAGAATTAGTACTTGTTCACTTTGACCATAATGATAATATGACAGTTTATAAGCTACCATACCTTAAGAAGGAAGTAGAAAGAATGTTATCTTTTTATGAGAAGGAACATTTACTAGCTGAACGTAGATTAAGAAATAAACGAATTGAATATTAATATGATAATAAATACACTAGTTCTATTGATAGTTTCCTATATTACTTATAGGGCTATCTAGGAATTATTTAAATAAATACTTATATTACTTAACTATGGAAGAATATATTACTAAGCGAACTAAAATATGTAGAGCATGTCCAATATGTGACCAAGAAAATGAAATATGTAATGCCCATCTTTATTTAAATCCTATTAATAATGATGTAAGTACAGAACCCAAGAAGGGATATTTAAAAGGATGCGGCTGCCACCTTGAATGGAAGATTAAAAACAAGAATAGCCATTGTCCTTGCAATAAATGGGGTATAGAAGATTAAATATGAGTATATTAATTAAATGGTTACATGGAATATTAACTAAACCATTAACTATACTAAAAAGCATTTACTTTAATATAAAAAATAAACATCAAGATTTAGCAGATTATAGATTATCTATATGTAACCAATGTGATCACAAATTAACTATTAAGTTTGGAGATATATGTGATTTATGTGGTTGCATATTAGAGAATAAGACAAGATTAAAAGAAGAAAAATGTGATTTATGTAAATGGTAAATTACATTAATTTTATTAATTAAGTAATTTGAATGATTATGGATTTTAGAAATGAATTAAATGGTAAGGAGAAAGTAGCACAAAGTCTTATAGGTATGGAAAGTACTGGAACACCTATTGTAGTTAATGGTCAAAGAGCTGATGTTATTTTAGCTAATGAAAAAAAGGCTAAGTTTAATACACAAGTAGATGAATATGTAGATAAATTTGAAAAGCATAATAAAGCTCTTGAAGACTATGCTAAAGAAATCTCACAAGACATCAATGGTTTAGAGATATTACCAATGGGTTCTTATGCACTAATTAAGCCTTTCGATGAGAATCCTTTCCAAAAAGTAACTGTAAATGGAGGTATTATTACAGATCTTGGTGGTTTTGTTCCAGAATATAAAAGTGAAGAAGATGGTCAAATACATGAGTGTGACCGATTTATTCATGTCGGAACAGTTATTGAAACAGGTTATAAATGTGAGTTCCTTAAAGAAGGTGATGTAGTATTCTTTACTAAGGCTAGTGAAGTAACTATTCCATTCTTTAAACAAGGCTTTGTAGTTGTTAATGAATCTCGTATCATGGCTATAGTTAATGAGAAATTAACTGAAAGAAGAAATGAATTACAAAACAAGAAATAATTAATGGAAAACAAGATTTATTTTAGTCCTGGGGATGTTGTAATCTTGCGTTAGCATGACAAGATGCACTCCCCAGCAATGCTTGTTCTTAGAAAGGAACAATCATTATTTAAAGATAGTCCTGAATTAAAAGGATTAAGATGCAGATGGTTCACAGATTCTGGCTTAATGTAGGAAGCTGTATTCAATACTAAGGATTTAATACTTATTTAAATATGGTTTGGAAAACTGTTACAGCAGCTCAATCAAATGATGCAAAAGACTAGAATATATTTAGAAAATTTGCCAATATAAATTCTTCTCATAAAAATTCTAATGGCAGTATTTAGTATAATCCTACAGATGGTACTTATAGGTTAGTAAATAATAATGGGACGTTTTATTCCAATGGTAGATTCTTCTCTAAATACGGAGCTAAAGGTAATTATGATACAAATACAGGAAATTTCTTAAGAAAGAAAACAAAACCAGTAATAACTAAACAGAATGCTCCAAAAAATACAAATCCGCAAGATATAGTATCCTAGGTAACTAATAGCACTTATTTAAATAATTATATTGGAAAAACACCTACTGTAAGTAATACTCTACCTAAAACTTAGAATAAAATTACTTCTAATTCCGGAAATGGGTTTAGAGCAGCTTGGACTAATGCTAGAAATTCTGGGTTAGGAACATTTACTTGGAAAGGATAGTCTTATAATACTATGAGAAAAGGTGAGTCTAAATAGCAATATAATACATGGTTATCTAAATAGAGTAAACCAACACAATAGCCAAAGCCTATTTAGGGAGCTCCTGGTTATGGTATTCATGTAGGTAATAATGGAGTTACTTTATAGACACCTAATGGTCAAAATACAGATATAACTAATTCCCATAATGTTTCTGCTCTAATTAATAATGGTAATTATAAAGCACCTTCTATTGGTGGAACTCCAACTAATTAGTTAGAACAAACTGCCTCTAACTTAATTAGTCCTAATTAGCATTAGTTTAGCAGAGGAGAGACTAGAGATTTTATGAGCTAGCAAGGGTTAGTTAATCCTAATGATTATTCTGCTTCTGAGAGAAGAGCTTTTAGACATAGTATTAGTAATGATGAAGGAGATTGGTCTGGAGCTAGTAGAATAATGTCAGATGCACGTATAAATAATAAATTAGGTCAAGCTACTGGTTTAAATAATTATTAGCTATAGAAACCATAGTTAAATATGCCTAATTAGTTAAACAATAATTTAGTAAGTTTAAAATTTAAACAAGGAGGACAAATGTTTAAATATCAACAAGGAGGTCAAGCTCAACAAGCTGGTGGTCAACAAGGAATGGAATAGCAAGCAATTGCTCTAGTTCAAGCAGCAATGCAAGGTGATTAGTAGGCTAATTAGACTATCCAATAGATTATGTAGGCTGCACAATAGGGAGATTAGCAAGCTCTTAAAGTAGCATAGTTACTTCAAGTTATTATACAAAAAATGCAAGGTTCTCGTAAAGCTAGATTAGGTGCCAAACTTAATTACTTTAAATAGACAAGTGAATGTCCAGAGGGTCAAGAAGTAGTTTATTTTAAGAAAGGTGGGGAAATTTGCAAAGTATGTCAAGGCAGAAAAATGTAGAATGGAGGTAAATCTAATCCTATTTCTGACTTTAAAAAGAAAAGAGAACAAGAGTAGTTAAAAAAGAACTATCAGAAAAATCCTGCTACTAAAGGTAAATCTGCTAAAGAAATAGCTGAAATGCAAAAGAGAAACAGACAAGAATCTAGTCAAGGCAAAGGAGAGTCTCCAGCAAATGTAGCTCCTTGGCAATATAAAAAGAAGTAATATATAAATATTTATGATTAATGTTAATGATTTATGAATGTATTTAGTTATGATAGTGACCATCTTTAGCTAGAAATAAATGAGCCTGAGATTCTCTTAATTAGAGAGTTTAAGGCTCTTCTAGATAGAGATAAAACTAAAACAAAGACTAGGGTATTTAAAGAGCTTACTTATATTTACCTTGCTCTGGATTGGAAATCACAATATGCTAATTATTCGGAGCAAGAGAGACATGAAGAAGCTCTTGCTGATAGTGGTTTGACAGAGGAACAATTTAATGACCCAATATTTAGAGAAGCTTGTCGTAAGTATAGAAGATTACAAGAATCTAATAAATCTATTTAGTTATTAGGAGCTGCCAAAAAAGCCGCTGACTAGTTAATTGATTACTTTGATGTAATAGTAGATTTAAATGAGAGAGATGTCAATGGTAAACCTGTATTCTCTGCTGAAAAATTTATGAAGGAAGTAGCTTAGTTAAGTAATGTACATGAACAACTAATTACTTTAGAGAAAGAAGTAAAAGAATCAGTATCACAAGAATCTACTACCAGAGGTGGAGTTAATACAGGTTATGACCCAGGAGATATTTAATAACTATTAATTATGGCTAAGAAACAAATACTACCTACAGAGTTATAGTTAATAGTAGATGAAGTTAAAAAGAGATAGCAAGAAGAGGATTATCAAGAAGTACAAGAACTGATAGATTAGAAAAGACTTGAGAGGTCTAATGATAAATCTTATTGGGATGTTCCTATTGATTAGGAAATAACTTGTTTTGATCCAACTCTTAGCTATGAACTTACTGGATATAGACCTATTGACGAAACTCATAGTTTAGATTTTAACCCTGATTGGTTTACAGAAGTAAGAGAAGTATTTAAAAAAACTGGTAAATATTGTTCATATTTACCTAGAAGTAAACGTTGGGATGCTTTTTGGAAAGAATAGTATAGAAGATGTAAATATGGTATGACTTCACATGGTTATACCATTACAGGTGATAATTACTTCTTTCTTAATTTTTATTAGTTACCAGTAATTGATTAGGATGAAGCCGCAGGTAGTGGTACTGCTGATAACTTTCCTAACTTTATGGCATCTTAGTACATGTTTTTTCATTATTTATAGATGTGTAGAGTACTAAGATAGAATGCTTGTCTTATGAAAGCCCGTTCGATAGGTTTTTCAGAGATTATGGCATCTATTGCTGCTAGAATGTACACAGCTATTAAAAAGAGTAGAACTCTTATTACTTGTTTTAAAGATGTTTATTTAAAAGGTACATTTAGTAAGGTTGACCATGCTCTCACCTTTTTAAATATGAATGCTGATGGATTCTTTAAACCTAGACTTACTGATACTGTCTTAGAAATTAAATCTGGATATAAAGTAAAAAAAGATGGACAGTTTGTTGATGATGGTTGGCAATCTGTAGTTAAAGGAATATTAGCAGATAAACCTTCTAAGATTCGTGGAGACCGTGTTGATCTTCTTATATATGATGAAGCTGGATCTTGGAATGATTTAACTACAGCAGTTGTACAAGGTAGAGCACTCTGTGAGGTCTAGGGAATTATTAGAGGTGTTCAAGTGTTTGGTGGGACAGGTGGTGATGTTGGTGCCGCCCTTGAAGGTTTAAAGAAAATATATTATAATCCTAAAAGTTATAAAGTACTTCCATTTAGACATTCTTGGACACAAGATGGTGCTGTTGCAGAAACAGGTTTCTTCATTCCTTATTTCTTACAATCTCTTAATCCTAAATATATGGATAATAGAGGTGTATGTAACTAGGCTGAATATAAAAAGGTTCTAACTAAAGAAAGAAATGAACTTCTTTCTATTCCTGATGATTACGTAAAACACTGTGCAGAGTATTGTTGGAATGCAGAAGAAGCATTTACTCTTGAAGGTTAGAATAAATTTAATAAAACTATTATAGCTAATTAGTTGGCTAATATAAGACTTCATAAAATAGGTCCAAAGCCACAAGTGGGACTGTTAGATTATACTTATAAAACTGGTAAACATTCTCTAGACAATATAGATGGTTTTAGATGGATTCCTGGAGCTGGTAAAGTTCAAATACTTGAACATCCCGTATGGTCTCCTTTATATCAAGAACAAATTGATAAACAGAAGAAAGAAGCAGAAGAGCAAGGTATTGAATTTAATCCTTAGACATATCAAGAGATGAATGACTTGTATGTTGCAGGTATTGATGGTATTGATATAGGTGCTAATTAGACTTCTAAAGAAACTAGAGATCCATCTGATTTTTGTATAGTTATTAAAAAGAGAGCATTTGGTTTAAATGAACCTTAGTATGTAGCTATGTATAAAGATAGACCAGCTAATATTAGAGAAGCTTATAAAATAGCTATGTGTATGTGTCGTTACTATAATTGTAAGATAAATATAGAAGCTACACGTATGGGTATGGTCACTTGGGCTAGAGAAAATAAATGTCTTTAGTACTTTATGAAGAGACCAAGAGCTACTCTTACTGATATTAAATATGGAACTACTAAATAGTATGGTACCCCTGCTACTAAAGCTATAATCGAACAGCAAACGGACCTTATAGCTGACTTTGTTGAAGACTATGGACATACTATATGGTTTGAAGAAATGTTAGAATAGTTAAATAACTATAATGACGAAAATAAAACGAAATTTGATATTATTGCCAGTCTAGGTATGGTTGAGCTTGCCGACCAAGAACTTTCAGGAAGATAGCCAACTACAGTAGAAAGAGAAGTAGAAGACTTTCAAGATATAGGATATTATTTTGATGAAAAAGGCTATAGACATTTTGGAGCTATACCTAGAAAATAGACTCAATCTGTAACTATTAATTAGGAAAAACAAGATGACCCATACAGAATTGAAACAAGTGATCCGAGATTACTATAGAACACAGTTTTAGGTAGATTTTATAGGAGATATTCAGATTACTAATTTAGACCCAGTAGGATATAAAGTTGCTTTAAATTTAAATCATGCTGAGAATCCAGTAGTCTATATAGCAGATTTACCAGATGAAGAATTTGTACCATATATAAAGGAGGAACTAAGAAGAAGTAAATTACATGAAGTAAAATTCTTTAAAGCTATAAAAATACAACCTCCTAAACCAACTTTATGTTATGACAGAGAACGAATTAATAGATAAAACTAATGAAATAATCTCTGAATTAGTAGTTAATAAAACTAAATTATAGAAAGCATTTAACTATTATAATGGTAAAAGAGATAAAGAATAGTTTAGATATTTAGAAGAAAATTGTGGTATAGGTAGTCCGACTTCTGTAAACTTTACTCCTTTATTAAAGAAGCATGTAGATGCTTTAGTAGGAGAATTTTTAGGAACACCTATACTTCCAAAAGTATCTTGTAAAGATAGTAGAACTATATCTAATATAGGTAGGGAAAAACAGATTGAGCTTACTGCTAAAGTAACTACCTTTTTAAAGACACATTTAAATAATTCCTTATTAAGACTTATAGGAGGTAAAGATATTGTAGATAAGTCTATTAAATAGTAGTTAGATAAAGTTATAGACGAACTTGATTAGTCCTTTACTTCTTAGTATGAAATAGCTGCTCAGAATATACTTTAGTATATAATGCAATCTACTGAGACAGATTTTATAACCAAACTTAGGCAACTATTTATAGACTTATTAGTCACGGGATATTGTTATTTTAGAATTAAACCTTCTTTAAGTAAAACTAATATAGAAATAGAAGTACTTAATCCTTTAAATACCTTTGTTGATAAGAATCCAGAATCTCCTTATGTTAAAAATTCTAATAGAAGTGTAGTTAGACAATGGCTTACCAAAAGTTAGATAATAGCTAAATATGGTAAGGAATTATCTAAAGAAGATATTTAGAAAATGAAGGAAGATTGGACAGATGATAGTATAGCTAGATATAGAAGAGCTTATGGTCCAGTTGTTTCTATTGATGAAGATAGAGAAGATGATGAGGATATTGATTTATTGCCAGGTTATCCCGATGATGATTCACATAAGTATAATTATATTCCTGTTTATGATGTGGAATGGATAGAAACTGATTCTAACTATGTAATGCAGCGGTATAATTGTATTAGAATAGGTGAAGAGTTCTATATACTAAGAGGGTAGGATAATAATGTTATAAGATGCTAGGATAATCCTAATTATTGTACTCTTACTGTAAATGGTGTTTATTTTCTTAATAGAGCACGCCAGCCTTATAGTCTCATACTAAAGTGTGCCCACCTTCAGGACTAGTATGATGTACTCAATTACTATAGAGATGCTATCCTTGCAAATAGTGGTGTGAAAGGAAGTATTATTGACATTTCTATGATACCTACATTCTTAGGATCTGAATATGCAGCCAGAATACAAAAATGGATTGCATATAAGAAGCAAGGAACTATGCTTATAGATACTGCATAGGAAGGTAGAAATGAAAATGGTAATGCCCCTTTAAATACTATATTTAATGGATATGATGAATCTCTACCTGCACAAGTAATACAGGCTATTGATTTAACTATTTAGTCTATTGAAAATACAGTATCTTCTATTACTGGAGTATTTAGGGAAAGACTTAATGGTATTGAACAACACGATGCAGTAACTAATATTAAATAGGGAGTAACTAATTCCTTTACTATAACTAAGCCTATTTTTCAACAGATGGATTTAGTAGTTAATTAGTTATTAACAGATTGTCTTAATGAAGCTAAGATAGTATTTAAAAAGGGGATTACAGGAACTCTTATATTAGGTGAAAAGTATCAAAAGATATTTACAGCACTTCCTGAACACTATACTTTAACAGACTATGATATTCACATCATATCTAGTACTGATATTATGCAGGATATGTAGACTATTAAATCTACACTTCCTGATTTAATTAAGTCTGGTTTAGTTAGTGCTGATATTATATTTGAAGCCCTCACTGCTAAGAGCCTCACTGACCTTAAATACAAAGTTCAAAAAGCTATCTAGAAATAGAAAGAAGAAAATAATTAGATACAATAGTTATAGTCTAAACTAGAAGAAACTAGTTAGTAGTTACAATAGGCTCAATAGGAATTACAAAAAGCTCAATAGAAGATTCAATAGCTAAATGAGCAAAAGATGCAATTAGATTAGTCTAAGATATAGCTAGAATATCAAGTTAATTGGTTTAAAGCTCAAACCGATAGAACTTATAGAACTAGACAATTAGATATAGAGGATGAAAGAACTAAGATTGAGTTAGCTTAGTTAAATGATGGCAATCCTTATAATGATAAAATTAGACAGGTATAATGGCAACACAATTATATGATTCAGGTAATCAAGCTATTTATCCTAAAACAACAGCAGATGCAGTATCAGTAAATACCGAGAAATCTGAAATAAATAATGTACAATTAGCTATTTCAGATATTTATTAGACAATGGCAGGATTAAATGGTGATTCTGCTGCTGTAACTCATTTACAATTTGAAGTGTCTTATTTAGTATCTAATATTTCAGACCCTGAATAGATTAAAAATGAAGAATAGTGGAGTAGAACTTTCCAGTTACCAACTACAAATAAACCTTATGCTTGGAAACGCACTACTATTGGATACACAGGAATAGCCGAAGCTGATAAAAAGATTGTATATGAGATAGTAACAGCAGATATTGCTGAAATTAACTAGTCATTATATATAGCAGTTAATAGTGACACTGAACCTAAAATTTATTATCCAAAAGCTTACAATCAAGACAATTCTGAGTATGATGATACTTAGGCTTCTATAAATAATATTATTGCTGAAACTAAAAAACAAACAGGTAATACATGGAGTGATTCTCCAGTTAGTATTAGTTAGTCAGCACCATATGGTTTTGTAGCCACTAGGGTCAGGAAAGAAGGTATTTGGGGTTAGTTTGTAATAGGTCTTAATTCTAAATGGTCTTATGATAGTAGATTAATAGTTAGATATACTTATACAACATCGAATTCTTCCCCTTCTATAGATAGAACTAAAGATAATCCTGGAGATATTTGGAAAGAACAAGTTACTGGCACTGGTTATCTATGGATGATTACTGCTACTAGAGTAAGTACTAATTATGCTAAGGATGATTCAAGTAATATTTGGAGTGAACCACAATTAATATCAGTAATTTAGTAATGGAATTTAATATTGATATTTGTAATACTATTTAGGGAGGTATAACTATATTAGATTTATCTAAAGAATATAATTAGTATCTCCCTGAAAATAGTATTGATTCTAGTGTTTATGAAGATACTTTACTATTTAAATATAGTGATACAGTTACTGTTAATTCTTTATTACAAGTAACTACTGAGAGTATTAAATATGTAGATGCCTTAATACATGAACACATTAAATTAGACAATGGTATTTTCAAAGATGATTCGTGTACTTTCAATATCTTAGAAGATGGTTATTATACGATTGACCATTTTATATTTCCAAATATTAATTGGTATAATTGGTATAAAACGAAAGCTTCTGAGGAATATAAATAGAAAGTAAACAGAATATATATAGTAGATGGAGGAGTCATTAAAAAAGAAATAGATGGAGAATTAGTAGAAACTACTTTAAAAGAAGTACTTGAAATGAATCTTGAGGGTACTCCTATTTAGAAAGAAAAAATAGATACTTTCTATACAGGTAATCTTTAGTAGTGTTATATTAATTATTGCAAAAGAATATTTGACCATTTACTTAATAAGTGTAGAGTATCTACATATAACGATGATTTATATGCAAGAGACTTTATCTGGATGACCCTTAACATTATAGATTATTTAATAGAATTTGGATAGTTCATGGATGCTTAGAGAATCATTGAAGAGTTTAATACTTGTGGAGGATTCTGTACTGGAAATCCTGAACATATAAAATCTCATGGTTGTGGATGTTCTAAAGCATAAAGCAATAAGACTATATAGGGACTTATTAAAACGTGCTTAGTATGGTTATAGAGATGACTATACAGATTTAATGAATATAATATGTTTTATAAGTCTTCCAGAGAGGTTAGATAATAATGAGTTTATTAAACAAAGACTTTTAAATTAGAATGATACACTCTATTTACAATTAGGTAGGGAAGGTCAATTTAGCACCATGTTCTAAAGACCGTCCTATTATAAATGTACCTTTATTTAAAATTAACTATTTAAATGAGTTCTAGACTTAGTTAGAGAAAGAATAGGCGAGACAGAATTTGGGTATAAAAATAACAGGAGATTATATCTATCCAAATAAAGAAAATCCAGCAGATAACATTAATGATATTGCTAATGTTAATGATGCTTTAGACTTTTTAATTACTATAGCTAAATCTTATCAAGATAAAGATATAGAACATTAGGTTGAGCAAGTGGTTAAAGATGTTAAGACAATTAACGACATAATTAACGATGAAACTTCTGGCATTGAAGCTATTAATGAGTATATCAAGATTATTAATGAATCTATTACTACTATTAATGATACCCTAGCTAATTTAAATGTTGATTCTCAAGTTAGATAGTGGATTATTGACCATACTGGTTCTGTAGGGTTAAATGATAAAGACAAACTAGGATTTGCTATATCCAAAGATGAAGGTAATGCTATAGATGAAAGAGAAGATGGGCTCTATGTAGAGAGTTCTGATGCAGCTGTTTATAAGACAGATTTAGCAGATTCCACTACTTCTAAGTATTAGGTAGGAGGTATTCCAGCAGGAACTACAGTAGAACAACTTAAAGGTAAAGCATTCTCTTCTATAATTAATGACATGCTATTTCCTTCTTATACTAGAGACCTTATTCAACCTAAACTTATTTCTTTATTAACTAATTAGTTAGTAGAAATGAATACCGTAGTTCTCTAGTTAAATCCTCAATTTATTTAGGGAGATGCTGGTAATTTAATTAATCTTACTTAGTCTATTACTTATAATGGTGAAGAATTTACAGATTCTATTTATAATTAGTTAGGACAATATAATTACAAAGCAGAAGCATCTTATGAAGCTGGAGAATATCTAACTAATGATAGAGGAGAAGTAACTAAATAGAGAATAGAAGCAGGAATTATAGGATTATTAGTTAATATTACAGCCACTTATCCTTGGTATTATGATAATACTAAAGGTAAATTAGTAGAGTATGGAACTCAATCTCCTGTATTAGATATTACTCTAACTGGTAAGGCAACTATTAAATTACCTGGTATAAATTCTACTATTGATTCATTTAAAGTTGATGGAGGACTTGGATATTTAGATGTAAATATGGATGGATGGGATAAATCTACAGAAGAGATTAATGGATATACTTATTCAGTATGGACTAAATAGGATGAGTATGTATCTAGTTTACCACATAAAATACAATTTACATTAAAATGAAATATACAGGTGATTCTCTATTAGGAGTTTCTTTTGAAGTATAGACTCCTAAACCATTAGATAATAGATTAGTAGTAAATATTAAATCAGACTTATATAGCATATAGCCCAATACTGCTTATGAAGGAATGTTAGTAACCTGTATAGCAGATGGCTTTACATATATGTTAAAAGATAAGTCAAATATAAGTAATCAAGATGGATGGCAATCTGTAGCTATTTAGATAAAGAGCTGTACTAAATAGGAATTTGATACTTGGAAAGAAAATACTAATGATGATTATTCTCCTAAAGATGATAAACTACCTTATTTAATTAAAGATGTATATTATTATATCTATGAGGATAGTATATCTGAGACAGGAGAGTTTTATGTAACTCAGGATTAGTTTAACTAGCTAAATACTTTATTAGGTTTAAAAGCAGATGTTTCAGCCCTTAATACATTTAAATAGGAAGTAAATAACTAGTTTACAAATTTAACTACTTAGTATGTACCTCTCTCATTTTTAGCAGGAACAGGTGAAGGTACACTTTCGGCAATACTAAATAGTTATTATACTAAAATAGAAGCCGATAATAAGTTTTTAACTAAAGATGATTTTGGTGGAGATACTGATTTATCATTTGTTAAAACTAGTTAGTATGATACTGATATAAAATCTATTAATACAGAATTAATTAAGAAGATTGAAACTAATTCCGATGCTTCTTTAAATAGTCTTAAAACTGTAAAAATTAATTTAAATGGTTAGGAAGTAACTGTTCAACCTGAAGGTCTTTATCTAGGTAGTAAAAGGTTAGCCAAAGTTGAAGAAGTTCCCGATTGGATTTGTATACCACATGATGAGTATCTCTAGATGGTTGCCAATGGTAAATTAGAAGAAGGTAAATATTATTTAACTTATGGTGATGATATTGATGATTCTGGTTATATAACTATGACTAATCTAGAAGAAAAGTATTTATCTGTAAGAGACGGTAAACAGTTCTTAATTGATTAGATTAATAATAAAATATCTAGTTATGTAAAAGTAGAAGATGGAGTCTTAGTTATCTCTTAACAAGACATCTTACAAACTAGCTATAATCGCATTAAAATATGTTCCATTTATTACTGCTAGTATAATGTATATTCATGTTATTTTAGTGCTCTTTGCTAAACCTTTATTTATAGCTGAAATGTTTGCAGGATGTTCTATATTACCTGCTGTAATAATGTATTTAATAGCACATGTATTAAGGTTTTGCTGGATACATAAAAGCTTAATAGTTTATACAGCATTAATAGATGGATGTATTACTTATAATAGATATTTTGAATTTAATAGTATGGAAATACATGCATGGGGAGCTTTTGTAGTTGGAACCTTTCTAGTATTCTATACCATAATATTTAAATTTTTATGGAAGAAATTGCTTGGGTAAGTGGAAGATATAGACCCCTAGTTAAGGGAGCTTTTCTAAATACCCTACGAGAATTAAAAACATTAATAAAGGAAATATCAAGAATTAATGTCTATGTATCTGAAGATACTATCAGAGTTATTGATAGATATGGTAAGGAGTCAATAATAGACATAGCTATGTAGTCAGAAGTAGTTAATTTAACTGTTACCTCTGATGAACCATCAGTTAAAGTCTCTGGGCTTAAATTAAGTGTCTATATTAATGGCGGAAAAACTCCTATATATTATACGACTGATAGTGATGGTAAAGTAATATTTTTAGTACCTAGAGGTAGTTATTATTAGATAGAATTTCCAGAATATGCTAAAGCTTAGCCTATAACTCCAATTGGTTATACTGCAATATTAAGTAGCAGAGATATAGATGTTAAATATTTACCTTATGATGAAGCTACTAGTGAAAAGGTAATAGTTAAGGTTAATAAGGTAAAAGATGGCACTAAAACAGCATGGGAAGATAAAGAAGTAAAGGTAACTGTTGATAAAAAGACCACTTCTTATAAAACAAACGAATCTGGAGAATATATAATTTGGATTCCTCTGGGGAAAGAATATACTATATAGGTAGATAATTCAGATGGATACTATGTAGATTTTAGTAGAAATAAGAGAACATTTACTGCAAAAGTTGTATAGAGACAGGTGGTATATAATGCAGGAATTTATCTTACAGGAATATTTCTTTTAAATAATTAGGGAGAACAATACAATATAGAGGATTGGAAGAAATTAGGATATACTGGTGATGATGTAATAGGTATTAGAATAAGTACAAACATATTAATGGCTAATAATTCAACTTATGTAATACCTATGAAAGTATTATTGGAACATAAGTCAGTAAATTATCAATGGTGTAATTAGAATGTATTATTTGAATCTATATCTAGTAATGGTAATAATACTTCTGACCCTTATTATTATAATGGAGAAGGTGCTAATGAATTAATAAGAGACGAAGCACAATAGAGAGCTTTACTAGTACCTGCATTCACTTATGCTTATAGTTAGATATTTGAAATTAATGGGGAGTAGTATCATGGTTATATTGGTTCTATAGCTCAATGGTCGGCTTGTATAAATAATATGGTTTATATAAGAGATAATATTATAACTGAACTATGGGATGCTAATACTGCTTCTACTATCTATAATTGGATTTGTAATAGTTGGAAGTGGACTAGTTGCTAGAATAATACCGCCTACGCTTGGGGCTACGGCACTGGCACGGGCAACTACGGCAAGGGCTACGGCTACCTAGTAGTTCCGTTTTGCGCTTCTTAATCTCATTCAGCCCTTTCCCTCTTTCCAAGTCCGCAAGACTGTGGAAAGGGCTGATATTTTTATTAATTTATAGTAATTCTATATTAACTTTTGTTTTAGATTATTAATTATTTTAGATTAAACTTTTAACTTAGACAATCCCATAATGGCACTAACTAAAGACCTCTAGATTTATAAAGATAATTATGATTTATGTAAATTATTTTTATAGTATAATAAGTAGGTAAGTAAACTTCTCAGATATGGTCAATATCAAATTATGATTGATAAATCATTTAACTGTTTAGATTTATTAAGAAGAATAAATAGTGATTTTAAAACTAGAGAGTATTACTTAGAGTAGTATTTGTTGTTACTAGACGATATTTATAATCGTGTTAGTTTGTTCGTGGAGACTGGTTATATAGAGGTAAAGAAAGGTACTAATATGATTCATTTAGTATCTGGATTATAGAAGTAGGCTACGGGTTGGAAAAGTTTTTCACGCAAACGCCAGAATTGTAGAGGCAACGCCAATACAAGTGAGCAGTCATTATCTAAATGACAAGGGATACTTTCACTAAATCTTATCCTGAAATAAGACGTGAACAAATCTCATCAAAGATTAAAGTGTCAGAAACCGCCAACGCTTGGAACTACAACACTAACACGAACAACAACAACAAGAACAACAACTAACTAGTAGTTCCGTTTTACGATTGTCAATTAATGACTTTAAAAATGCGTGAATGGATAATGATAGAATAGGTTTATCAAGCTTATGATGATTGTTGCAAACGTAAGAAATCTACTTACGGATATGTAAAATATCATTAGAACTATATAATGAATAATTTATAGTTATACAAAGATTTAAATAGTATGTAGTATAAAATAGGTATGAATAGAACATTCTGTGTTACTAGACCTAAATTAAGAGAAGTATTTTGTGCTACTTTCAGAGACCGTATAGTACATCATTTATTAGCCAATAAATTTATTGACATAATAGAGTCCGAACTTACTGATTCAGCTTTTGCTTGTCGTAAGGGTAAAGGAACACATTATGGTATTAAATATATAGAAACTGCTATTAAAAGAGTAAGTGATAATTATACTAAAGAAGCTTGGATATTAAAATGTGATTTATAGGGATTCTTTATGAGTATAGACAGAAACTTATTATTTAATATTATAAATGATGTAATTAGAAAGAAATATCATGGTGGAGATATTGAAAACTGGTTATGGCTCTGGAAAACTATAATTATGAATGCTCCTGAAAAAAATTGTAAAAGGGTAGGTAATTTAGACTTATGGAAAAATTTACCAGCAAATAAATCTCTATTTACCAGTAATGGCAAAGGATTACCTATAGGCAATTTGTCTAGTTAGATATTAGCTAATTTACTATTATCTAGATTAGATAATTTTATATTAAGTAAAATAGGTAATGGAGGTTATGGTAGATATGTAGATGACTTTATTCTAATACATAATAATAAAGAATATCTTAAATAGTTAATTCCTTAGATTAAATCTTTCTTAAAAGATAAACTAGGACTTACTTTACATCCTAAAAAGATATATTTATAGAATGTATAGAAAGGAGTATCATTTATAGGAGCTTATATTAAGCCTAATAGAATATATGTGAATCACAGAATTATAAATAATTGTAAAGAAACATTTAAAGAATATGAGAATGCTGACCATTTTGTTTAGTAGATAAATAGTTATTTTGGTATGTTAAAACACTATAATACTAAAAAGATGCGATGGGAACTCTGGAAAGAAATGCCTAAGAAAGGTATATACTGTGTTAATCTAAATAAAATAAAGAAATTAAATGATTAATTTTTGTTATACAAATATTCCTATAAATTTATATAAAGAGAAAGTAGATATGGGATTTACTTCTGTATTACACTTCGACCCTATTAAATAGGAAGGTGATACCTATTTATGTGTTGAGTGTACCATACCTAATGATCTTTTAGATTAGGCAGAGACTCTTTATAATGAATGGAAAACTAAATAGGAATAGTTAAAACTTAACTATGTTAAGAATGAAAAAATAAAAGAGATTGAAGAATATGATACTAGCACTAAGGTTAATGGTTTTTAGTTAAATGGAGTTACTGTATGGCTAGATAAAGCCACTAGAGTAGGTCTTATGAATAGTACTACCATAGCTAAAAATATGGGTAATGAGAATACAACTCTTTGGTTAGGTGATATTAGAATAGAAGTTAATTGTGATAAAGCTATTCAACTTCTATCAGCCCTAGAAATGTATGCTCTTCAATGTTTTAATGTGACAGCTGCACATAAAAAGACCATAAGCGAATTAACTAATATCAAAGAAGTAGAAGATTTTGATATAACAGTAGATTATCCAGATTAGTTAGTAATGTCAATCTAATGCTTTGGTTAGGAATAATTTCAGCTATAGTATTAATATCTTATCTATGTATAACTATATATAAGTTTGGATTACCAAATATGATTAGTGATACATATTATTAGTTAAAAGAAAAAGGATGGATATTTTCTAGTGTAATGCTATTTATAGCATTATCTATGTTAATAGCTATACTAGATACTAACTAGGGAATACAATGTCTGGCTTTTTTAGGATGCGCGGGACTTGCATTTGTAGGATGTGCTCCTAATTATATAGTCGATTATAGAATACATAAGACAGCAGCTATAATAGCTAGTATAGGATGTGTAGGATGGAGTTGTTCTATTAATTATTGTATAACTTTGATTATATCTATAATATATTTAATGTATTTATTATCAATTAGGGAACCTCTCAAAGTTAAGGAACAGTATAAACACTTAATTTCTAAATCTCATCCTTGGTATTTTTTAGAATTAGCTGGATTTTTAGACACTTATATAACATATTTTTCAATATGCTACATTTAATTAAAATAAATAAGAGAGATATTTATGGGCTAATAGGCTGGTTTATAGTTAGTACAGTTATCAGCATATTAGCTTTACCTGTTATGATAGGCAGAGAAATTTATTAGTGGAAACATTATAATTTATCTGCTTTAGAATGGGAAGATATAATTAGATATTCAATAGTAATCTTATTAGGTTCTATAATTAATTACTAGTTAATACAATGGCTGATACAATAAATGACAATATAATTAATAAAGCTAAGATAAAAGATATAGATTATGAAATAGGGGCTAAATATGATTCTTCTGGTAATGAAATAGAAACTACTTATCTAAAAAAAGAAACAGTAGATAATACTGTAACTGCTTGTGAAACTTCCACTTAGGCAGCTACTGAAGCTACTGCAAAAGCTATTACTGCTACTAATGATGCTATAACTGCTACTGGAAATGCTGAAAACGTAAATGCAGTTTTAGAAGGTAATGTACTTACAATTACAAACCGTTATGGGGTAAGAGAATCTATTAATCTTACGGATTCTGATGAACATATTACCATAAATCTCACAACTACTGTAGAAGATGCTAGTATGAAGGGATTAATTATTAATGTATTTATTAATAATGGTACTGATGTTTTATAGTATATATCAGATGATAATGGACAAGTAGAATTTACTGTTCCTAAAGGAGCTACTTATAAAGTAGTATTTCCCTATGTAAAAAATTGTAATATACCTAATCCTGTATAGCATATAGCTAGTGTTGGTAATAGAATTATTGATATTTCTTATGATCTTTCAGTATATAAGTATGAATAGGTTATTGTTAATACTAAATAGGAAAATGAAGATGGTAGTGTTATAGCTATTATTAATAAAGAAATTACAGTAACTATTAATAAAGAAGATACTATATATAATACTGATGAAGAAGGTAATGTTACTTTCAATGTACCTATTGGAACTACTTATAAAGTAAGTACAGAAACAGCTGAGGGAACTTTTGAAGCACATGGTCGTGATACATTTACTAGAGTTGCTTCTGCAACATCTTTTCATATATCTTTTTATTTTCAATATTATCAAAGTGGTATATGGTTAGTAGATAATCAAAATAAAATATATACATTTGACGAGTGGGAAGAAAGTGGTAATGATTCTTCAACTTTAGCATTTATTAAATTAACTTCTAAAGAAACACAATAGTATCAAGGTGATATATATATTTCATTTGAAACTATATATAATTGGGGACAATATGGTTCTATGCAATGGTGTAATCAAAATGTATAGTTTAATAATATGCCTTTAAATGGTATGGATAAAAATAATAGTTTATGGGGAACATTTGCTTATAATGGATTATTAGCTACCTAGACAATTATAGCAGAAGCCACAGAACGCAGTTTATCTGTACCAGCAGCTACTAAATGTTACAGTTATACAGTAGAAAATGGCAATAAAACATATTAGGGGTATTTACCTACAGTATATCAATGGATATTATTTATTAATAATGTAGATAGTATAATAATGGCAGCTTAGTATAAATATCCAGAAATAGTATCTACTGTAAACACTTTTAAAGGAAATAAATGGAGTTCTACACAGCAAAGTACCGCCAGCGCTTGTTACTACAACACTGGCACGAGCTACTTCAGCAAGAGCTACGGCTACCTAGTAGTTCCGTTTTACGCTCCCCTCTTACCCTCTTGACCCATTCATCTCTTTGCTTTCGAGCAAGGATGTTGCAAGGAGCGGAGCGAACGTAGCATTGAATGGGTCAATCTATTGTTATTGAATTAATGAATTTATAACATGAAAATAAATTTTATAAAAACATTTATATCTAATGACGATTTTTCTGAAAAAGAAATATTAGGTAATAAAGTTATAATGAGATTTGATGCAGTTAAAGAAGAAGATGGTTATTATTGTGTAGAATGTTCTATTAATAAAGAAGATTTTAATGAAACTTTAATAACTAAATCTTATAATGAGTGGAAGAGTAAACTTGCTTCACATTAGCTATTTCAAGCTAAAAATGCTAAAATAGCTGAAATTGATTTCTATGACCAATCTTCAGCAGTGAATGGATTTAAACTTAATAATTCTTAGGTGTGGCTTGATAAGGCTACTCGTGTAGGCTTGATGAACTCTACTAAAATAGAAAAAGATTTAGGAAATGAAACAACAGATTTATGGTTAGGTGAATTACATCTTACTTTAAATTGTGATTTGGTAATTAATATATTAAGACAATTAGAATCTTATGCTTTAAAATGTTTTAATATAACTGCTCAACATAAGAAAGAAGTAAATGCTTTAACTACTATAGAAGAAGTAACTACTTACAATATAACTAAAGATTATCCTGAACAATTAACTATAAATATCTAATGATATACTACAATGGTAAGTTAATTTCAGAAGTTAATGAGACTCTTCTTAAACTAATTAATAATGTTAATTAGATTACAGATAGGGCTATTGGAGCTATTTATAAAGGTTCACAATTAGTATTCTTAACTGTATCTAATGCTATTAAGAGCTGTTTTGGAAGTGGTACATGGATAAAAGATAAACCATGGTTAGATGATGATTTATGGAGAAACAATTAATTATTTAATTTGAAAATTAAATGGCAGTTTTTACAAACTTAGAAAATAGGATACCAGATGTAAATACTGAATGGAACGGTAAATCAGGAGAACAAGTAGAAGATTACATTTCTAGAAATTTAGTAGGAGGCATGGAGTATAAAGATAGTATTCTTACTATTTATGGAAATGAAACTAATGAAGAAGGAAATAAAAATGTATTGGCTAGTACACAAGTAACTGTTGAAACTCCTGTATATAGTCAAGGAATATTAGCATTAGCAGTACGAGTTAATGGTACTATTTATAAGACAGGTACTGTCACTATGCAATATAATTCTAATGCTAAAGTAGAATTAGCAGTAGCTACTTACTATATATCTAGTACTCCTACAGCAGGTGATGTTGATTCTACTCTTCCTGTAAAGATTAAAATTAGTTATGGTAGCAAGACCAAAACTACTTCAGTAAATCCTTTTAAGAAAGAATTATTTACTATAGATGGTGATACTCCTACTAGAATAGATATAAATGAATCAGATTATAAATGGACTGATATTACTGAATTATTTAAAGATTCGGCAACTGGTTAGGTTTCTATATCTCTTGTTGATTACAAGAAATCAAGTACATTACCAGTAACTATTACTAACTAGGTAATTACTCTTAATTATGTAGGTAATATTGTAACAGATACAGCTTAGTTCTAGTTAAAGGGCGGTAATTCTACTGATTATTATCTGGAAGGATGGATTAATGGAAGTTCTAAATTTACAACAGCCAGTGGGACATTATCTAAATCAGATTTGAATCCCGGACTTAATCAGTTTGCAATAAGGGCAGTTTATAATACAAATAAAGAGATAGCTACTGATTATATTTATGTGGATGTTATTAATCCTAGCACAACTGATACTGTAGTAGCTATTAATAATACGAGCACTAATGTAAATAACCATGATACTGTAGAATTATATAAATTAACTATATATAGTCCTAATAAAGAATCTGTAGAAGTTAAAACCTATTTAGATGATACTTCTGGAGATCCTAAGACTTTATTAGCTACAATAGCAATAACTAGTTAGGATTATAATTCTAATAATATTTATGAAACTCAATACTCTAAGTATATTGAAATAAATAAGAATAATGGAGAGAAATATTTGAAAGTTCAATATAATGGAACTTATTTATTCTATTTAGCTAATGGTACTACAATATATCCTGATACTTATAGAAATATAACTGTATCCGAGGTTGTATCTGATTATTTATATACTTAGGAAATTACACCATCTATTAATTACGACCAAATAACAGGTATGGCTACCACATTATTTAATGATTGTCCTAATTATTGGAAATCAGAGAATGGTAGAACTATTTACTCTGTTGAAGCTCTTAGTGGGGAAGTATTTAAAAATGCTGTAAGTCTTAATCTGGCTAATGATTTTACATTAGAGTTTGGATTTAAATCCTATAATATTAGTAATGAAGAGGGAGCTGATTCTGCTGTAATTACATTTGGTAATATGCAAATTAGACCAACAATGGTTTGTTGGAATACTACAGCTGCTGATACATTCAATGCAAGATTTGCTTAGTTTAATGAAGAGGTTGATACACATATAATTATTACAGTATAGAGCAATTATATACTAAATAAATCAGATGTTTACTACCCTGATTATTTTGTAACAGATACTCAATAGAAGACATTTGATAATACCATTCAATCTTACAATTTGGCTAGAATTTATGTAAATGGAGTTATAGCTAGAGAGATTAAATTAAGTGATAGTGAAGTATAGGGATTTAAGAATGCAGTACTTCAAATAAATCCACAATCTTCTGATATTGATTTATATTTACTTAGAGTATATAATTCAACTGCATTGGACTTTGATTAGGTTCAAAGAAATTATATCTCATTCTTACCAACTAGATAGGAGAAAGATACTTTCTACGATAATAATGATATAATAGGAACTAATGGAGCTATTTCATTTACTAAAGCTCTTGGTAAATATAATACTCTTGTTTATGTATTTCCTAAAGGAGGTGTACTTCCAAATCGCTCCTGGCAAAATTAGGATAATACATCAGGTGATTAGGATGGTGTCGCAAAGAATCTTCCATGTACTTTATTCCTTAATTATAAAGATGAGGAAATAAATAAAGTTTATGGTGGTAGAATAACTAATGGTTTAGTTAAAGGTCAGGGTTCTTCTGCTATGCGTTATCTTATCTGGAATACCACTTTTTAGTTAAAGAAAATTAAGAAAGACGGTAATACATTAGCTAGTATATTTACTCCTTATTCTAACCTTGATGAAGACACTAATAGATTTAATGCTGTTAGAACTGATGAATTAAAGAATGCTTATCATATGCCTCCTTATAATGGTCAATAGGATTCTACGGAGAAAGACTTAAATATAACTAAGCTAGTTGGTAAAATTAACTTTGCTTCTTCTATGGAGTCACATAAGGAAGGTGCTTGTAAATTGTATAATGATGCTTTTAAAGCTAATCATACATTAATTAATGGTGGTAGAAAAGCAGTGCATGAAGAATCTTTCTTATATTTCTATTTAATTACAGATTTAGATACTGTAGATTAGATAGAATTATCAGACCTTATTGATAATGATGAAGTAAAATTTATGGGATTCTAGACTTTTGGTTCTGCTAAAGGTGATAAAGCTACTTCTGGTTATGATGATAAATTAACACCTGAGTATATAATGCTTGAGGGTGGTGAAAATGTAGACCCAGTAGTTAGATTTTTACGTCCTTGGATGTCACTTCAAAGAAAGACAGTTGTAGGAAGTTCTGTAGGATTAGCTAGTTTTCCTACTATAACTAAACAGGGGTCAATAGAAGATTCTTCTAAGAATCTCTATGTTATGGATGAGTCCATTACCTATGATGGTAAAAATGGAGCTTGGGATGTTGATTTTGGTCTTAATGATGATGCTACTGATTTTACAGATTCAGCTAAAATCTCTTTAGAGAAGTTTAGAGCATTTTACGACTTTGTATATAAGTATAATTATAATTTAACTATTTCCAATGTAACTACTACTGATTCTTGGGGTTCTTCTAATAGATATATACTAGAAACAGCTATAGAATCATTGACAGGTAGTAAGAAAGGTGACATTTATCGTTGGGATGAATATGCTAATACTTGGGTTAAAGCAGGTCTTTATTATGATTCTACTAATGGATGGGAAGCATTAAATATATTTACTGATTTTCCAGAAGTTGTAAATAGTGGCAATAGGTCTAATTTACAAATGGCTATTGATACCTTAAAATCTGCTTTTAAGAAAGGTATTGAGTAGTATGTTGATATTGATGATATTTGTTTTCACCAAGCTCTCATGAAATTACTTTCTGGTACTGATAATAGAGCTAAAAATACTTATTTCTAGATAGTTGGTACTATATATGAAAACAAGGGAACTAAAGAAGACCCTGATTATCAACCTACTGAAAAAGGAGATTATAAAGTAAGATTAATTGGTGATGACCTTGATACTATTATTTAGACAGATAATAACGGTCTTTAGTCTAAGCCTTATAACTTACTTGAACCTTCTTTTGATTGGACTACTAGAGAACAATGGGGAGATTCTGGAATGAATGCTTTTTTCTATATGTTTGACCAACAGTGGGAAACTCCTACATCCTCTGACCCTCGTAGTATTAAAACAGAATTAGCTAAGATTATTTAGTTTGGTTGGGTAAATGGTAATAATTTTGATAACTTCTTCTTTAGTATTTAGAGAAATAAATATCCAGCTATTGCTTATAATCATACTGCTAAGATATGGTATGAAACAGCTTAGTTTATAAAGGATGCTACCGATAAAGGTGCTAATATTATTGGTGGTTATACTAATAATGGTATTGCTCCTATCGAACAAAGTCATGGTTCTAGCCTCGAAGGTGAAGAATTGTTTATGAAGAGACGTAAAGATTTTTTAGCTTCCTATGCACAAGTGGGTATTGATAGTGATTTATATAGCACTTCAAGTTCTGCTGGTGGAGGTAGTATATTACAAGCTAGAGTAGAATTTGAACCTTTTTAGGATTTTTATCCTTGTTATACTTATGCCAAAGGGGACTTTAGATATGTAATTCAGGATAATTCTACCAATAATTATGATGCTATTAAATATTTGGCTAAAAAAGGACAGACTTATACTTCTTTAATTAAAGAAACTAATAGTTCTATTAACTAGGGATTTGTACAAGTTCCTCTTTATAAGAAGTTCAATGTAACAGGTTTAACTAATAATAAAATTGATGCTTCTTTTAATAGAACAACATCTTTTACTATTGATAATAAGAATCTCAAAACATATAAGAGTTTCTTTGAAGATAACTATGAAAAATTCTCATTAGGTAGTTTTAGTGCTAATTTTCCAGTACTTGAAGAACTTACTCTTAATGACATGAATACAATAGAAACTCTTGATTTATCTAATTGTAAGAAATTAACTAAACTCAATCTAAGTAAAACAACTGTTAAGAGAGTTATTCTACCATCTAAGGTTAAAGAATTAGTATTACCTGAAACTATTGAGTCTTTTGAATTATATAATCCTGTAAAATCTATTGAATTTGAAGGACTTGATAATATTCAATCAGTCGATTTATAGAATGTTGGCAATCTCGATGTCAATTAGCTTTTAATTGATATAACTAATAGCGCTAATCTTAAATCAGTAACTCTTAGAGGCATTGACATCAGAGTTACAGAAGAAACATTAAGTAAATTATTAGTTACAGATTTTAAAACTTCTGGTTCTATTACTGTTATTGATAATTCTAACTAGTTAGCTGAAATTAGTTTTAATACTAAAAAATAGTTAGTTGAAACATTTGGTAATATTGATTCAGATGACAATAAACCTAAAGTAAATTATAAAGCATCGTCTTCTAATGCAACTCTTATTTATGAATAGGAAGTACAAGCATTCGAAGTAGGTACTACTTATGACTTATTTAATGTTAGTGTAACTAGTAACTAGGTAGCTATAGTTAGTGACCCTACACCCAGACTTTCTATTACTTATTCTATGCCTTCTAGTTATAATAGATATATTGATTTAGATACAAAAACTGGTAAAATTATTGTGAAAGATAATAGTTATAAATCAGCTATTGAAATTACCATTACAGTTAATTTAATTAGCGGTTCTTCTATAACTAAGAAATCTTCTTTAAGTTTAGCTTGGAAAGCTCCTGAAGTAGGTAATTTTGTTTATTATGATGGTTCTTATACTTCATCTTATAACGAGAATAAAACTCTTATAGGTATGATTTATGCTGTAACAGATGCCACTGATGAAGAACAAGGAACAGCTTATGTAATTGGTAAAGAATATTTCACAGACAATGCTTTATATGTTGGATATGATGGTTACTTAGTTAATATAAGTAGTGAAGTTTCGGTATTAAAGGACTTAGGTTATATAGGTCAATGGTTGAGAGGTAAATCAAAAGTATCTAGTGCTACTTAGAATACACAGGGAGATTATCATTGGATAACAACTGAGCAAGGTAATTATACTAAGAATGTTAGTGATATTGGAACGTCTACTTATACAATTAGTAATAATTGTTTCAAAAATGATTACTTCTCTGGTAAATCTGATATGCAAAATTATATAAATGTAGCTAATTCTATTTTAACAGATGTTGTTTCTTAGGCAGGTTCTAACTCAGTTGTGGGTAAAGCTATAACTAATAATGGTGGTTCTTATAGTATATCTTCATTATCTAATTTAGAAACTATAATTAGTAACTTTTAGATACCTAATGCTACTAATAATACTGGTATTTCTAGTTGTATATTATTCCCGTATTTTTATGCAGCTTACTTATATCAACCTATTGTAAATGATAATGAAACATTAGCAGACTCATTTAAATAGGGAAATTGGTATATACCTTCAATTGATTAGTTATCTAGAATTATCTATTATAGAGGTTACAGTGTAAATACCAATTTTGCTAATTCTGACATTACTAATGCTATAAGTAGTAATATAAATTCTGGAAGTACTGTAGATAAGAAAGCAATATTCTCGAATGCATATAAAGCTATGGGAGCTGGATTACCAGATGCGTGGAGGAATATAGCTAGTAACCAGAATCTAACTAGTACAGTAGGAGATAGTTCTCCAAATAGCTTTACTTATGGTCAAACTAATAATACTAATACTAGTTCTGGAGTTACTCCTATTTATGGTTGGATGTTAGGTAGTTATACTGCAAATACTTGGCTTAATTAGAATTAGACAGCTTATGCAGGATGGAGATTAACTAAGCATAAAGGAGTTCCATTCACTGAATTTAAATTCTCAAAACAATGAATTATAAAGGATTAAGTTTAGAACAGATGTTAGAATAGGAGGAGTTTTTATAGCTCCCCCTGTCTAAATGGTATGAAATAATGAAAGATAAAGATGGAGTTTGTTATGAGTTTACATTAAGTATAATCTTGATAGCTTTACTTAAATACTATGATAAATCTATTAATGTAAATTCATTTTACTATAAAGATAAATAGGAATGGATAGATAAAGATACCAGAATTGGATTAAAGAATCTAATTAATAGTGGTGCTGATTCTGTAACTATTTAGTTAAAAGATTCTATAGTAGATATTAATGCTACTAAGTTAAAAAAATTTCTTAACTAGTTAGAAGTATATGCTGGTAGGTGTTTCTCAGTTACTGCTAAACATCTAGAAGCTATTAAATAGTTAAATACAATAGATGAACTAATTAATTATGATTTTAAGACTGGTTATCCTTTGAAAATTACTTTGGATGAATGATATACGAATTGGGTTAGGAGGAGAAATAACTCCTACCTAGCCCACTTTTGTACCTCCTAAAGAAACATTTATAATAGAGATTCCTGATAAAGTTGAATTTAAAGATGAATCTACAATAAATAGTGGATTTGGGCATGATAATAAAATACATTTTGATTGTCCTAAACCTAAGACTCACATTCATCTATGTAAGGATAACTATTTAAGTGAATTTGAAACTGAAACTGAAAAATAGTTAGCTAGAGACAATTTAGGAGTATATAGTAAATCAGAAGTAAATAATGCTTTAATTGACATATTAAAAAATATAGGTAATAACACTTTTATAACTCGAAAAGAAGTTAATGAAATAGTAGATAACTTAGATTTTGTAAAGTCGATTTTAAAGTCTAATATTAATTATGAAATTCCTGAGACATTATTTAAACTATGACTGATATTAAAAAATTACAATAGAATGGTAAGGAATTTGTTCCTATTACTCTAGCTGAGGCAGTTGTTGTAAATGCAACAAATCTTTAGGGATATAATTAGTTAGGAATAACTACATTAGATAAAGTACTTCAAGCATTAGCTGCTATTGATTATAATCAATAGACTGCAATAACTGAAATAAACAATAAACTTAAATCGTTAAATGTAGGTTTATCTTATCAAATAGTTGATAAGTTACCAACTGCATCTGTTGATTGTTTAGGTACTATTTATTTAGTTAAGGGCAGTGATGTAAACTAGAATAAGTATGCTGAATATATTTGCATATTTAATAATGCAGAGTATTCATGGGAAATGCTTGGTATTGTTAGTACAGATGTAGATTTGTCTGGATATATAACTAAGGATGAGTTTAATTAGTTTACAGCTATAGCATTAACAGCAGAAGATGTAACAGATTCTAAAGGAAATAAAGTTTCTGTAGATTATGAAATTCCAAAAGGTTTATATGATGCATGAAACTAGTTAGGATACAATAGAATGGAAGTCAAGTTGCTCCATAGACTGTAGATAAAGCTGTATTAGTTAGGATTTCTAATAATACAACAACCCTTGATAAAGTATTATTAACTAAAATAGACTTTGTTGAAAATACAGATAAGTCTTTAAATATTAAGTAGGAAGGTACTAAATTAACTATTAATCATTTAACTAGGGTAACTCCTAATAATAAACCTGAAAATCTATTAACTTAGATAGATTAGTCAGGACATATAATTAATTTATAGCGAGTCAAACCTTAGAATATTATAGTTAATGGGGAATAGTATAATTCTTATGATGGTAATACTGAATCTAATATAGAATTTGGGGACGATTTTTAGATAACTAATAAACAAATAAATTTATGCTGGGGAAATGGCATTACTTAATTTTTCTCAAACTTACGCAGGAGTAAAAGATAAACTTTAGAATACTGATTTACTCTTTACTAAAGATGGACACATTGTAACTCACGGAATTGATTATATTCCTTGGGGCAATGGTACAATACCTATTGAAAAATTACCAATAGCTAATAAAGATACTCATAATGAAAATACGTTATGGACTAGTGAAACTATCAATAATTTAATTAGTAATAGTTTCCTAGCTAATGCAGCTATGAGATTTAAAGGCTCTATTGGTAGAAATACCTCTAATTAGTACACTATTAATGGAGTAGTTTCTGCTTTTCCTAAGGGTGATGTAGGAGACACCTATAGAGTTGCTACCGCTGGTAGTTATGAGAGTAATACTTGTGAAGTAGGTGATTTATTAATATGTTATGAATCTGGAACTACTGTCGATGATGATAAATGGACAGTAATTCAAACTAATATTAATGGCTATACTTCTTATAAAGTAAATGGTACTCCTTATTATTTTTATACTACAAATCCAAGTCTTACATTTGATATTTATGCACCTACAGAAAAAGGTACTGCTGGTAATATACTTATTTGGGACGGTACTAATAATAAACCAATATGGGCAGATAAAGATACTGTAGGTATAGGAAAATATTTAAAAGCAGGTAATGGTCTTTAGATAGGAACTGATGCTACAGGATATAATGGAGCTGAGTAGAAAACTATTAACTTAATTGCAGCTACTACTGGTTCCATCGGCGGTGTAATTATAGACAGCGATAACACTGTTTTAAATGGCAAACCTACTTAGGTAGGAGATAATCAAGCTATATTAAACGGAGCTACTATTTCTATATCTGACGGCGGTGTTATTTATCTAACTAAATAGAATATTATAAATGCTTTAGGATATGCTCCAGAAGGTAAAGGTGCGGTAACAGAAAGTTGGCGTCCTATTAAAATAAATAGTGATGCTTTCTTAGATAATAGTGCTACAGGAAATGCTTTAGATTTAGTTAGTACCAATAGTACGATAGTTATAACACCTAGTACAGATAATTCTGGAGTGGTTAGTTTCGATATTAATCTTGGCTATGATGTAACTAAAGATACTGTAACTAACGGTTTAAAAAGAGTTGCAGTATCAGCAGGTAAAGACACTAACTTAGGTAAGCTCTATGTAGAAATACCAGAATATGATATAGTATCTGATTAGATAAATGGTTTAGCTCCTAAAATTATAACTACTGAAACTAGTTAGATAAACCCTAGTTATTATATCTTAGCTAGTTAGAATGGTACTAGTGCCAGTTGGTATTAGTTAGATATTAATGAAATAAATACTTGGAGACCTATTTCTGTAAATAGTAATGATATTGGAAATAAGAAATTCAGTATTATAGAATCTGAAAATATTTATGTAGGAGTAAATCAAGATTCTGCTTCTGATACTTATGAGATAGGTTTTGAATTACAATGGAAAGAATGGTCTGATTAATACAAATAATATATGAATATAATATTTAACCCTCTTAGCAATAAAGCCTTAACTGAAAGTCAGTTAAAAGGTAATGATGATATTATATTTGACCTCTCTGGGAATAATATATTTGCCAAGGGGGTTAAATTTTATGGTACAGATACACATGTAGAAATACTGGATGTTTTAAATTCAAATAGAACAGATGCAGCACTTTCTGCAAATATGGGGCAAGTTCTTAATTTAACTAAAGTCCCATATAATAATACTAGTAAGGAAAATGATTATCCTAGTTAGATTGGTACTATAGTATGTCCTACTAATAAAACAAGACAAGATGATGTTCCTACTAATGATGGAGTATTATTTAAAAGTAACACAGGTAATTTATGTGATTTCTGGATAAGTAGTGATGATAATTATTTATATAAAAGAATAAATTCAGGTAATTGGGAAAAGGTATATGCAGGATATGCTGATAAGGTAGATTGGAATAATATAATTAATGCTCCTACTATTACTGAAGTTAATGCAACATTATGGGGTAATGAATTTACAGGTGTTGAAAATATAAGTAACTCTTTATATTTAGAAGATGGTACTTAGATATTTATAAAAAATACTGAAATTATTGATTACTCTGGAACTATTTTGTATTTAGGTTATGGCACCAAAAATAAAACTGGTAATATTACTAATATATATGCTGGTAATACTCTTAAATTAATTATTGGAGATTCAAATAAAGTAAGTGTAACTAATTCAGCTGTAAATATTAATCCCTATTTATATGCTAATAATACAGCTAATATATCAGGAGGATTATATCTATCTAGTTATAAAATAGGAACCTTAAATAATTCTGTTTAGTATTATACTGACCCGTGGTCTAATTCAGGAGCTGAATTTAGATTTAGTGGTAGTATTGCTGCTAAAAAAGTATACGCTTCAGGAGGATTTTGGCACCCTGATTATGATAGTACTACAGGAGAAACATACTTACTAACTGCTAATGGTGATACCACTACAGTTAGCACTATTAAATAGAGTACTTACATAAGACAAAACAATGATAACAAAAACTTTCCATTAATATTTACGGATGAAGCTAATGATGAATCTAAGTATAATTCTTGGCTACTTAAAAATTATAATAAATTAACTTTCAATCCATTAAGTTCTAATTTAAGTCTTTATGGTGATTATGCTACACTAGATATTGACGGTTATTAGAGTAAAATAAATTTAGGAGCTAATAGCAATAGTTCAACTCTGTATATTGGAGGTATGAAAAATGCTGCTATCAACACTTATTCTAATGGATATAGAGCTTGGATTAGTGGTTCTACATATAGTGGAAGAATTAGTATAGGTAGCTTTGGTGATGCTACCAGTGGAACTGATGGATGTTTATACTTTGTTTATGCTACCACAGAAAACATCAATTCTAGTAATAACGTAGTGTCTAGTAGTATTTATATTAATGCTAAAGATAAAGTTATAAATAGTACTTATTTTTCAGGGTATTCATATACAGCTACTGGAGGTTATCATTTACAAAGAAATGGTTCAGATGTAATTAATAGTGTGATTAGGACTGATGGTTCATATTATTAGACTACCAACACTACTTATTATGCAGCACATACTTGGGGTTGTATTCCAATAATAACAAATGATGGTGTTATGGAAGTTGGTAAATATATAGATTTCCATAATGATAATACTAGTGCAGTAGACTATTCTTCAAGACTTCAAACAGATGGAAATTATAATAATACTGTATTAATGCCTACAAAGGATGGTAGATTATTAGTAGAATCTGACTTAGAAGATGCAGGTATGAATGAATAGATTATTAATCTTCATCCTTATAATTGTACTTGGGATAGTGCTAGTAAAGTATGGAAATCTGGATATAGTTATGATGAGAATACATGGTATCCTATTGAAATACAATTAGATAGAGCATGGAAGGTTAATTATCCAGTAGTAAGAGGTGAAATACTTGCTTATCTGGATGCAGGTTATACTAATAGTTCAGGTACTTGGATACAAGTTGGTAGTTCTAGTTGTTCATGGATGACACATGATGCAGGATTTAGTTCTAGAATAGTGTTCGAAACATAGGGTTCAAGATGGGGAACAGTTCCTAACAACATATTAAGAGTACAAGATGCTAATCAATCTTGGTGTAAGGTTAATCCTGTTAGAAATATAGTTTAGGATTATAGATCTTCATCTGTAGTAGTATGGTGTAGAGGTTATGGATAGTATAGATTTAGATTTAATTATTCTCATATAAAAGTAGTTGTTCATACTAGCACTTTTTATTTAGGTAGTTCTGACAATACTTACTCTACATATTAGTGTAGTCCAATTATAAATGATACCTCTTTGACTTCCTGGAGATCTACATATGATGCTTTAAATGCAAAATTACCTGAAATTAAACCTACTTTAGGATATTGGGCAAATGTAGCTGTATCTAATTATCCTAATAGTTAGACTGCTCCAACATTTTATACTTGTTGGGCAGAAAACATGTTTAGAAGTAAAGGACAAACAGGATGGTATAATGATACCTATGCCGATGGAATAGTTATGAGATAGTCTAATTGGATTGAGACTTGGGCTGGTGCAAATATTTTTACGAGTGGTGCTATGTCTGCTGGTAAATTATTAGTAGGCTATAATCATTCTAATAGTACTAGTTATGATTTAGACATAAATAATACTAATGGTAGTAGATTTTGTGGTCCCATTCTCACTACTTATGGGACTTTGTTAGCAAATAAACCATCTATAGATTTTAGAGGAGGTTCAAGTATAGGATATTGGACTTCTTGGTGTCACCATGAAACAGCAGGGAATGAAGCTTTACTATTTGCTACAGAACACCCAAATACAACCATAATGTTTGCTAATAATGTGGCACAGTCAAATATTACTAATACTTTATTTTAGTCAATAACAGCCCCTTTACGTATTCAAAGTAATAAAGTGTGGATGGGTTATCCATATGCAGCGGCTCCCAGTTCTAGTTATTTATTAAATGTTGCCGGTGGTATTGCTACTGATACAATGTATGTTGCCGGTGGTATTGCTACTGATACAATGTATGCTGCAGATAAAATTACTTCAAAAGGTTTTTATTTAAGTAGTTATGCTACCCTTAATTATTTACTAACCACTAATGGAAGCTGTATGTCAGTTTCCACTGACTCTACTGCATATTCTAAATGTATACAAATAGGTAATATGGTATGGATATACATTAATTATTCTAATTTTGGAAATAGTTCTTATTATGTTATACCTCCTGATATATCAGCACCAACTTCAGAAGTGAGAGTTTTCGGATATGTTGCTGGTAGAGGAAATTGGGATAAATTTAGAATAGGAACTTTTAGAATTAGTTCTGGAAGTAGGTATTTAACTTATGTAGAAGGCGATACGGGAGTTAGTATATGTTCAACTATTTGTTATTACGTTTAACAATAATTAACTAAACACACATATAAATATAATATAACATTATAATGTTAATAAAATATAATGATTTATGATTTTAAATGAAATTTTAACAAGACAAAATGTCATCACTAAGATTTTATTATCTCATGGTGATAAAGAACTCCCTAAAGAGTTAAAAGTTAAGATAATGAGAATGAGAATGGCTTATAGCAAGATTAAAAAACAATTTGATGAAGATACACAAGAGTTTAGTAAACAAATTGTTTCCGATGAATTAAAAGATTTAGCTAATAAACCAGATAAATCTCCAGAAGAACTAAAAAAGTTTAATGAGCTTAACTCTAAAGCCAATTCAGAATATCAAGAATATTTAATTCAAAAAGGTAAAGAAGAAGTTAAAGATTTTACTGATGTGAATTTATCAGAAGATGAATATGCTGATATTCTTGATATTAATTCTGATGGAGAATATGAGGTTAATGGTCAAAAGATTAAAGCAGCAGATTTAATGGAAGCTGTTTATGAATTATTTGTTCACTAATTAGTATAGTTAATTAAATGGATATAACTAAACAAAGTGAAAATTATGTAATCAATGACACTTACGAAGATTGGACTATAACAGGTAATTTAACTAAAGATAGTGTTGGTTCTGTTAATGTTAATTATTCTATTAACACAGAATTATCTCACGTAGGAGATTTTCGTTATAGTTTAAGTTCTTCTAAGAATGTTTATATTACATATGAAGCACAAGAAGAATATTTAGATAAAGTAAAGGAATATTCAGAACAAGCTCTAGCTAAAGTTAAGGAATATTTAAGTAATACTACAGTAGCTTAATTAGTATCTTCTTTAATTATTAATTTAATTTTATTAGGGACATTATTAAATAATAAATAAAGATATGCTTAGTATTATAAAAAACTTACTACAATAGATAATTAATGATATAGATAGTAACAATACTAACCTTACTTATGAAGATTAGGTAAAAGCCTTACGATTTATTTAGAATATGATAGATAAAAATTGCAGAATGAGTAAAATGTAGGCTTGTGATTATTTAGGTGTTAGTAGAGCTACTTTCGACAACTATGTTAAGGATGGATGGATTCCAAGAGGTGAGAAGTAGGATGGTTTTAAGGAGTTATCTTGGATGAAGTCAGACCTTGACATTTATTTAAATACTTAGAAAGCGTCTAAGTAATGTTTTTAATTAGAGAAAGGTTAATTAAAGGTTAATATCAATTGGTATTATTTTTAGTTAATCTTTCTCTTTTTATTTTTAGTAACTTCCTATAATTTAGAATTTAAGGTGTATAGTTAATTAGTTCTAGAACAATTATAGATAATTAACTAAACTTTAAATCTAATAATCAATGAGTGATACAAAAACTTATGTTGTTCCAGATAATCTTACTGGTAATAACGATAATTTAGCTACTATGGCTATGATGAGTAATGGAGCATTTGGTAATGGTATGTGGAATAACCCCATGATGTACCTCGTATGGATGTATGTTATGCGGTGGATGAATAATGGTGATTGGAATAATAATTCTGATCCTGCCGTACAGAGATAGCTTCAAACTCTTCAAGACTAGATGCAAGATAATCATAATTCAGATTTAATTATGTAGGCTATTAAAGGTAATGGTCAAGCTTTACAAGATGCAGCTACTAGAATGGGTTGTGATATAAATGCTTTACAATCAGCTATTCAGAGTGTTCAGTCTAGTATTTAGACCGTAGGTAGTCAAGTTGGATTCTCTTCTGAACGCATAATTAATGCAGTTAATTAGGGAGATTCTAGTGTTATACAAGCCCTTAATAATTGTTGCTGCTAGACTAATTAGAATATCACTAAGATGGGTTATGAAAGCCAGATTCAGAATCAAAATCAGACTTATCAGTTAACTAGTTAGATACATGATGTAAATAATACTATTCAAAACGGATTTCGTGATACTAATTATGCTACTTAGCAATAGACTTGCTCTTTATAGAATACAATTAAAGATACAAGTACTATTAATACTAATGCTATTTTAGCTAAGTTAGATGCTATTAATACTCAGGCTTTACAGGATAAGATTGAATCTTTACGTGAGAGAAACAGTGAATAGGCTACGGTTATTAATAATGCTCAGTAGAGTGCATTGTTTGGTCAAATGATTAATGCAGCTGTAACTCCTATTAATAGTACTTTGGCTAGCTTATCTAAAGAGGTGGATGGAATACAATGTAAGCTCCCTAATACAGTCACACTCCCTTACAGTTGTGCTACTGCGGTTCCAACATCATTAGCTTACAATCTTTATGGCAATTATGGTGCTTGGGCATAAGAAAGGAGGTAATTATGGTATTATTAAATCCTTACTTTTATGCAAATAAGCAAGGTATTCCTAGACTAGAAGCTGAAACAATAACTCTTACTACAGATGCCGCTACTTTTAACTTTGGTAATCACAGATATTTAAATATACCTTACTCTGGTCTAATTTTATTTAAATTACCTAGTTTTACAGCACCTACTACAGCAGTTCCAATTATATTTAATACTAATGGTAAGACCCAAGCTCTTACTACTTTAGGGGGAGATGCTGTAACTTCTGCAGAGTTAAATAAAGCAGGAATATATCTTGCATATTATGAGAATAGTACTCTTTAGTTATTAACAGGTATTTAATTAATAAATAATGGCATTTTCTAATTTACGAAACAGTAATTAGCTGTTTATATTACATAAAGATTCAATACCAACATTAGAAATAGGTAAGGTGATTAATGTATCACCTCCTATTCCTAAATATGGTAATACAGGAATGTATAATCCTGAGATGATAATAGATATTACTGCTGACGTAAATGGAACTTCTACTAATTTCCAGAAACTGCCAGCAAATGGTGAGATAGCGGATTTTGGAAATAATATAGTTATATCTTGTAATAAAGATGCTATGAATAATGAGATATAGGCTATGAAACAACGTAGCTTAGATATAGTTAATAGTATTGAATTACATAGAAATATAATTAAAGGATGTGATGACATTATATCTTAGTTAAATCCAGAAATTAAAGAGAAGTAGAGATAGGAAGAAGAAAATAAAGCTTTAAGAGAGGAAGTTAATTCTCTAAAGGAAATGTTTAAAGAATTTTTAAAGACATGGCAACAATAATTGAAGTTCAGGATACCAAATTGGAGAATCTTACTGAGTATGTTGAGAAAATGCTTACTTATGGAGGTAAGTTAATGCACTGCTTAGAAGATATGAAAGATAATAAGTATGAAGAGAAATATGGAAGACGTAAAGATATGTATAGATACCCAAGAGAAGAATATAGAGATTCTGACTATAATAGATACTATTAATTATGAGACCTTCTTTAGATAGTAATGATTAGATGCCTAAATACATGAGAAGATATTTAGCTAATTATGGATGGCATTTTAATAAAGCATTATGTAATTATGCTGTATCTCTTATGAGAAAGGATGGAAATCCATTAGAACCAATATCTAAAGAATACGTAGATAAAGTGCTAGAGTAGTATAATATCCGTCTATAGAATAATGTAGGACATGACTATGTATTTGTAGCTAATATGTGTAAAGCTGATTACTATGGAAGTAGTATAACAGATGAAAAGCACTTTGCTCTTTACATACAAGACACAATAGATGATGAAGATGCAGGAGATGGAACTACTTTGAGACGCTGGTATGCTACTATGGTATCTAATGGGATAATGGTAGATTGGGAAGAATTTATATGATTTATAGTGAAACTTATTTAAATAAATATGATTGGACTATTTAGTTATATATTCTAACTAGTAGAGATACTTAGAAACATGTATATGATATTCTTAATTAGATAGATATATGTGATAAATAGAAATAGCATATACTAAATAAATTTATTAATTTTGTGGATTATGGTTCTGTAATACATGATATAGAAAGTAAAACAAGTATAGTATTTATAGGATAGTAGTCTAAAATAATATCTTATATGGATACTATATCACATGAAAAGAATCATATTGAAATATGTATATGTAATTAGTTAGGAATAAGTCCAGAATCAGAAGAAGCTGCTTATTTAAGTGGTTATATGACAGTTAAACTTCTAAATCCAGATATGTTTAAACTTATTTAAATAGTTAATCACAATAGGAGAATTTTCTTTAATTAGAGAGTTCTCCTATTTTTGTTTTTGCACAACAATAAAGACTACTTATACTTGTTAAGTAAATATAAAATAATATAAATTATGGGAAAATATTTTAATATTGCTGAACTAACTAAGAGTTCTACAGCAATTAAAAAGAAAATTGATAATACTCCTACTAAGGAAATTGAGAATAATCTTAATTAGTTAATAGATAATATTTTAGACCCACTCAGAGAAGCTTGGGGTAATCCAATTATAGTAGGTAGTGGATATAGATGTGATGCTTTAAATAAAGCTGTAGGTGGAGTTAGTTCTAGCCAACATCGTTTAGGACAAGCTGCTGATATTCACACTAAATCTGATTCTAAAGAAGATAATAAAAAATTATTTGAGCTTATTAAATCATTAAAACTACCTTTTGATTAGTTAATTAATGAATATAATTACGATTGGATTCATGTAAGTTATTCTCCTAGAAATAGAAGACAAATTTTAAACATTAAATAATATTTATTTGAAATATGACTCAACTTTTTGGTAAAAACTATTAGGAGACAGGCAAGTCTTCATCCCCACTATTACTAAGAAGTAATGGAGAAATTAAATTATAGTGGGGAAATAAATTTATAGACCTAATTAAAAATGGAAAACTAAATAGTCAATCTGAGAATATACTATTTACTGTATCTGGTAAAGATGATATAAATAAAGACGGCATTTATTTAGTTACAGAAGACAATTCTATATGGTTTAGTTTAAATGGTACTATTCTGTAGTTATCTGATTCTGGTACTACTTATGTATCCTATATGACAGAATAGGAAACTACTGCTGAATAGAAATATCAGGCACTAACTAATATAGGATTTTATTACAAGACACTTGAAGAAGCACAACAAGCTAATTTAACTTCTGGTATTATATATAATGAGGGAGACAATTCTTTATATTATATAAAAGATAATGTTTTAACCAAATATTATACTGAACACATTAAATCAGATTCTAATAATACTTTTGAAGAGCTTTTTATCTCTGATATGCATATTTATAAAAATGGAGATATGTATATTAATAATAATAATGATTCTATTATTCGTTTTCAACAAAGTTCTGTAAATATACTTAAAAAACTTGTTCCTTAGAAAGACATATACTCCTATGATTATGAAGTTAATAAAGGATATGCTTTGTATGAAACTAATACTAAGTCTATATTAGAAGTAGATTCTATAAATTGGAGAAATATTGATAATGAACTTCCTACAATGGAATCTGTAATTGATGAAAAAATTAACTATAATACTCCAAATATAATAAGAAATTGTGAACTCACAGAATCTGATGAAATAAAAGGATTCCTTAAATATACTAATGAGTTTAAAATAGGAGACTATATATACTTAGCTTTAGATGTTGATTATTATACTTATGTAGTCAGTATTACTGACACTAATTTAAATATTAATTAGACTGTTCCAGAGGGCTACACTCTTATTGTTTACAACACTAATGGTGATAAATACTCTTTTACAGGAGAAGATACTTCCATTGATTCTTTTTAGGGTACTTATTCTAAGGCAGAAATGTTTTATAATGATAGGGTACAATCACAATTTAAAATTGTTTTTGGTAATAATGCAAATCCTAAGAAATAGTTAATTGAGTTTAAAATATTAGATATTAACTAGGAAGATAACTCTATAGTATTTAGTGTAGAGGACTAGAATTTAAGAAATTCTATTATTGATAATTGTTATAATTCTAGAATTGCTTTATCTAGACCTAGTTCTCTTTATTTAGAAAATAATGCTTTAACTCTTAAAGAGAGAGTTGAAGAAAAAAATGAATTAACTGATAAGATTAATATAGTTGATATTATTCATACTAAAATAGGAGAAGTATCTGAAAAAGAATTTGATAATTAGTTAAATTCTAAATAGGAAAAATCAAATGTTGGTATTTATTCTGATAATTTAATAGGATTAAATCCTATACTATATAATAGTGTATTTAAGGGAGATTATCCTAAATATACTGGTAAAGTTCCCGAAAAACTTTTGGATTAGACTAATAACTAGAACCTAATTAATTTAGAATGGTTTAAATAGTTATATAATTAGTTAGTTCCAATAGGTACTATTATAATGTTCAATAGTACTTAGAATATTCCAGATGGATGGCATATATGTGACGGCACTAATGGTACTCCTAATTTAATAGGTAAATTTATTAAAGCAGGAGAAACTTTAGAAACTAATAATACAGACTTAGATAGCTCTAACTAGTTGACTATCAATGTTTCTAATTTACCAAACCATTCACATAGTAGTCCATCTTCTAAATAGGAATTTTTAACTAATGCTTATTTAACTAAAGGTACTGGTAATATAAGTGATGCTTTTTATTCAGCTGTAGAAGGAACTGAAATTAAAGTTTAGACTTCTTCTGAAAATATATCTGAAAGCGATTCTAAAATAAATTTTGAAAATAAACCTATTAAGGTTGAGCCACATGCTTATTCCTTAATATTTATAATGAAATACAAAGATTTAGATTAATTTTTATATTAAATGTAAATGACTTATGGATAATTTTGATGACAAAATGTATGAAGAAGATGAATTTGCAGAGGATGTTACTGTCTCTGATAATCCACCTTCCCAAGAGCCTCCTAAATAGGATGAACCTCCTGTGACACCTCCTTCTTAGCCTAGTCAATAGACTAATGAAGAGGATGATATTACAGCAGAAGTTCTTAGGCTGAAAGGTATTAATGACCCTAATAAGATTAAATTTGAAGATACTAGTGGAGCTGTTGTTGAGAGAGCTTGGGACAGCTTATCTAGAGATGAGTAGATTAGAATACTTGGTGATGTTAAGGAGGAAGCACCAGCTGATATACATGATTAGTTGGATGATTCTGAAATTGACTTAATTAATTCCATTAGAAATAGTGGAATGAGTGTGCAAGACTATTTAAATAGTATCACACCGACTATTTAGGAACCTTCCGCTTCACCTCAGATAGATAAGATGTCAGATGAAGATTTATATGCCTTTGATATTCTAAATAAGGTAGGTTCTGATAATATCACAGATGAGGAGTTGGATGCAGCTATCGAACAAGCTAAGTCTAATGATAAACTCTTTAAAAAGACTGTAGAAGGACTTAGAACTGACTATTTAAGAAGGGAACAAGAAAATCAAGAGAGATTAATTAATCAACAGCAATATGCTTAGCAACAACGTTATAATGCGTTTGCTAATGTAGTAAATGGTGAAATTGCTAATTTTAATTCTTTTGGTGGACAAGACCTTCGATTATCAAATGATGAAAAAGATGAACTACATGATTTTATGCTTAATCTCGATGAAAATGGAGTAAGTGCTTTAGGTAAATCTCTTCAAAATCCACAAGTACTTACACAAGTAGCTTTCTGGTTACTCAATGGGGATAAAGTAATGGAAGAAATGTAGAAATAGACTAAAGATGCTTATACAAGAGGTTATAATGCTGGTAAAGGTGGTACTAATTTAACTAATAGTATTAAGTCTAAACTAGTACATAGAAAGCCTCAAACTCAATCTAAACAAGATTTTAATTGGGACGAAGATTGGGATTAATAATTTAGTTTAATTAAATTTATGTTAGTAGCAAATTTTGTGACAAATCACGCCACTATGGGTAATTTCGAGTGTTGCCCATATACATAAATATATGTTGGTAAAACCTCTCTAACTGCTAGAAACCTTAGCTACGGGCAATTAGCAACTAAGCTCAATACATGAGAAAGCTCAACGACTATCGAACACCTATTATAGAAGAAATTTCTATAAATAGAAGTAAGTAGAGTACACATAAATCGTGGAAATGGGAGGTAATTAGTAAGAGCTAATGTTTTACTAGTTAAAGAAATAGTCTAATCTTTATGGGAACATAAAGTTAATTAATATGGATACTCGAACATATGAAGATTTCAGTAAATTCTTAGGTGAAAGACCTCACCGTTTAGGAGTAGTATCAAGACTCTATCCAGAGTTGACTGCTACATTCCTTACTGAGGCATTAAGAAACGTTTATTATGGTGATTCTAAGCCTAGCAAGTTCTAGAGCATAGATTCTACATACTTTGAGTGGGAGGTAGAAACCAATTATATTAAACGTATTCCTTTTGCTGCAGAGCCTGTAGGTGATGGTGCTAATGGTTCTGAGATTGAAATGATTTTCCCTGAGAACTATTATCGTTTACACGAAATCTTCAAAATTGAAAGCACTGGACAGCAATGCTTTGTTGTTTCAGACAGTGTAAGAAAAGCTGATAATATGTGGTCAGTAATGGTACGTTTGTTGGATGATGATTATTCATCTGTACTTGACACTGATGGTACACATATCGGTGATTATACGTATTTTATCGGTAATGCTAAGCCAGAATTACATGAGACTGGTTTTGTGAAATATCAGAGCAATATTGAAAGAATGCGTAATTATATGACAACGGTTAAAACTTTGACCATTAACATAGTGATATGTTAATAAACATTTCTTAAATTGCTGGAAAGCTACGGTGGCTACTACTAGGCTAATCAGCAGCTAAGATTTATCTGTAAGATTATTTATAATAGACGGATAAGTAAAGTTCAACGACTATCCCAAGTGGGAGTAGATTAATTTTTATTAATTGAAAAAGGAAATAACTTTTATGAAATATATAGTTTATCAAACTACAAATTTAGTAAATAATAAGATTTATATAGGCGTACATAAAACTGCATTTCCAGATAAATTTGATAATTATTTGGGTTGTGGTTGCTATATTAATAAACCCTCTACATATATGTATCCAAAAACTGCTTTCCAATATGCTTTAAAATTGTATGGAACAAAGAATTTTAAGAGAATTACTTTATATGAATACAACACAGCCAAAGAAGCATATTTTAAAGAGAGCCAAATTGTTGATTATACTTTTATCCAACAAGATACTAATTATAATATGGTTGTTGGAGGCAAAGGAGGAAATGAAATTATAGCTTAGGAAATCTATCAATTTGATAAATAGGGAAATTTAATAGCAACTTGGGAATGTGCAATAGAATTAGCAGAAGCTTATGGAACTAATACAAGTTCTGTATATACAGCCATTTAGTTTAAAGAATCTTTTAAAAGTACTTTTTTAAGTTTTCAAAAAACTATTAATATAAATGAATTTTCTAAAGGAAACCAACCTATTATAGTATATGTTTATAATAGGGATGGTAAACTAATTAGAACTTTTAATTCAGAAACAGAAGCATCTAAAGAATTGAATATTAAAAGAACTGATATAGCTAATGGTTTAAAATATCAATAGTTAATCTAGGAAAATTATTATTTTTCTAAAACATTATATGATGTTTTTGTCAAAAATCCTAGAAAAAGTCTTAGAGGTTGTAAATTTTATTTATATAACTAGTTAGGAATTTTAGAATAGGAGTTTAATTCTGCTAAAGAATTGCAAAGATTTTTTAACTTAAAATCCTGGGCAGTATTAAGTAAAAAAATAAATTATGAAGATGGTTATTATAAACAATATAGAATATTAACTAACAAAGTTGATTCTATAAAACCATTTTCTAAAAAGTCTTAGAATAAACCTGTTTTAGTATATACTGATTAGGGAAAATTTGTAGGGGAGTATGAAAGTGAAAGAAAAGCAGCTAAAGAACTTAATTGCAATATGGCGCAAATAAATAGAGTTCTAAGGGGGGTTGCTCATACTCATAGAGGATATATATTTAAATGGAAAGTTAATGATATAGTCTGACAATATAGAAATATATTGAGTAATTGAGAGTACAAGACACATATTCAGCTAAATACGCATTAATGGAAGATACTTTTATCAAGATTGGTAAAGGTGAGAATCAAGGTTGTCTTACTGAGAAGATTTATAAGCTTGACCCAATGAAGAAGAATCTTATTGAGAACTTCTTGTATGCTCGTGAGAACATGATTCTCCTTGCTAAGGGTACAGTTGGTAAAGATGGTAAGACTACATTGGCTGATAAAGCTACAGGAAGACCTATAGACATAAATGTAGGGGTGAATTGGTGACATTCACAAAAATAATTCTTTTGAATTGCTGGAAATCTTTTGCTACTAAAGATAATCAGCAGCTAAGCTTAATTTACTGACTTATAAGCATGAAATTAAGAAAGTTCAGAGACTATTCCGAAAGGAAGTACATCTGATTAGATGGAAGTGGAAGATAACTTATAAATGATAAGTATAAAAAATTTAAATTTATGAAATATATAGTATATTTAACTACAAATTTAATAAATAAAAAGATTTATGTAGGGGTGCACGAAACAGAAACTCCTAATGTATTCGATGGATATTTAGGTGATGGGGTAAGTATTTAGAAACCATCTTCTTATAAAATCAGATTAACTCCATTGCAGTGTGCAATAGATAAATATGGTCCAAAGAATTTTTTAAGAAAGACTTTGAGGGTTTTTGAGAAACTTTAGGATGCTTTGAATTTAGAATCATGGATAGTTAATCATGAATTTATTGAAAGAACAGATACTTATAATATCACTTTAGGTGGGGGAATGCCTCCGAGATTGAATAAACATATATATTAGTATACTTTAAAAGGAATTTTTATAAAAGAATGGGAATCAATAAAGTCTATTACAGACTATTTTTCTGTTAATAAAGATAGAGTTAGAATGGTTATTAATGATAAACGTTCTTTTGAAAATTCATATTGGTCAGAGGAAAAATATGAGAAGTTAGATACTTTATAGTATAGACCAAGTTCTAGAGGATATGTTAGATAGTATACAACTGATGGAATTTTTTTAAAAAGTTTTAAGAGTATTACTTAGGCATCTAAAGAACTTGATATAGATAGAAGTAAAATTTCTAATGCTATATATGGTAAATATGCTACTTCTGGATTTTGGTTCTTAAAAGAAGATGAGGCTATAGAATCTTATTTAGACGGTTCTATAAAACAAAAAAAGTCTATATATGTTTATTATAAATCTGGGGAGTTATTTAAGAAATTTGAAGATTTCACTGCTCTTAAAAAAGAATTAAAATATAATAAAGGAGATATTAAAAGGGCTATTAAAAATAATTCCCTATTTAAAGACCATTATTGGTCACATTCATTATTTACTAATGTTGTTATAGAAAATCCAGATATTAAAGAATACACTCCAAGAAAAGTATATCAATATACTTTAGATGGAGATTTCGTAAAAGAATGGGATTCCATAAATGAATGTAAAAAACAATATCCCTCAGTATTATAGGTATGTCTTGGTAAAAGACAACATTGTCATAAATTTAAATTTTCGTTTGATAAGTTAAAGATATAGTCCGATACCATTAGTAATAATGGATAACTAATATGATTTATTGGCGATGGTGCAATTCCTCAGATTGAGAGATTTGCAAGTAAATATTCTGCAAACAGAATTACTGTAAATACATTCCACACTGTTATTAATACCCTTGTAGAAAAGGCAGACAAGCCTACGGGTAATACATTCTCGTTTATCTGTAATGAAAAGGGTTGGGCAATTGTTCAGAGAGTGCTTGGTGACTATTTGGCTAATAGACGTACAGATGGTGCTTATCTCTGGTCAAGTGCAGGTCCTGGAAAGTATTTGAAAGTAGGTAATACATTTGATGCTTATGAGTGGGGTGGAAATACAATCGTATTTAAGGTTGATAGAACCTTATCTCGTGAGTATCCAGACCCATACTTCTTATGTATTGACCTCACAACTGGTAAGACTTCAACACAACCTCCTATTCAAATGTTCTCATTGAAAGGGAAGGATTACATTTTCAATGAAGTTCTTGGCGTAGTGTTAGTCTGCGCAGCCTAGTGGTGACACTAGGGCAATAATCTTTTTAAGTGCTGGAAGGTAAAGTACTAATCAGCAGCCAAGGTATTGGTAAAAGCAAGGCTTATGCAAGCTCAATACAAGGTTCAACGACTAGCTCGGATGAGCGTACTTATTAAAGACATAATAAGGAAATGGAAGATAACTTAATTAACTAAAAGTATAAAATAATTATGGAATATATTATATATTTAACTAAAAATATAGTAAACAATAAAATTTATGTTGGAGTACATAAGACAGAAGATTCTAATGTTTTCGACGGCTATTATGGAAATGGTTTATCTCTTAGAGACTAGTCCAAATTAAAGCATCCGAAAGAACCTTTTCACTATGCTGTAAAGAAATATGGTTTTAAGAATTTTAAACGTAGTACGATTAAATCTTTTAACAACTTGGATGAAGCTTTAAAACTAGAAGGACTTATAGTTGATGAAAAATTTATCAAACGTAGGGATACTTACAATATTACATTAGGCGGAGGAATACCTCCAATTAAATGTGTTAAAGTTTATCAATTTGATTTGCAAGGAAATTTGATAAATGAGTATGAGTCTATTTTGTGTGCTTCTAAAGTTCTTGGAATCGACGATTCCGCCATAGGTTATGCTATTAAAAATAAAACTACAAGTGGAGAATATTTATGGGCGACTACAGATTCTATAAATATAAATGAATATGTAACTACTTTATAGAGAAAAGAAGTATATTTGTATACACTAGAGGGAGAATTTGCATACAAATTTAAATCCCTTTCTGAGTGTAGTAAATTTTTACAAATTGATTTAGGTCCTGTTTAGAGAGCCTACTATCAAGGATGGAAAGTGGGTAATTATTATATATGTGATAAGAAGTTAGAATATTATAAACCAGAAAGGGTAGAACTAATTGGAGATTATCATTAGTATAATTTAGACGGTACTTATATCTAGTCATTTACATCTAGAAAATAGTTAATGACTTATTTTGGATGTAGTATGGATGGAATTAATCAATCAATTAGAATGGGAAAGCCCTATAAAGAGTTTCTATGGTGCAGAGGAGAAAAATAGGATTCAGTTAAACCTTATAAGTTAAAGAAAAAAACTTGTAAAGTTGGACAATATACACTATAGGGGGAATTAGTTAAAATATATAATACAGTAAGAGAAGCTAGAAAAGATTTTTCTAATGTAAATAAAGTCCTAAAAGGAACGGCTTCACAATGTAAAGGATATACTTTTAAATATATAAGTTAAAGATATAGTCTAAAATCGTTTCATATTTTGAGGCGGACGCTCAGGTGGTGAAAGTGGTGTTGTAAGCTCACCAGTAGCTGGTGGTCTAATGACCATCTGGGGATATGCAGGAATAGCTGTATTTAATCCTTATAAATCATTTATTCTTAAAGCTAAGGAATATTGATTTATTTAAATAATTAGATTAGTATTAAATAGAGAGCTTAGTTAATTACTAGGCTTTCTATTTAAATATAATAGTAAATGAATTATGGTTAAAAATGTTAATAAGATTAAGGATGGCGATATAAAAAGTAATATTGTTACCCTTAGAAGTGTTTATGGTAAGGTTGGATAGAAATATTTTATTCAACCACAAGCAGACCCAAAAACTGGAAGATTTCCTGATTGTGTCAAAAGAGTAGATTCTCATGGTGATATTATTTTAACCGAAGCTGAAAGAGAAGATGAAGCTAATGGTGTAAGAGCTTTTGTCAGAGAGGATAGAGTATTTGAAATCACAGATGGAAAGACTTATAATCTAGATGACATTTATCAGAGAGCTGAATGGGAAGCTATTAAAAACTGTGACCTTATTGCTCCAGATAGATATGCAAAGAATGATAAAGGAGATTATTTAATTGATGGTACTGTTGATTTAAAATCTACTAAACCTAGATATGGTGTAGCAGAACTTTATATAGATAGACCAGGATTTGAATCTACACGTAGAGTAACTAGAAAGAAACAAATACTTCAAGCATCTAATTTTATTATGAATGATGAGAGGGGATATGAAGGAAGGGTTCTTATAGCTAGAGTTCTTGGTAGAAATATGAATAATCAACCTAATTCAGTTGTTGAAGATTATTTATTGTCTGTAGCAGAAAAGACTCCAGAAAAGATTATAGACTGTTATACAGGTGGCGATTTGAATTTACGTATGTTGTTTATTCAAGCACGTGAAAACAAGGTCATTACTAAGAGAAATGGTCTGTATATGTATGGTGAATCTACCATTTTAGGAGCTACAGATGATGCCGTTATTGATTGGATGAAACAAGCCAGAAATGCTAAGACATTAGCCTTAATTCGAAGAGAATCATTCCCTGAAATGTATGAAGATGATGAATTTGATGAAACTCCTAGTTAGGAACCATTAGATTCTAAATCTAATGACAAGAAGGGTAAAAAATAAGCTTAATTTGATAATACTGTGACCAGCAGACAAGTTTTTGAAGCGACTTTGATTGAATTGAGTAAGATGTAGATGCCAGCTCTTAAATTACATGAGTTTAATTACCTATTTAATAAAGCTATTAACTAGTATATTAATAAGGTATATAATATTTATGACATTAATTAGCAAACTACTGATGATTTAAGAGTACTAAAATCTACTGCTTATATGAAGCCACATAAAGTCACTTATGGAAATTTACCTTATAGAAATTATAAGGGTAATGATACTGATAAGGACTCTATGAATAATGATAAAGTTACTCCTACTACTAATTCCTATAATGGTGTAAGTCCAAATAAGGTAAATTATAGTAATGCCAGTTCTTATCTAAGTTCAACTCATTCTTAGATTCAATCTTTGAATGGTGCTACTTATGAGGTATTCATGCCTATTGATTATTTACATATGCTTAACTGTGTATGTATTTATTATGTAGCTAAGCAGAAAGATTGTTATGATGCAGGTTCTTATATTTAGATTCCTGCAACTCGTCTTACTGCGGATTCTTGGAGTTAGATTGTGACAGATATTTACAATCGCCCTACTCCAATGCATCCTTATTACTATATACATAATTAGAATACAAACATTACATTACCTACAGCACCTGTAATAGCTGCAGATGGTGGAGTATCTGATGAAAATCCAGCAGGATATTCAGGCACTGATTTAGCAGGTACTTATAGTGTATCAGATTCTGATGATAAAGTGGCTACAGATAGTGTAGAGGGTTCTAACTTCCAAAGAACATTTAAATTAAATAATAATAAAGAGATTTCTTTGGTAGAAAGACCAACTGCTACTCGTATAGCTAATCCTAGTAACGTTAGATGTGAAATCCGTTATGGTAAAGATGATTCTTTATTCTAGTTAGTAGAAGTATAGATTGATTATGTGAAGAGTCCTCAGTTTATTCGTCTTACATAGGAATAGATTGATTTGACAGAAGATACTTCACAGATTATGGAGTTTCCAGATTATGTAAACCAAGAGATTATTAATGAGTTGGTACATTTAGTTATGGTTCATTCTAATGACCCACGACTTGCTAATGATATTTAGATGACTAATACTATTGCTCGACCAACTGGACAGTAGTAGCAAGCTCCTCAATAGTAGGCAGCACAATAATTTTAATTATTTATAATTAATTATGGCAGGTTTAAATTTTCAAACACAGACTATTATTAATAGTAATCTGGACCCAGATTCTGGTAAAGGTGTGGTTCTCTTTGAATCTAAGAAAGAGAAAGTTGACGGTGTTTAGAAAGACATCGTAAGAATTAAAAGAGATTTTCTTTTTGTAAAGGATAATGTTGATTGCATTCGTAGACGCAAGGGTTATGAAGCAGAGTTATGTAAAACAACTATTGATTTTACTAAGTTAATAAATGACTTAGTACCTACTGAGGGAGTAAACTATTGTCGTCTTGACATTTATATTGGTGTTGAGGGTGCAGAACCTTACATTTACTCTACACCTTGGTATCACAAAGGTAAACCTTTCTGGGTAGAATTTATTGTAAAGAAGGGTGATAAAGCGCAGAATATTGCAGACCGTGTAGAAAAGACCATTAAGTCCAATCATATTTTTCAAGTTGATAAAGACCTTATTAATGTAACTAATGATAAAGATGGTAAGCTTACTCTTGAAGGGGCTACTGAGTATCAGAGATTTAGAAAGATTGAAATTAATATCTTTGAAGCTGATGCTGATTATGCTGATTTAGTTACAGAATTAGACCCTAATAAAGTAGTATCTGATGCGGCTATAGCTCTTGTAGCTAAGGGTAAAAATGCTTTTGGTACTTATTCTCAGGTTATTAAGGATTTGAGACTTCCTACTGCTGCAAATTATCAGTGGCAAGCTATTAGACAGGTAGAGGTTCCTATTGTAGGTGCTATTTATGACCAATATATAATTGAGTATCATGCTCCTGCTAATAGTCATCCATTGTCAGTAGTTGGTGGTCGTCTTGACTCTTATACAACTCATGTATTCTGGGTTAAGAATGATTCTGCACTTATTACCGCATGGGAAACAGCTCTCAAGACATTAGGAACTATTACTGACTCTGATACTAATTCAGCTGTAGAAACTGCTGTATCTGGTTAGGCTATAAATACACAGTCAGAACTCAACAAGGGAGTTAAAGTAAGTAAGTAATGGAACAATCAATAATTGAATGGCTTCTCGCAATTATAGGTAGTGGTGGTATAGGTGCTGCCATTACCTACATTTGCACTTTTAAAAGTAAAAAGAAGCAAGTAGAAGCAGAAGCTGAATCAACAGTTATTGATGTAGCTCATAAAAAAGAAGACCTTAAATAGGATTAGTATGATTTCTTGCAAAAAACATGTGATAAATATATAAAAGATTATCATGAATTAGAGAGTGATTTTAGAAAGCAACTACAAGATTTAAGAGAAGAAATAGACAAAATATCTCTTGAAAAATCTAGAGCAATAGCTGACAAATGTACTGAGATTGCTGAACTAAAATCGAAAGTTACATATTTAAAAGGAATCAGATGTTATAATTTCACATGTTAGCATAGAATCAAAGAAAATCCTGATAGAAGAAATAATAATGTACATTGAGAAGTTAGCAAGTCAAATTAGAAATGATGTAACTAGTGGTTTGAGAGGTTATCATCAGAATCTATCCATGAATATGGAATAGCTTCAAGATGAGATAGTTGCCTGTCGATTGGCTATTCTTAATGAATATTTTTTAAAGGGAATCTTTCCTATCAAAGACTTATTAATTGCTATAAATTGTATTGATGTAGATTGTGAATCTTTAGAGAGATGCTCTTGTGGTAAAACTAGTTAGGGACAACCCATAAAGCATTTTGAAATACCACAAATTGTCACATAGTATGGAAAGCAAGCTATAGATTATATAGGTTCTTCTGATAGACAAAATAAATTTACTGTTATATCTTCATTGTCGGAATTAAAAACAAGACAATATAAAAGAAGAGGATTATCTAAACCTTATGTTTGGATAGATTATTCACCTAATGCAAATGGTATGTTAGATTGTTTCCTTTTTAATGCACCATTTGTTAAATAGGTATCAATAGTAGCAGTATTTAAAGACCCTAGATAGTTAAATAGGTATAGTTGTTGCAATACAGATGAAATTAATGGTCCTGATGTGAATAATAGCTTTATTGACCAGTTAATTAAAGATAAACTAACTAAAGAAAAGCTTTATTATTACCGTCAAGCTGTTGCACCTCGATTACCTAATGACCAACAATATACAACAGGTAACTAATTATATGAACTTTAATTATGCCATTAGTCAAGCCTAGACATTATATGATGTTGATGGAGATTTAGAAGATTTATAGGAAATTGGTTTAATTGCTTATAATAAAATAGGTAATAAGAATACACAACTCCATTAGATATAGTTAAAGGTTGATTGTACTACTGGTACAGCTTAGTTACCATGTGGAGTTGATATTATTGAAGCAGTTACTTATTGTGGTGAAGACTTTAACTATACAAGTAATATACATGATAATGGTGAGCCGTATACTGCTTATGTAGAGAATTATATAGAAAGTAGAAAAGCTTTCTTAAATCCTTATTATATGAGCGGTAAATTTGTAAAGTATAAGAAAGTTGGCAATACTCTCTATATAAATAGAGGACTTCCTATGATTAATGTTTTATATCATGGAGAATTACTTGACGAAGATGGTTTACCAGATATAAATGATAAAGAAGCTGATGCAATAGCAGCTTATATAGCATATACAATTAAATATAAAGAAGCTCTTAAAACTCATAATTAGATAATTATGTAGGAAGCTAAGGATTTAAAACAATAGTGGTTATTTAATTGCGATGCAGCCAGAGTTCCTATGTATATGTCACAAAATGAACTCAATGATATGCTTGATGCTAGATATTCTCACAATAGAAAAGTATATAATAAATCTTATAAACCAATTATGTAATAGGGAGGCAATTATGTCTCCCTATTTTTGTTTTTGAATGTAAATGAATATGATTAAAAAACGATTAGCAACTGGGCATTCTTTTAACAGTCATGATATATTTATGAACCTTAAAGTGAATAAATTAAAAATGACTCCAGAGCTATGTAAAAAATATTATTCAGATGGTAGTAAAAGAGATTTTGCTGCATCTATCTTTATGTATAGTGTGAGATTAGTAATGTAGGATATTATAGATAATGGTACTTAGTTTAAATTGCCGGGAATGGGCAGAACTCAGTCTTATATTGAAATGCAAAGGACACAAGGGGAAGACTTCAAAAGAGCATTTAAACATGGTAAATGGCGCGATGTTGATTTTATTACTTCTAATTTTAGTGGATATTAGTTAAGTTTTAGAATGGAAAGTAAAAAGAGAACATAGCGTATTAAACCTATCTATATTAGTTCTAAATACAGAGATTAGATAACTGAATACACTAACTAGGGAAAACAATATTGATATAGAAAACTATTTAGGACTATTATGAACAGATATATGAGAAATATCCAGATATACCTAAAGCAGATATTAAAAGAATACTTTAGTTTGGTTGGAAATCTTTTTATTTACATAATAGTTATGGAGGTGATGTACTTATTAATTAGGGAGATTTGTGGTTTTACTCTGGAAGACTAATGAAGGACTCTCTAAAATGGTTTGACTATTATAAAAGAAAAATGAAAGTCAAATTAAGAATAATGTATAAAAGAAAACAGATTAAATGGGATGGTTATTATTACTTTGCTTTAACTAGGAACTAGTATGAGAAATATTTAGCACAAACACATACTGGTAGAGGAAGACCTAAAAAGAACTTTATATTTGAAAAAGTATATATGTATAAAATCTTTGATGAATGTAGTATAATGGATTCTAATCAGGTAGCAATATTTAAATATCCTTCTACTTGGGATAGAGGGTTTGCATTTTATTATCCTAAATTAAAAACTGACAAAGCATAGTTAGTATTAACTAGAGAACCATTAAAATTTAAAGATATATTATTGTCTGAATATAATTATGAGTTTATTTCAGATGATTTACGTAAATATAAAAAATAATGTATGACAAATACAATAATGACAGCCAAGAATACCTTTTAGGATGCCTTGGTAATGGATTTAGCTCCAGATAATACACAAGCTACTTGCCTAACTAATGCTTTAAATGCCACTCTAGTTACTATGAATGGTAATGAGTTATCTCTTTAGAATGATATGGGTAATGGTAGAGTAGAAACAGCATATTTACCAGAAGGATATGTACCAGTTGGAACTTGTGAATTTGGAGATATAATTTATATAGTATCTTATAATCCATTAACTAATAAGAGTTAGATAGGATGTTTTCCTTCTCCTGAAAGAAATATCAGTAGTGATGAAATAGGTGATGAAGAACAATCTATTAATTCTAATGAATTTTTTAAGGGCGAGGTTGTAATTAATAATTCTGTTAAAAAAATATTATCCTATAAAGACTTAAATCCAGGTGATAAATTTATTGTTTATTCCAATAATTTAAACAATACTGATAGTATAATTACAGATTATGGTAATCAGTCTGAAAGTTTATATACATTTCCTAAAGAAGTTAGAATTAGTTTAGTAGCTATAGAAGATAGTGGTAAAATTAACTATTTAAATAACACATTAAAATGGTATGGTAATGACACTGATAGATACTATATAAATAGATGTGCCAATAATGCTAATAACAAACCAGACATAGATAATTACAGAGATTTACTAAATTCAGGTTATTCAGTATTTTAGTCTAAAGTTTCAGGTAAATTAGCTATATTAGCTGAATTGGAAAGAATAGATGGATTTAATTGTACCTATGATGTATATAAAGTAGGAGAAGAAACCTAGGATAATATAGATTTTACTAAATATAGTGTTTATTTAAATTGTAATTGGAATACTTCTAATAATGATGTTAATCCTATCAATATGTATATTTCTAATGTAAATTGGGCAGATATTGATGGTATGGGTGGAAAATATCAATTATTAAAGTACAATGCAGATGGGGGAAAAGAAGAAGGTAGTTATGAAGACTTAGATTTAAATATAGAAAATAATACAATTGAATTTACTTTTCCAGATGGATATATGCATTAGAATAAACGTATATCCTATCAAGAATTTAAAGAACATAATTTTGAACGCTACACAAAGGGTTTATCCATATAGAAAATAACACAAGCAAGAGAAGATGGTATTCCATTATCAGGAAATTATTATATAGATTTAGCTAAAATTGTAGGAGGTAAGTATTATAATACTGAAAATAAGGAACTTGAGAAACCGTAGTGCATAAATGATTTATTAGTAAATAATTTTTATAAAGGTTCTATATATAAATAGTTAATTAATGAAATTAATATTCCAAGTTATCAAATTATTCCAGAAATAAATTAGAGATTTAGTATTGATAAAAAGAACTTAATTCTCAAATTTGATATTACTCCTAAAATGACTTATGGATTACTATAGGACTTAACTAATACTCTTTATATAGATTTTAGCAAAGTAGGAACTGGGTATATAGATTTAAAAGGCTATAAATATTATATAGGAACTAATTTATGTACATTGTCATTAAATACAGAAATTTATCCAGAGGAAAATAAGGGAGTTTCAGAAATATTGTTAGAGTTCTATGATAATCAAGGATTATGCGCCACATATCATATAAATGATAGACAATCTTATTCTGGAAATATTACTGAATATATACCTTTAAATGACGAGTCTATTAATTATAAGTTATCTGCTTTAAAAGATGATGGAACCTAGATAATACATGCTGGAATTAAAGATAATGAAGGTTCAGTGCAGTTAGATAGTAATGGTATACCAAAGGAAGCTCCTAAAGAAAAAACAGAAAACCAAGAATATTACTAGAATGATGCTGGCATTTTGTACAGTAATATGTTATATGCTGTTAAAATAACTATTAAATATAGGTCTAAAAATGTACTAGGAGATTATGAAACATCTGGTAATGATACAGTGAAATGGAGATGGTTATGGACTAATACAATGTTTAATGATTAGTATTATACTGTGACTGACTTTAAAGATAATCAATTTAATTTGGATTTAGACATAATAGCTAATTATTATCCTAGATATATAACTAATAAAAGACTTATTTATGAATCTGGTTCTAAAAATTTAGAATCTAATGAAATTACTAAGGGTTTAGGAACTAGTATACAATAGTTAAAAGGAAATATTGATTATCAAATAGATTTAGGCTTGTAGAATGCATACAATATGTTTAGTTTAAATGGTTCTAAAGGTATTGGAGTATTTGAAAATAGTACAATAAATGTATATTTAGGAAATACTTATATATCTTATACAGATAAAAAATTAAGTCAAATGACAGTTGACAAATATGATACTTCTTCCATAGAACCTTCTTATTAGGAGTATGATAGTACCTTAGTAACTAAATACGAAAGTATCGTAAATAATAAAAATTTATAGGATGTAAAAGGCATTTGGGAAGATTCCAATTCATATAAAGATATGATTTAGATGACTATTCCAAAAGCTACTACTAATGAAATTGACTATGTAGGCTATGATTAGGAAATGCATAGGACAAAAAATGGAAAAAGTATATCTTTAAATAATACTCATATTAGTTAGACTAATAAGGAACAATTGAATCTTGATTTATGGGCATTCAATAGATATTTAAAGTTATATCAATCTACTACAACTGAAACTCCTATTATTGAATCTTTACTTTTATCAGATTCTAATAAATGGGGACTAATATTTGATTCTGATGGAACAGTACGTTTTAAAAATATCTATTCTTTCAGTACAATTACTCTAGGTGATGATACGAAAGATCCTGGTGAGGTAGTAACTATAGTTAATAAATGGTTTGACAATGTAAATTTATCAAATATAAAAGATTTAATGAATAATAGAGCATTTTATAATAGAAAGAATGGCAAATTTAATTAGGATGTATTTAACGCACATGCTAAGTATTCTTCTGTGCGATTAGCATATAATATAAAAGGTGATGGTACTATAGATTTTTCTCCTTATAAAGATGGAAATTTTAAATACTTTTTACACTCACAAGTAAATGAACAATCTACTTTATATTCTCTTGAAGAAAATTAGTTCTTTTTAAATATTGTATATATAAATAATGGTTATGCTTCTGACTAGAAACGATTTGGTTTTTCACAAGGAGATAGAAGTTGGAACACTCAATGCTTTACGAAAGATGCTTAGGTATCTAAATATGATTTTAATAATTAGGTCATGGCTTAGCTGGGATTTATGAGCAATAAAGGTATCTATCTTTTAAATGATTATATAATGATGCCTTCTTCAAGTAATGAAACCATATATAAATGTACTTCAAATCTGGCGAGATATTTAGCTAGCTTATTGGCAGATTCTTATATTCTTAGTACATCTAATGGAACAATAAGTGTAAATACCTTATTAGAATTTATACATTATAATTATAATACATAGTTTACATAGGATGTGGTGTTTAAAGCTTCTGTAGCATCTGTTAATGATACCTTAAATATACATGGAATATAGTATAAAGAATATTTAAGTAAAATCTTGACTAATTTAGAATCAACGACTTTAAAAGATACAGATACTAATGTAAAAATAGAATACAATTCAATAACAAAGAATATTCCTATTTAGTTATCAATTAGTTCTATAGCCCCTATTTAGTAGAATACTTCTAATTACATTTGGAACTCAGTCTCTAATAATGAAGATGTTGTAACTTCCGATGTAGGATATAATTAGATATATTATATATCTAAAGACAGATAGTTATTACCAATTGCAGATAATTAGATATTTTCCATATTTAAATTTAATACTATAAACGGAATTACTGGTACTAAAGAAAACTACGATTTAGCTCAACTATATACAGCATTTTCTTATAATAATGGCTTACAAATTAAACCTAGTTCTACTACTTATAGTCAAGTAGGAGGAACAGTACATGGAGTTACCTTGGATAATCCCGTACTAAGAGAATTACCTTTAGACAGTAAAGTATTTAAATCTAGTAATGCCGATTTCTATCATGTCAAGTTTTAATTATTCATTTCAAATACAAACTAAAGTAACTCCTACTAAAGGGCATTTGGTATACGAATATAATCCATTTAGAAATTATAGATGTACACAAAGAATGTTTGAATATAAAGGAGACTACTATACATTAGATTAGTTAAAAGAGCAATTTAATATAGAACCAGGTGAAGACAACAAGATTTGGTTATAGAATGGTTTAGAGAATGCTTAGTTAAGCAATGATATTACTCTATATGAAAGAGGATAGTTAATGGATTTTATAACTGATGAACTTAAATTTGATTTAGAACATCCAGTAAATATTATTCCTCAATACAGTTATGATGGTTCTGTTAATCTAATAATTAATGATGGGTTTAATTAGCCCAGATTAATTAATAGCAGATTTAGTGCCACAGGTATGAATACTTATGAAGTCATAGATAGAAAAGGCAATAATGATACTAATATTTATGACCAAGGAGAACAATTTGATATAGATACATCTCTTTATAAAAGAGTAGTTAGTATTCCTAAATTAGAATATAATGGTACTTCTTCTGGTGGTAATTTATCTATTGGCAATTATCATTTTTATATTAAATTATCTGATGCTGATGGTAATGAGACTGACTTTGTGGCAGAATCTGGATTAGTAAGTATATTTATAGGATTTGGATTAGCAGACAGTTTAACTACTGGAGTTAAAAATGAAAATAGCTATAAAGGAGTTGATTTTACTTTATCTAATATAGATCCCTCTTATGATTATTTATATGTATATTATTCTAGATATACCGCAGAATAGGATGAAAATATAAATATAGAGTATAAAAAGATTAATAAGAAATTTATAGTTAATAATGCTGGTATAAGTAATATTCATATTACAGGATTTGAGCAAACAATCAACCTAACTAGTTAGGATATTAATCTTAATTATAATGTTGTTGATGCCGTAAAAGCTCAAACTCAATGTTAGAATATGTTGTTTTTAGGTAATGTTCATAAACCAGAAATACCTTATAAAGAATTATCTGATTTAGCTTTACATTTTTGTCCTTATCTGAAAGATAAAAAATATGAGTGTTTATAGAATTAGAATTATATTACTTAGACCTCATCAATGGGCTATTTAGATACCAAGTATATTTATAATTATGTAGGTTATTGGGATAAAGAATTTTACAGACTAGGTGTTGTATTTATATTGAATAATGGTGAATTATCACCTGTTTTTAATATTAGAGGTTGTACTAATATGGTTGAATATAATAATTAGCAATACTCTAGTATACCTGTTTATAACGAAAAAACCAAAGAAAGAAATTATATCCCTTATAATGAATCTACTAATTTAATTATATCTCAAGAAACTATAAATGCTTAGAATTAGAATGTAAAAGGTGTAATTAAGTTTAAGGCTATGAATGATACTAACTAGATACATAGCTTAGACATTAGAATTGACACTGAAGCTATTAATGAGTTAAAGAAATATATTAGTGGTTTCTTTTTTGTACGTCAAGCACGTATCCCTACTATATTAGCCTAGGGTATTACATTGGGAATTGATTAGACTTCTTACACTCCGACTATACCAACGGCAGGAGGGGACTTAGATAAATTAAGGGATTCTTTAGATAAAACTTATGTAACTACAGAAGATATTAATGATGTTAATTATGTTTCCGAGGGATTTTTATCTAGATATACCTTTAAATTTAAAAAGAAATCATCTAGTTTATGGAGTAAAATAGGCAAAGTAGGGTTAATTACCGCTGGAGTAGTAGCATTAGCAGCTGCTACAGTATTTACGGCAGGAGCAGTAGGTGCTGCAATTGGAGGTGCTACATTAGCTGGTTCTATATTTGCTGGTTCTACTGCCATTGGTAGTATTTTAGTAGCAGCAGGAGCTGCAACTACTGGATTAGGACTTGCTACAGGAATTGCTGGTTCTACAGCAATAATAGCTACTGGAGCAGGAGTTATAGCGGGCGGAATAACTGCTGCTATAGCAACAATTAACACAGCTAAATATAATATTTAGTCTTGGACCAAAAAGAAAATAGATGGGCGAAATACTAAGTGTCCTAAAGAATATAAAATTGTAGAAGTTGAGGATTCTCGTAAATTAACTCAATCATTTATTGATAGATTAATTATTAAAGATAGTACTAAAAATAAGATTTAGGCAATTATATGTCCTGATTATGAAGTAAATCAAGCTTATTTTAATTAGATATTCACAGGAAATGAACATTTAATAGAGACTACTAATTCACAAGGTAGTAATTTATTAATGGGACATAGTTCAAACTATTTTTCACAAGATAATAGACATTATTATATTCCAGACTATTATGATATGAATTTAAATACTAATGGTTTATATAAAATAGTTGCTGTTCCTGATAATGTTAAATGTGTAGGTCTTGATAATATCAAATTTAGAAGTAGAGCAGGTGATGCTGAGGAAGCTTGGAAATATGAATGTATTGGAGACGATTATAAAAGTGAATATTCAAAGAATAATTCAGATGAAGATTCTGAAACTATATCTAATAAGAAAATAAATTCAGATATAATTAGAGGTAGTTATGGTGCTTATTTAGGATTTAATAATACAGGAAATAAATTAGGGGCTGCAACTACAGTAAACATTTATATACCAGATTATTCTATAGCTAATTTAAGTAATTACATGTAGATAAGAATGGATGATAATTCTACATACAATGCAATTACAGATAGAATTAGTATAAATGATTTGGATAATTATTTAGTAACTTCTAAATCAGCATTACAAGGAGTTGATTATTATAAAGATGGATATTAGTTTAATGCTTTTAGAGGAGATTGTTACATATGTCAATTTACACATAGGATAAACAGGAACTTTCAAGACCCTTCTGCACCGTATAATGATGAAATAGTTGATGACAATACTTGGAAAGACCACTATAATCCTGAAAAATCAGAAGATTATGAGAGCATAAATCTAGGAGATGTTAATGCAGTTTAGTTAGGAATGTGGGTAACATTTAGAGTTCGTTCATCTTATAATTTAAATATTAGAACATTAGATAGTTCAAATATTGATGAAAAATAGATGACAGGACATGCTAGAGGTTATTTTCCATATTATCCTATGAGTGTTGAAGGTACTTATAAAATATCAGAATCTTAGATATATAATAAAGGATTTAGTAAATCTCTTAGTGAACGATGGAATAATTTATTACCAGATGTTCCATATATTAAGAATTGGTTTGGTACAAGAATAATGTATTCTGACATTCACATCAATGATGCTTATAAGAATGGTTATAGAGTATTTCAAGGAACACATTATAGAGATTATACTAGAGAATATGGTGAAATAGTTAAACTAGTTTCTTTAGAGTCTAACTTATTGGTTGTTTTTGAGCATGGAATAGGATTGCTTGAAGTCAATTAGTAGATACTTACATAGTAGAATGGATAGTATATAAACACTTCTAATGTACTCCCAGAAAAGCCTAAAATTATTTCTGATATGTTTGGCAGTCAGTGGGCTGATAGTGTCTTAAAAACTCCAGGAAAAAGTGGAGATTCTATTTAGTATGTTTATGGAGTTGATACTGTTGCTAAGAAGATATGGCGTACTGATGGTAATTAGTTAGAATGCATTTCAGATTTTAAGGTTCAAGAATTTCTAAATAATAATATATCTCTTGGCGAAAGAGAACTTACACCTAAATTAGGAGTTCGTAATGTTAAGACTTGCTACAATGCTTATAAAAAAGATGTGTTATTTACATTCTATGACAATACTTATGGATTTTAGGAGAAAGTATGGAACTTATGCTGGAATGAGATACTCTAGAAATTTATAACTTTCTATAGTTGGGTTCCTAGTTTTATGGAAAATATAAATAATATTCCATTCTCATTTAATAGAGATACATCTAAGTGGATTGCTAAATTAGGAGTTTCACATTCTAATAACTCATTTGCAGATGGTATTACTTTAACTAATACCGTATTTGACTCTCTTAATGGTACTAGAATGGTATCTAACTATGAGGTGCCTATTACTTATACTAATAAATAGGGAATAGAAAAAACTATAATTAAAACTGTAGTTAATAAGGATAATTATATAGGAGCTTTATCCCTATCTAATAGAACTCTACCTACTGAATAGTTATATTATGAAATTAGTTATAAATTAATGAGAGATAATTATAAGAATTATAAATTATTCTATATAGCTAAATTAGAGTTTGAAGATTCTGATACTTGTAAAGGCAATTAGTATCCAACTGATGCTAGATATTATGGTAAAGAGTTAATTAGATATGGTTTATTCCTAAATAATAATATTTAGGCAAAAGAAGTATTCTATGTAAAGAATAATAGTATGGAGCATGTTTAGTTAATTGATGGTAGTTATATTCATACTCAAGAAGCTATAACCGAAGAGGTGTTATCGGAAATGTATTATAGAAATAGTGCAGGACATGCTTACTCTGATTATGATACTAATAAAGTAGCTCCTGGTTCCTATTCTATAACAGATAAAGATGGCAATATAATTACTTATGAAGAAACTATTCATACCAATTTACCTATTTATAAAAATATAGCTGGAAAAAGAGAAGTACTTCCTGAAAAGCAACAAATTAATTCTGATAAAATAGTTAGACTGTTAAATATTAAAGCTACAATTAGTATAGAAACTCCTAATGAAGCTAATGTTACAGATGCTTTTTATAATTATAAAGCTGGATATAATCCCGATACTACTCTAGTTAATTTTGGATAGTATGAATCTACTATAGCAGTAACTCCCAAATGGAATATGTAGTTTTTATCTACAGACTTCTGGAAACATGGACAAGCTGGTATTATAGATATAGCAGATGATATATATCCTACTTATTGGTATGGTAAATAGCATCAATTTGAGTTTGAGGTAATAGTAGTTAATGACCCAGCTGTTCATAAGATATTTACTAATCTCGAACTTATAGCTAATAAAGCAAAACCTGAATCTTTTCATTACGAAGTAATAGGTGAATCTTATGATTTTGCAAAGGACAAAGCAAATATGTATTTTAGATAGGAAGCTTTAAAAGCACTCTGGTAGTATAATGGTTGTGATATTGAATATAATAATAACTTTTTAAAGATTCAACCAAGACAAAATGCTAAGTCTGCTGATTTACCTCATGTTTATTATGCTAGATAGGATAAAATAAATGAGGTTGAAGATAGTTATGTTTATGCCACTGCTCCATCAGGTGCTGATTATAGACATTTATCAGGTGCTGAAATAGTGTATTATCCACTTAGGTAGGAATACAGAGTATGGAATCATGCTATGGCTGTTGACTTAGATAATTAGGTAGATACAACTGATTCTGCATTTGGTGGAAGAGGATTAATATCTTCTAATATGAGATACTAGGAAGATAGATGGAGAATATAGATAAATCCTCTATTAGTTACTTATAAGAATGAATATAAGAGACCAGAAGGTTCTACATCAGGACCATTAATAACTCCAAATAATTCCACATGGGCTTTTGCTAGTGATAATAAAACTAGATTACCTAAATTATCTATTTATAATTCTCCTATTCCTGATGATGTAATTAGTAAGGGAGTTATAGATATGCCTAATGAAGAAACAGGTGATGGTGTTGACAATGCTTTATATGGTTTATATGCTAAGAATAAATCTTATCTAGACAATTCTGATTGGTTGAATGATTCTAATATATATAATACTAATTTTGGTGTTGCTTAGAATCGTAAAGAGGCAGATATGAGAGACAAGTTCATAAAGATTAGAATTAGATATAGTGGAAGAGAATTGGCGGTTATTGACTATTTAAATACAATATATCAAGTTAGCTATATTTAATATGAGTAAATATACAAAAATAAGAAAAATATAGAAAGGACAATTAGGGTTTTAGTTTGGGGTTACTGATACTAGTAACTCCACACTTACCCAAACAGCTTAGGATGCTGTAAATAATTAGATTAATTAGAGCACTTAGGGAATCCGTAACTAGATATAGCTTAAATAGTTTGGTAATTAGTTATTAAACGGGTATCAATAGTATTCACCTTATATCTATGGAGGATTAACTAATTTTGGTATTATGTCTGGTAATTCTACTATGGCTAATATAGGCTAGTTAGGTAACACTATAAATGGTGGTATTTAGTTAGCTTAGAATTGGAAAGGACTGTCTGGTGCTGATAAAGCCACTGGTGTTGCAGGATTAGCTGGACAGGCTGTAGATACATTAGATAATGCTTTATTTAGTAAACAACATGCTAATGACTCTGCTTTAACTAAAGGACTTAATTCAGGATATGATGCTGTATCTAATGCAGCCATGATGTTCTCGCCTGTTGGGACTGTCGTTGGAGGTGCTATGAAAGTAGGAAAACTCTTAGGTGATGGACTTACAGCTATAGGAGTTGGAACTGACCAAATGACTAAAACAGATTAGGTTCTTGATAGTAGCTTTATGAAACTTACTCCAGTTGGTTTAATTAATGGTATTGGTGCTAAAAGAACACAAGATTTTTCAGCTAACGAAGATACTATTGAAAAAGTAGGAGGTTCTTATGGTGGTTCTGTAAATACTATAAATGATGCAGTATCTAAAGCTGGCAAAAAATATGGTCTATTTAGTAGCGGTGCTAGAAAGAAAGCTAACCGACTTATTGATTCTGCTAGATAGCAATAGAATATAATGACCAATATATCTAATGAATATCAAGATTAGCTGGCTAATAAATCAGATTTAGCTTATACTAGATATAATATGGATATTAATGGAGGCTATCAACAATAGTATATTAGAGCTGCCAAGAATGGTACTATTCTTAAACGTATTTAGTTAAGAAAACATAGAGAAGGGGGTACATTATCTAATTAGTTACATAATGTCATAAATTTAGAGACCAAAGAAGTTGAATGGAAACCAATAATTAATACAGATATTAATTAGGAAACTCTAAAATTTAAAGAAGGTGGAGAATTAACTAATTAGTCTAATAATTAGGAAGAAATTAAATAGTGGCAACCTAATATAACTATTAATTAGTCTATTTAGACTATGGCAGAAGGAGGTAAATCTAAAGAATCTAATCCAGATACTGAATAGGAAACTAATCAAAAGAATGTGATACCAGAAGGTGCTTTACATGCTCATAAGCATCATATGGAACATGCTGAGGATTTAACTAAGAAAGGCATTCCTGTAGTTGATAATAAAGGCGAACAACAAGCTGAGGTAGAAAAAAATGAAATCATCTTCTCATTAGAAGTAACTAAATAGTTAGAAGAACTACATAAGAAATATTAGAGTGAAGAAACTACTTAGAAAGAGAAAGATGAAGTAGCTATTGAAGCTGGTAAATTATTAGTTTATGAAATTCTTCATAACACTGAGGATAGAACAGGATTAATTAAAGAGTGTAAGAAAGGAGGAACTTTAGATGAACATAAATGATTTATTGGTATCCTATAATTAGGTACAAGTTCCCCAATTCATGCAAGACACTAATATTAATTATGAACCTATAGGAGAAGAACTGACTAATAAAGATCTAATTAATTAGGAAAACTTAGAAAGAATCTAGAATAGAAGAAGGGAAGGATTCGCAGGATGGAAACCTCTGGAACAATTAGATAATTCTCAACAATATTCAAATAATACAACAAATATGACACCAAGTAAAGGAAATGCAACTTTTGAGAAGGCTATGGATTCTTACCTAGCTAAACATCCCGAAGATGCTCAATATAGATAGACATTAACTAAAATAGCTGAGAAAGAATCAAGTTTTAGACCTACAGTAACTAGTAAATATTCTACTGCTTGTGGTTATTTTGGATTTATAAATAGTACTCGTAAATAGTATGCTCCTAATTTAACTAGAGAATAGTTCTTAAATAACCCAGAAGAACAAATAGCTGCTGCTACAAGATTACTTAAAGCTAATAGGAAGACTTCTAGTAAATATACTAATTTAAGAGGTCTTAGTTAGTTACAAGTAGATTACGGTATGTGGTTTAGTCCTGGTGAATTTGCTAAATATTTAAAAACAGGTAAATCTGATTTTAAAGATGCACAAGGTACTAGTTTAATGACTATATTAAAGAAAATGGCATAATGGATAAAAAGAAAATAATTATAGGAGATAAAGAATATACTGTAGAAGTAGCTAAGACAGAAGAAGATAGAAAAAAAGGACTTCAGGGTAGAGAATATTTATAGCCTGACGAAGGAATGTTATTTGTTTTTAGTGAGTAGCAACCAGTAGTTGAATTTTGGATGAAAGATACTAAAATTCCTCTCGACTAGATAGCTATTAATGATGATAATGAAGTAACTACAATATATAAAGCTCAACCAGAAGATGAGACATTACATCCTTTTCCTAATGTCAAGTATCTATTAGAAGTTAATTAGGACTCAGGTATTGAAGAAGGTGATGATTTTGAGTTTGATGAATCTGATGACCCTAATAAGTATGTAATGAAAGTATTGGCTCCAGATGGTTCAACTTAGATGAGCTTATAGGGTGGAGAACGTATATTTAGTAGAATTTCTACCAAATAGATGATTACTTGGGCTAAAAAAGCAGAAGCTAATAAAAATAATAAAGAGCTATTTACTAAATACTGTAAAAGATTAGGTAAAAGAATGTTTAAGGAGATATATGCACAAGACCATAGAGAGCCAGAATATGTGTAGTCTCCTGAATCTAAAGAAAATTAGAACGATAAAAATTAAATAATTATATAAGTCATCAAAATTATTTGCATAATAGATTAAAAGTATATATGATTACATATATAAGAATTAGATAATTAACTAGTTAATTAAAAAGTTTATAACAAATTATGGAATTTATTAAAAAGTTTCAAGAAGGTGGTGCAATGCCACAAGATGCTGGGGCTGCTCAGGCTGCTCCACAAGGAGGTGAAGACCCAACAGCAATGTTAATGTAGGGTGCTTAGCAGGCAGTTCAGAATCAAGATTGTCAAATTGCAATTCAAGTATGTCAAATGGTGATTGAAATGCTTGGTGGAGGTGGTGCCCCTGCTGAGGGTGCTGGTCCAGAGGCTGCTGCGCCTGACCAAGGAGAGCCAGTTTATCGTGCAGGCGGAAGATTGATTCGTAGAATTAAAAAGTAATTAAATTAAAACGTAGGGATGTATCTAGATATATGTTTAGGTATATCCCTAATTTTTATTATGGCAGAAACTAAAAAGAAATCACAATATAACTTTGGAGGACATAATTTTGATACAGCTTTATATCTTTAGAATTTACGAGATAATGCTGAATCATTTCTTAATTCAAAGACGGATTGGACTCCAGAACAAAAAGAAGAGTGGAAGCATTCTTATACTAATTTTACTAATGCTTTATAGGATTAGATAAATAATAATACAGACAGATTTAGTACAGATGAATTTGGTACTATAACTGATAAAAATGGAGAGTTTTCTAACACTGATTCTGACAATTTCTATTATAATAATAAGGGATAGCAAATTAGTTAGGAAGACTATGATAAGTTAAAAGCTAGAAAACAGGGTAAGTATCAGACTTTTGAAGCCAATAGACAATTTGCCAGTTACGCTAATTAGATAGGTAAGGGTCTAAGAGATGCTTTGGAGGCGAAAAAAGCGACTTCCAGTGACGGATTTGACTATGCTAAGAATGGCTTTGCTTCATTCTGGAATAATAAATATAATCCAAGTGGAGAGTAGGTGGATAGAAAATTGTACTGGGCTTTAGATAAAGATGGTCAATATACTAATAGAGTAGCTCAAACTCTTACTGACATTGATGAGTATCTAAAACGTGATGATTTACCTGATGATGTAAGAGCTAATGTTGAAGCATATAGAAATAAACTTCAAGAATATTCTACAGATAATAAAGATTTTGATGTAGAAGGATGGAAAAACGGAGTTTAGCTTGCAGCATCTAGAGCAGGTCTTGGTACTTGGAATAATGGATTCTTTAATATGGGTTCACAAGATTCTGCAACTCCTGAATCTAATTAGTAGAAACCATTTGATATAAATAATGACTAGGATGTTATTGATAGATATAAGTTAGCTGATTAGATTGCAGCACATCCTGAGTAGAGAGAACATATTATTGATTTAGCTAGAAGACAATATAATTAGGAATCTTAGGATTATACTGATTAGTATAATGCTGCTATTAAATAGGAGTAGGATGCTAAAAATAATAAAATATGGCAAACTTATTTAGCTAATAATCCTTATGTAGCCGATGTAAATAAGAGAATTGGAAGAAGTGGTACTACTTCATTTTGGTCTGGTGCTAGAAGTACTAAAAAAGCATAGGATTATGTTAGTCAAACAATTATGTCTTAGGAAGAGCAAGATAAAGTACATAATACTACGGGATATATTGGAAAATTAAGACCTGAGTTACAAGCTGCTTTAACTGGGGCACATTGGAATACTGATGATAATCCACTGTTAAAATAGTTAAATGTGTCTACAACTAACGGTCTAAATCTTAAAAATCTAGGTAACTGGTATCAATACAACTGGGACTAGTTAATGGCAAGAAGAGATACTTCAATGAAGGGATGGACTGCGGTTAAAGATAGTAAAGGTAACGAAGTGTGGAAAAGAAATGATAGTTTGAGAAGTAAAGATGGTACTTATTTCTACATGTTCATGGGTAGAGACGGTAAACTACATACTTATCGTTCTAAACCTTACTCCACATTAAAATCTGAAGCTATTTCTAAAGGATAGTTAGGAATGTCTATTTATACGAAGCAAGGAGCTGAAAATGCTAAAAAATAGCAATAGGCAAAAGCTGCTATATCTAAATAGACTGCTTAGGATAAAGGACGTACTACTCAATAGCAGAAGAATATGGAGCAAACTGGCTTTACAGGAACTGATATAGCTAGATTAGCTAGTATAGGTATGGATATGGGTTCTTTAGCTGCAGCTTATACAGGTCCTGAAACGATGGGAGTAGGAACATTAGTTAGTGCAGGATTGGGAGTAGGTTCTACATTAACTAACTTAGGTGCGGATTTAATTGATGGTGAAAATACTTGGGAAGCTTTAAAAACTGCTGGTTATGGACTAGGTATGGATACTTTAGGATTAATTCCAGGAGCAGGAACTGCTGGAAAACTAGGTAAAATAGGATAGACTGCAGTTAAGTATGTTCCTAGAATCTTAGCTTACTTAGGCACCTTACAAGGAGTCTAGAACATGCCTTATATAGTAAATTCATTCAAGAAGCTAGGTACAAATTAGAAACTTACTGTAGATGATTATCGTAATATGGCTTAGGGAATAGGTCTTATTACTGGAATTGGAGCTGCTGGAAGTAGAAAAATAAGAAATAATAAAACCACTGAGTAGTTAGGTAAACAAAAGGTAGATTTTAGTAAATCAAGAAATAAAAGTATTTAGGTTAAACAGAGTGATTAGGTAGCTCTCAAATTTAAAGATAAATAGGGTAATACTAAGTCATTTGTATTTAAGGGTGAAGATGCTAATGCTATAAGAAATGCTAAAAATGCTGAAGAGATTAAAGCAATAACTTCTAAGTATAGTAAGTTAAGAAACTATGAATTAGTTAATTCAAAAGCATTAAGACCTCATTTATAGTGGATTAGAAAAGATGGCAATTGGTAGAATCCTTTTCACAGAGTGAATAATCCTATACGTAAATATGATGTTTACGAAAATGCAGGAGGAATGTATACTAACTAGCAAGGAATTAGAGGGTGGCTTATGCCTTATGGAGGTGATAGGATAAGTAAGTCAGATATACTTGGAATTCCTAGAAAAGCTAAATAGGTAACAGCAGATAATGATATTATTAAATAGCAAGTGTAGAATGCTGTTAATGAAAGAGCTGCTAACGAAAACCTACTAAAAGACTTTCAAGCAGCTAGTGATATGCGTAGACAAGCTAAGAACAGTGGAAACATTCAAGATTATCACGATGCTACTACTTTATAGAAGGAAACTTGGGATAAACTACAAGGAGCTAGAACTGAATATAACAAATTAAGAAACATGGTTAAAAATGGTTCTATAACATTTGGCAGTGGACGGAATAAAGTCCAAGCTGATTGGAAAGACATTCTAGCTAAATATAAAATAGCTTATAAAAAAGGTGGTTCTATTTAGAAACTAGCTAATGGTGACAGTATAAATGGAAATCCTGCTAAATAGAACAGTGTAGGATATTCAAATGACTATAATTGGAATACTGATGTCTTCTCTAAGAACTTAGACCATATCTTAGGCAGCCTTAAATAGTACAAAGATGGGTATGCAAACTGGTTAAATAGTATGTAGGATTTACACTATAATGATTATAGTAATGCTTCTAAATAGGACTATTTAAATACTAATGCATATAACAATTCAACTGTTGGACAATATTAGGATAAATACAAAGCTGGATATTAGGATGAATGGAATGTAAGTCCTGAAGGAAATGACCCAGATGGTTTAGGTTATAATACTCTAGGTATTAAATCTGCTCAAGATGCCGGAAAGTTCGGTATAGTATCTGGAAATGCCAACTCAGGAGATTGGTTAGGCAATGGTAATATGTATAAAACTGATAATTCATTCGGAGGCATTACCGATGCCAGAAGATTATTAGGACGCGAAGGAGATTTTAACGAAAATTAGTTAAAAGAATATTAGTAGAAATTTAAAAAACAAGGATATGATTTTTATTTAGACCCAAATACTAAATATTATAAATTAAAACCGTACACAGATCCTTCAAGAACAACTGTAGCAGATGATAAAAAGCCTTAGCAATCTAATAACTTTAGTGTTAAAGACTTGCTAAATAAGCTTGATGTTACTGATAAGTGGGGTATTCCTAGAGCTATGTATGCTGATATAACTAATAGAAAAGTTACAGATTTACTTAAAAAGCAACCACTCTTATTAGACCCTCAAGAAGACCATCGTTATATTCAGTCTGATTTAGATGCAGAAATAAATGGTTAGGCTGCTGCAGCTTAGTTAAGTAGATTAGCTAGTTAGCCATTAACTTCTGATGGAAATTTACAAACAGCAGCCTAGTTAGATGCAGTAGCTAAGGGCAATGAAGCTATTACTTAGGGAAGACAATAGAGTAATTAGCGATTAAGAGAAATGGCAGAGTAGGCTTGGCAATAGGAAGTAGTTAATCATACTAATAGACATAATACTGCTATGTAGAATAGATAGTCTATATATAACACTAAGAATGAGAATAACTCTCTGGAAGCTGCTTATCTTAACTAGAAATTTACTGTTTGGGATGCTTTGGCACAGGAAAAAGAGTTTAAGGCAAAATCTGATTATGAACAGATGAGAGCTAGAGCTGATTAGTTTGCACAAGGAGATATAAATAATGCTATTAAATATGGATTGGCTAATTATGCTGATAAATATGGTTTAACTCCAGAAGATGTATCTCTGTGGAATAAAGTGTACGTAGATGGTTCTATGAAGCTTGATGATGTTTAGAAAGACCCTAATAAATTAAAACAGTGGAATAAGGTATTATCTGCTACCAGACAGATTTAGCAAGACTTACTTGGAGAATACTATGGTATTCCTAAATCTAAATATTGGACTATCAGACAATCTTCTTATTCGCCAACTATAACTACTTAGACCACTAAATAGAAGAAAGGTGGTCATATAAACCTAAAAAAGGTAAGAGAAGCAGCTAAAGGTGAAAAACTTGCAGCAGCTTAGTTAAAAGCCCAAACAGCAGATGCTGATAGATTTTATAAAACAACTAAAGACCATATAGATAGAATGTATGATGCTATAAACAGACTAACTAATTATAGTAGTACTAAAAAGAAACGTAAAAAGAAGTCTAATTAACAATGATATTTAAGTTTCAATAGGGAGGAACAACTCCTCCCTTTGTTGCTTATTAGCCAGTAATTGTGTCTGATAAGCGAACAACCGCCACTTAGGAAGAGGCTCTGGCTGCAAAAGCTACTAAAGATTCAGAGAGTGGTAAGTTGACTAGTAAAGATTTATATACAATGCTTAAAGAAAAGCTTAAGGGTCTTCCAAGTGATGTAAATATAGCTATGAGTTAGTTATAGTAGCTTGAATAGCTTACTTAGATGGATTTTGATGGTTCTTTTACTTAGAATATAGAATCTAAATATTTATCTACTCTTTAGACCATGAATAATCTCTCTTTTAGTCGAGATTAGTATGATAAAGCTATGGAAACTGTAAAGTCCAATGGAGGATTAAATGAAGCGGCTATTGATTAGTATGGGCAAGTATATGTAACAAACGGAAAAGATTTTAAATTAATGTCTCCTGATTAGGCTAAATAGTCTGGCTGGACTGTAGTAACTAATTAGGACTTATTATATATGAGAGCTAATGACGCCAGTTTAGCAGGCAATGATAAGATACTAAATGTTGTTAATAATGGTATCGGAATTGATAAAGTAACTGATTATATTTAGAAATGTATTTAGGGACTTGGTGCTTCTAAATCCGAGGAGACTTTATATGCTAATGTTACTGCTGGTTCAATATTAAAAGGTTTGAATGATTTTAAATAGGCAGTTGCTTAGTCTGGAAACTATGATGCTACTGTACAAGATTTGTATAGTGGTAAATTAATGACAAAAGATTCAGCAGAATAGGCTCAATAGGCATTAGCTTATATATATAGAAGTTTGCCTGCTAATATGAAATCTCTTTTAAAAACAAGAACTCAAAATGGTACAGATGAAGAAGCTTTAACTATGGTAGGACAATTAGTTAGTTCTAAAACATCCCCAGAAAAATCCTTTGAACTCAAATTAGAAGATACAGCACTAGACCATCAAGAAAAAGCAGCCAAAGGTAGTAAAGACCCTCACTCTGTTAGTGGTTTAGATATGAATCCAGTAGATATGCTTTAGGCTGGTTATGGATAGAAAAATTAGTTTACTATCTAGACTGCTGCTGGAGTTTCAAATGGTATTTAGATTCCTACTGTTCAAATGCCAATAACTAAAGAAGGTCATAGTATTGGCATGTCTACACTTATGGACGTGGCATCTAGTGATTATGCTGGCTATCTTGATTTCAGTAATGCTTTTATGGGAGATGTATAGATACCGCAAGCAGGAATGCAGAATATTGCAATAGACGGGACAGCCTTATACACTGCTTACTTACCATTGGATATGACTTATTTTAATGAAACAGGCTAGAAAAGACCAGATATAGGTATGCTTGGGAGATATAAACAAGCGTAGGATGAAATTAAAAAATCTGGAACTAAAGACCCTAATAAGATTAACACAATCTATAGAAATCATAACTTACCTGTGATGTATAGCCCAAGTGGCGATATTTTAACTAATTATGTTAAGTTTGGTATAGTTAATGGCACTGCTTTAGATAGTGCATTTGGTGATGGAGCTAAAATGGCAGATTACTTAACTGAGACAACTGATAAAAATACGATAGCTAATACTCTCAATATCCTAAATAAAGGTAGAGGAGAGAAGAACCAAATAGAGTATGATGCAAAAAGTTGGTGGGATTCAGTATCTCCAGTATTTAATGATTATACTCATGTTTACAAAGGAACTATATTTATGCCTATTAATGATGACTATTTTACATATTCCGCAGCAGCAGGTTCTAAACCTACTACAGCATAGGCTGAGATGATAGAAGCTAGATAGTAGGCATCTGCTAAGACTCGTGGTTACATAAATCCAGGACAACTTTAATGAAAGAGAATGATATTATATTAAATATGTTAGCTAACCCTAAATTTACTCTTGAAGATTTTCAAGCAGTAGGTTTAAATAGTGATAACACTGGGTTACAATCTGAAGATAAATATCTAGAAAGTGATAAGATAAAATCTATTAGTGCATTTCAAGATTCTAATGGATAGTTTAATAAAAATAAATTTCATAATTTTTATTAGAATGCTGGATAGTTCTATAACTAGATGTCTAATGATGATTATGAAAAAGCAATTCTTAAATAGGCTTAGTTTAGTAAGGATAATATATGGGTAAATCCACAACAAAGAACTGTTGATTATAGACCTACTTTAGTTAAAAGAGCTAATCCTACTTTAGTAACTAATAGTTTGGAATAGATGGGATAGATGGGTAAAAGAACCTTATCTACATCTGAAATAGCCTAGACACAAGCAGTAATTGACCCTTTTACAGGTAAAAAATCAGCCAGCCCTAATGATTCTTTCTTTTCTAACCTATTCAATACCTTAGTACTTGCTTCTTATGATAATGATGTTGTTGACCCTAAAACTGGTGAGATACTTCATAAAAAGGGCGATTTAAAATATAATGAGGATGGACTTCCTTATTACGAAACACTGTCAGGACGTGATGTACATGATAAGCAAGTACTTAATAAAATGAATGTACTTACTACTGATGGTTCAGTATGGAATAAATTTGATTTCTTTGATTCTGATGGTTTAGAATAGAAAGGAGTAGGTTCTACTCTTCTTAGAAATGCTGCATTAGTAGGAAGTATGTTTATTCCTTATGTAGGACCTGTAATTACTGGATTAAGTGTAGCTACTTAGACAGCAGGATTGTTAGCTACATTAGGTAAACTTGTAGCTGGAAATGATAGTCCTACTTTAAATAATATTCAAGGATGGGCTAAATCTGTAAATAGACAAGCTTCAACTGAATATGCTCAACAACATACATGGTGTGCTGAGAATTTTATTAATATGATAGGCGACACTGTAGGTTAGTTAGCAGAATAGCGTTGGATATTTAAAGCTGCTCCTATGTTATTTGAAGGGAAGAATGCCTGGAAAGCTATGTCTATTGAAGGATAGGAAGCTCTTAAAAAAGAAAAGTTTGCTGAATTAACTAAAACTAGTAGTTTAACTACTGATAAATTGATACAAGATGCTTCAAGTGAGAAAAATATTCCGTTATTGGAGAAGTATATGACAGAACTTAAAGCTATTAACGAGACTAAGGCAGCTAAATATGTAGATGACTTAATTAAAAGGGTTAATTAGATAGGTAGTCCTATTTCTAAAGCATACATGACAGGTATCACAGTACAAGATACTTATGGTGATGCTAAGTCTGCAGGGGCTTCAGATTTAGAAGCTGCATTACTTACTCTAGGATATGCTGGAGGTGAAGCATGGATTCTTAATACAGGACTAGGTGAATGGATATTACCTGAATTACATATTGATAAATTTAAAAATAAGGCAATAGCAGAAGCCTTAGTTAGACCAGTTAAAGAAGCTCAAAAAGTGCTTGAATAGACTGGAGATAAATAGGGATTTGTTAAGAAAATGCTTAACATTGGTAGAAATATAGCTACTAATGTATATGCAGAGAAGGCTATGGCTAAAAAAACTGCAGGAGTTATTGGAGCACATGCACTAGGAGAAGCATTTGAAGAAACCTCTGAAGAGTTATTGGCGGATGCATCTAAAGCCATTTTTAATATAACTAGATGGTTAAGAGGTAAAGATTAGCTTAATTTTTGGGAAGGTGATAATGCCTTAGATAGATATGCTATGTCAGCTTTAGGAGGTTTAGTAGGTGGAGGATTAACATCTGCTGCTACTAACTTTAAATAGGTATATAGTTTAGCAGGAATGGATAATTCTGCTGCTATGTAGTAGCTTCTATACATGGCTAATAATAATTAGTTAGGAGACTTTTTAAAACAAGTGGATAAAATGACACTTGGTGATAAAAATAAATCAGCCACTAAAACTATTTATGATTCCGACCAAGGTGTAATATTTGCAGAAGGAACTAAAGATGATAATCAAGATTTAGCAGCTAAATAGGCTATACATAATTAGGTAAAGTTTATTGATAATATATTAACTACAAATGGAGCTAAAATAAGTACAGACTCTTTGCTTAGTAAACTATCTATGGAAGATTAGCAAGATGTCTTGAAAAATCTTAAAATAGGTAATTTAAGAAATACTAATGTAATAGGTATGTATGCTTAGGATTATCAGAATCTTTAGTCAGATTTAATTAAAGCATCAGCAGAATTAAAGAAAATTGATGATGAAATAGGTGATGTAAAGAGCAAAGCAACTCCAGAGTAGTAGAAAGCCAGAACAGATAAGGCTGCAGAAATTGATGGAATTAGAGGGAGGTTATAGGAATATTTAAATGGTACAATTGCTCCAGATTTTATTAGAGATGCTGTATTTGAAATAAATCCATTAATTAATGATAGTTTTATTATTAGCTCTCTGGAACAATATACTAAAGCTAAAACAGGTAAATTACCTAATTAGTTATCCGATGAAGAGTTAAATAAGTTAGCAGAGGAATTTAAAGCCTATATGAACACTGATGGCAAAAGAGATACTCATATAGCAGCTGCTGCTTATTAGAATATGATGGAACTTGGTTCTCCTATAATTCAATAGTTTTAGGAATTAGTTAAACAAGCTAACACAAATAATAATGCTTAGATTGTTAAAGACTTTAATTAGTTTGTAAGTGGCTATTTAGTTGCTTTAGATAATATTGATACTACTGATTAGGAGGGTTATTAGTCTAGAGCTTAGGCACTTTATAATTCTATAGCTTTAGGAGGAATTAGGACTTTAGCAGAACCATATTTAACATAGGATTAGAAAAATAGGTTATAGGAAATATCTAATAGTGCTGAAACAAATCCTGTAACACTTGCAGCATTACAGGGTGAGTCCAATGACATAATAACTGGAGCAGTAGTTAATAATGTTAATGCTTTAATAGACCCTGTTATAAAATAGGGATATATTAACCCAGAAGTTAGAAAAGCTTTGCTAGAAAGCCTTGGTAAATTAAAAACCCTCAATTCTGACCGTACTACTAGGTTGCAAAGTAAGATTGAAAAATCTGATATAGCAGGAATGAAAAAACTCAATAAGTAGATGGTTGAAAACAGAAAGCAAATTGAGAATTTACAGGAACAAATAGAGAATTTACCAACAACACCTGCCCTTGAATTTATAGATAAGTTTAAAATAGGAGCCACTAACTCATAGTTAAATTTCTCAGAACATTGGAAACAAACTATAGATAAACTCGCAGATAATAAAAGTGACTTATCTGAGTTTAGTACAGATGATGTGTGGGAAGCTAATAATCAAGAAGCCATTCGATTAGTTAAAGCATTTAGAGCGGTGCTTGAAGGAATGAAAGTAGATAATGCTGATTTAGGTAATCCTACGGGATATTCTAAAATGCTTAACTTAGTATATTAGAAATCAGCATAGAAAAACTACGTTCCATTAGCTGAAATAAGTACATAGGAAGCTAATATGATGCTTGAAGATGTTAGTTAGATTCTAGCTAGATTAGAGTTTGCTGACACTTTAACTAAGATGAATAGAGGTCAAAAGCTTAAAGAACAAAATAAAGTTGCAGCCAGAAAGAATTAGTTAGTATACAATGGAACTAAAAGACTTATTGATACTTTATCTGATTCAGATTGGAAAGATGATAGTATTACTAATTTAAAAAATACATTTAATAATATTACTACAGATGTTAAAGAAGCTTTAGAAAGTGATAATGTTAAACAAAGTAAGGAGATTAGGGCTGCTGTAGAAAAATATATGATGTAGTTAGATAATGCTATTTATGATTTCTTTCAAGCTAATAAAGATTCTAAGGGTGAAATAAGTACTGAAAAAATAGGTAAGTTATTAAAGAAATTTGCAGGTGATGCAGGATTCTTTTAGAAAACTAACGCTATACTTAATGAATCTACTAAATCTCTAAGTGATAATTCTTACATTTGGTATTTAGCTTCTAGAGCAGCCGTAAAAGCCTCTGACTTTTATGGTTCATACAAGAAAGCAGTAAATGACAAAGTAGCACCAATAGCTAGTTAGGAATTAGCTACCTATCTTGGAGTTGCAGCTATAGCTAATATGAATATGCTTAATAAATTTGTAGATGCTTATAGAAATACTGTAATCCAAAACTTTAATAAATTATCTGAAAAAGAGAGAACTGATTTATTAAAGTAGTTTGACGGAAGTGGAGAAGCTTATTCTAAAGATTTATTAAAATATTTTGGAGCACACGATGTTCTTCCACAATATAAGAATGTAATATTTATTGAAGGTATTGCAGGAAGTGGTAAGAGTAAAGCGGTGTTTAGAAACGTAATTAACACTATAAATAATATTGACCCAGATTATTTAAAGAACGCTTATTATGTGCATGAGACAGCTGATTCTGCATAGAAAGCAGCAGAGGATTTGGAATTAAAAGGTTAGACATTTGGTAGGGTCGATTTCTTAAAACACTTATCTCCAGAGTGGAAGGATATTAGAGATAATAATAAAGATGGTAAGAATTATTTATATAAAGGCTCATTTAAGTTTGACCCAATTACAGGTAAATTAGAGAATACCTGGAAATTAAATAAAATAGCAGATGTCCCAAAGGTTATATTTATAGATGAGGTATCCCACTACAATTAGCAAGAAATGAGTATGATAGAACAATGGGCTAAAGAACATGGAACTATTGTACTTACTGCCGGAGACTTTGATTAGGATACTTCTATTGCTTTTACTGATGAAATTAAATATAAAGGAGACCCAATAAGTGTTACATTAAATAGAAATAATTTTATTAGAAGTCCTAAGCTAGGTGTATCATTACGTACTTTAAACAAGCAAATGACTTATTGTACTAAAATGATACAAGCTGCTATTTAGAGACTTAATGAGGGTAAGGGTGATATAGACTTAACATTTAACTACTTAGACAATGATTCTGACCATTTAGGACTATTTGGAGTTAAGATAGCCACACCTAATAATCTAGCTAAAGGTCTCGATAAAGCAGAACTTGAACGTATTATCCCTACTATTGATTTAATGGTTTCTACATCAGGTGATGAGAAAATAGGATATATTTATCATAGTACTGATACAGAATTATATAAGTTATTAACTACTAAATATAAAGATAAGATAGTAGCTTATAAAGATTCAGATGCACAAGGTCTTGAGGGCAAGTATTACATAATAGAGAACAACATCAATCCTAACGTATCTGATTCTGTTTTATTAAGGTCTTTGTATACAGGTATAACTAGAGCTTCTTAGGGTGTACTAGCTATAACTCCTGGTACTACTAAGAATATTAAGTCAGTGGGAATGTAGCAGGATAATAAATTCTAGTTAGAAACTATTGGACCAGAAGCTATTAAACATGCTTCAAAAGAGAGGCTAGAGTAGTTAGAAGATATGGTAGATGAGGATGATGGAATATCTAAGTTAGAATCACCAAAAAATACTCCAACACCTGCCAAAGCTCCTGCATCAGGCGGATTACCTCCTGTTCCCCCTCCAGCTAATACTCCTACAGTAAGTACTAAAACTAGTTAGGCAGATGCTGATATAGAAGTAGAAAAATTTAAACAACTTATATATAATCCTGATGGTACTACTAATTCTATAGCTAAAAAGTTAGACTAGGAGTTTGATATAATGGGTGTGGAAGCCAAAGAAGATAGTGGTAATTGGATTCCTACTGTTAATTTAAAAAATGGTGATGATGAATTTAGTATCCCATTAACTGAATTTAATAAGGAGTATACTCTATAGAAGAAGGATGATAAGTCTACTATTCCTATCTATAATGTAGGGCAATCATTTATAATTAATGATGGAACTTCTGACAAGCATATAACTGTGGATGAGATTTTATCAGGAGACCCTTTGACATACAAAGTATTTGACAAAGATGGTAATACATTTGAAATAACACAGGAAGACTTACAGAGATAGTACAAAGGAGAAATCCCAGAAGAACCTGTTATTCCAGAAACTAATACAGTAACCACTGGAATGGAAAACGCTTCAACAGAAGAATACGAAGCCGCTATTACATAGTCTAATACGGAGGAGACTACAGAAACTCCTAAATAGGTAGATACTTTATACAGTATGAATACTTATTTACCAGGAATGAAAAATGATAATGGTAAAGCAGTATTTGATGATGATTCTCCAGAAGGTCAAGCTCGATATAATGCTCGTATAGATGGATTTATAGGATTATCTAAGTTACTGGGAACTGACGATTGGAATACCTTGGATAGAAACTTTGCATATTGTAGAAATGCTTTATTTGCTAATGACAACAATTCTAAATTGGCTAAGGATTTAGCTTATGTACTTAATTTAAAAGGTGATGTTAATATTAGGTATGCTTTAAAGAGTTCTGCAGGTAGATATGATTCTAAAGACTCTCGTTACTATAGATATGACTAGGGAGAAAATGAGGAATGCAGTTATTTACATTCTGATGATGAATCTGCTAAATAGGCTCCTAGAAAGAAAGTAGTAGCTTTGATATTTAATGATGGTAAACCTGTTTTAGAAATACCTATAGTTTCACTTAATTCTCCTATATCATTAGTATTCTATACAGATGGAGAAGGTAATTTACTACATCCAGAATTAAATAAAGCTTATACAGAAGCACTGAATAAATATAGTGGCGAAAAGAATTAGAGTGATTTAGCAGTACAGGAGGTAATTAACTAGTTTGATAAAAGTGGTATAGACTAGGATATAATTGATTTGTTTAAGGTGTATAGATTTACTGGAAATGGTATTTTCTTTTTTGATAAATCATTTAATTTAGCTAAATAGTCTCCTACAGGTATTTTACTTACTGGCGAAAAAGGTAATCTACAACAAAATGGTTAGTTTTAGACTTCTAACTAGTTTATAGACTTATCAGAATTAGCACAGAATCCTCAGTTTAGAATATCTAGTGTTATGACTTCTAGAGATGGTTTAGTTAATGGCATACATGCAGTAAATCCAGGTCATTCATTTATACTTGTTGGAAATTCTAATGAGTTTACTAATACAGATGATTTAGTTAAATAGTATGAGAAACAAATTTCTGACAAAAATGAACCTAAGAAAGTATCATTATACTATGTAATGCCTCCTAAAACTACAGTATCTAAGTGGCTTGATAATTAGCATAATTTATATTTAAATACCTTGGGTTAGAACAAATAGGTGTATAATATAGGTAATGATTTTACAGGATATAGAGTTTTAGATTGTCTAGATAAAGCAGGAGTATTAGATTCTATTTAGTCTATTGGAAGTACTGCATAGGGATATAAATCAGGATAGGATGTCTTAAATTCTGTTAAAGATATACTAAATAATGTCCGAAATATTGAAAATAAGTGGAGAGGAGAATTAGCTTTAGATAACTCTAACTAGATAGAAGGAAGAGGAGAGGAAGAGTATTATTAGTTATTAATTAACTAGGGAATGACTGAGCAGGATGCTCGAAGAGTAATGTCTATTAAAGAGATTAATTAGTATCTTAAATAGCCTAGTTAGTTAATGTTCTAGGAAGGTCGTACAAATAATTAGGTACTTAATGCTTATTTAACTTGTATGATTTGGAACAGAACAAAAGCACCTGGTCAAGCAGAAGTGATTACTTATCATCCTGAAATTAAAGACCAAATAGAGCAAGTATGTAATACTGCGGAAGAGCCTTTAACTGACGTATTTTACAAAACTCAATATACAGATAAGACACATGGTTCATTTATAGAGATATAGTAGCAAGATAATTGGTAGTTAGAAGGAATAGATGGCGATTCTGCATTTAGAATCAATGCACGTATTGACACTACCAATTTTGTATCTGATGAACTTCCTATATCTAGAATAACCAATGAAATAGAACAACATACCTTTAACAGTAATGGCAAATAGGTAACTGTATGGGGAATGACTGCTGATGCAAAATAGAGGTATGAATCAGTTTATTTGGATTAGAAGAAACTGGAAACTAAGCCAGACCCTATTGAAGAGTATGCTCCATATATGAATAGAATTGGTATATCAGAAACAGAACTGGCTAATATTGTATCTAGAGGAGACAAAACTCCTATACAGCAAGGAATAGTAGAATGGTTTAATAGTAAAGATTCTCATAATTTCGGTTTTATATATAATGGAAATGTTTACTTATTTAATAATGGCGAATACAAATTAACTTCTAGACCAACTTCTCTAAATAATACTGATAATTTGACACTAGAAGGAGTAGATGGAAATGGAACTCACCCTATTACTATCACTTTTGAAGTAGATGGAAATGGTAATATTACATCTATGTAGGGCAATGTAACTAATTTCACACAAGTAAATGTGGAATCTGCTGGAATCTCCATTTCAGAAGATGAATGGACTAAAGCTCAAGAGGGCATTAGGGATTCTATTCCACCCCTACTAGCTAAAAATAGTGCATTTTTAAGAGACTACAGTAAATCCATATCTGCACAAGGTAAGAGGGATTTAAAACGTAGCCTTGGAACTGCTAAAAAGCTTTTAGCATAGGCAAGAAAGAAGAAAAATCAAACTTAGGAAGAGGCATGGGATAAAATGATTTCATATATAGAATCCTTAACTTCTGAAACTAATCCTTCTATCTCACTAGAGGATGGTGATACAGTTATTCAAAATGGTGAAAGATATACTATAGTTAATAAAGAAACATTATTAGCAGAAAAAGAAGACACTGGAGAACCAGTGAATTTAACTACAGATAATTTGATTAAGGAGGAAACCTAGTGTATTCCTATTAAATTTAAAATGATTTAAAATGGCAAAATGTTCACTTAAAAAATCACCTAATGGGGCTTTTGGTGGCTATAGTTAGGAATCTATCGAAGAATTAGAAGACTTTGCTACCACAGCTTTTAATGAATCTCTTATGAATGCAGGAGATGGTTCAAATGGAGGCTTAATTAAAAAAGCTGTAAGAGAAGCACTTCATAAAATTGGTGACTAGTATTCTATGAATTAGTTAGATAAGGTAGCTGAAATTACATAGAACTTACTTGATAATTCTGAAGATTTAGTATTTTTAAATGATTATTTACCTATTGAAGGTATTAAGAATGCTATAAATCCTAAATATAGATAGGCAACAAAGGAAAATCCTTCTCTTCTGGGAGAACCGGAGGAGGGGGAAACCCTTTCTAAGAAATCTCAATTCTTAGATGATGTATGGGGTACAAATGTAAGATTAAAAAATGCTTATAAACAAGAAGTAACTAATTAGCTTATTAATAAATTTATAATTGATAGAGAACATGGTAAGATTGTAAAAAATGCTTTAGAAGCTAATTAGAACATCAGAGACTATAAAAACTAGTTATGGTCTGATATTAAACAATACCTAATAGATAGGGGTCTTATAGATGAATATACTCCAGATATTTATGAGGATGGAGAATACACAAATGTCTTTGAAGACGAGGAAGTTAAAAAGGCTCTCAAAATATTTGGTTCTTGGGATGCTTAGAAGATTTAGTTAAACAGAGATACAGAAGACTATAAAATCTTTAAAAAGTGGTTTACATTAAAGAACTTTGATAACTTTACTAAAATGTTACTTGGTAAAGCTGTTATAATTAAACCAGGTACAGAAAATGTATTTAGTAATGAAGATAACTATTCTTTTGCAACTAAAAATGATGCTGTTATAACTAGTTGGAGAACTAGCGATGATGTAGTTCTTGAATAGGAGATTGGTGCTTTAGCTTAGTCTTTAATTAATTCTACTCCTTATTATCAATACAAAAATGATGCTGAGACTGGATAGTATATAAAGTTCTCAGATTTCTACTAGATAATGACTAAACTAAAAGAAGCAGTTTACAATCCAGAAACTTCTAATGTGGTATTTGATAGATTAGGTAGTAATTTTAGACAATTATCTGAATCTGGATTACTTACACAACAAGAACTAAATATTATTGAGGGAAAATCTTTAAAAGATATAATTTGTAACATTAGAGAAAATCCAGCTCTTTATAGTAAATTGTTATTTACTTCTATAATTAACGATGAGGCAACTTTACGTAAACTTAAATTTACAGACGAAGATTTAAATAAGCTATATTCTTTATATAAAGGAATATTTGCTCCTGATGGAAACTCTATTTAGGCTATTCAAGCAAAAGAAGATTATAGAGCTTAGAATTATTATAATTTACTTACTCAAGTAGTTGATTCTATTAATTCAGTTTAGTTCCTATAGTATAATATTAAAGATGGAGTAGTAGAAACAAGACTTTTAAAAGATTATTCTGCTGAAAATGTTAGAAAGTCCATAGAGAATAATATAGCTTATACTAATTCTTCACATATCATATCATCGCTGTTTAAAGAGAGAGAATCTAAATTATATAAAATACACGAGATAGCTAATTAGGCAGGTAATTTCTCAGGTATTACCTATGACATTCCAGGTACAGGAATAACTGTAAAAGTAGATGAACTTGGAAATGCTATTACCTACAGAGATAAATCTGGTAAATTATTATCTATCAATGAAATAGAAGGTATAATTAATGACCCCTAGACATCTGAGTCATTATGGCAATTAATTGATGATAATTTAGCAATTGGAGTATCTTATGATACTGACCTTAGAAAAGCTATTCAAATGTATACCAAGGGAAGAACTGTAATAGATTTAATGAACTTAACTTCTAATGTTCTTCTTAATAAGTATATTGCAAATGTAAAAGGTGAAAATAGTCATGGTAGAGCATAGTTAAATGCCTTATTTGAAAATATATATTAGGGATATAAAAATAAACCTACCTATAATTCTGAATTAATGGAGATGGGTTTATATGGAAACAATATGACCCCAATTCTTGATAATATAGCTAAAGCTAAAGCTCTTACTTCTGGAATTATGTAGTCTGCAATGGTTAAAGATGCAGATGGTAAGACTCTTTCTCAATAGACTCTCAGTCGTTTACTCGGCAATCTAATTCCTCAATATAACTGGATTAAATCTTATAACTGGGTAAGTAATAGAAAAACCAATCCATTTGAAAAAATGTCTTTAATGTAGCCAGGAGTATTTAAAGGTATTTATACTACTAGAGAAGTTAAATCTCCTTATGGAAACAAAGCTTAGACACAGTTTACAGTAGCCGAGTTTAGTTAGAGTGCCTTTTTATATGATTTTGTAGATGGATTTACAAAGAAATCTGATGTAAGAGGTGATAGAGTAATTGGAAATGGAAAAGTTGGATTATTGCCATCTGTAAACTCTGATAAAAACACAATTAATAGAATGTGTATTGATTTAATGTAGAAAGTTATTTCAGAGCATCCAGATATTAATGGTAAATAGTTTATAGACCTTACATCCAAAGAAATACAATCATTAACTAGTGAGTAGTTAGGACATTATTTTAAAGCAGTTAATTAGAATGTTCAACAAGATTTCAACAAATTATTTAATTGGATAAGAACAAAAAAAGGTTTAAGTATTTGGAGTTTAGAAGACATTAATTAGCAATATAGTAATCCATCTGACTAGTTATATCATTGGGTAAAAGAGTATAATGACACCCATAACGATAATATTTAGTTAATTGACTAGACTCATTATACAGTTGATAAAGTCACTAAAAAACTAAAACCTAATATGTTATTAAGAGGTTTGGAATCTAGATTTTCTGACCCTAGTAAACTAGCTAAGTTTATGAAGTGGAAAGAAACTGAAGTTCTTAAATCTCTACTTGATGATAATGTTGAGATAAGATTAGTAGATGGTACTAATTCTTCTGCAAAGACTTATTTAAAAGACAATTATGGAGACTGGGTTCATAATGGTAAAATGGTGTTTGCTAAAATTAATGGTCACAATATATTAACTAAATAGGATATAACTAGACTTGGTTTAGATATGAATGACCCACACTCTTGGAATATAGAGTTACATCCCATGCTTAGTAAATATAATGCACTTGATTATTTATTTACCTCTTAGTATATGTATGCAGGTGTGGGATGTCATACTAATCACCCTTCTAAAGCTAAATATGATGTCCCTGTAATCTATACTGGAACTACTGTAGGGGAAGGATTAGCACAATCGTATAATTATTACACTTAGAGAATAGGACAATCTTACGAAGATGCAAAACGTATTGCACAATGGAATAACCAGATATTAATAGTAACTAACGAACAAGATGCCATTAAACATGCGGCTGAAATCTCTTAGGTAATAGATGATGGAAGTATTAATTAGGACATATTTAAAAACCCTGTTTTAAATAGTCGTAGGATTACTGATACATCTAAGTTAGAGTCTCTGGAAGACAAGTTACTTCAAAATGAAACAGAGGACGAAGCTTCTAGATTTGCAGCATAGCATAAAAGAAATGTATCTTACACAGCTGCAATGCATGAATTTTAGTTAAACTAGCTAGATGGTATTCCATCAATATATAATATGGCTATTATGTCAGATTTAAAGTCTGATGTATATACAGTATAGGCAGATGTAGATAAAGCTACTAACTTTGATGGTGCTACATTTGTAAATCCATTTATAGTTATTTGGGAAAACAATTCACTGAATGGTGATAAAGCTGGTTTAAATAAAAAGTAGTTTGTACATTTTTATGATAGAGCTACGGGAACAGGAGGTATCATTAAAACTGCAGGATTTGGTTTAACTAATGATAAAATTAGATAGTATGATTTCTATCGAAATATGATGCACAATATGACTCAAAGACAATGGAAAAATGCTGATGGAACTCAATATATTATGAGAGAAGGAGGTATTCTAAAAGACTTTGAGGGAAATGATATTGATTATGGAGATTTCTATTATAGAAAAGGAGCTAAATTCTATAAGAGACGTATATAGTCTTACGATGGTAATAATACCTATTCTATATTAGAATAGCAGGTTGATGAAAACGGTGAAGCTAAAGGAGAAGAAAAGACTATTTAGGTAACTACTAAGTCTAACTATGACGTATGGTAGATGTTCGGAGGTATGAACTCAGTAGACTTTTTAGATGGAACTCTATAGGGTTCAGAAAAGTCTATAGAAATGACTGCACATGCTGCTAATATATATGGAATTAAAAAGGATGGAGTAGTTAGAGCGTAGACTGCAGAGGATGTAATCCAACCAATGAAACATTCAGACATTCATTATATGCCTACTATAGGAGCAGTTAAACATGGTGCTGCTAATATAAATCCTGTATCATCATTCTTCAATAAAAATGGACTTAGCTTTATGTAGGTTGAAATGAGACAAGCAGGGATTCAGTTGGATAAGGAGCATTAGGCAGATAATGAAGATTTATCTCTTATGACCTAGGTTATATCTGCAGCTTGTTCAATGGGTTATACCAAAATGCAAGCTACAAACTTATATAATGCTCTATATAGTTTAACTAAGTAGGCTACTAAATCCTTTAGAGATGAAATGGGAGACCTCCTAGAAGGATTTACTCCAGAGTTTGATGCGGCTGTTACAGAGACTATTATGAAAGCTTTAGTTAATGCTTCTGCAACTGATGGGGATATGCTCTAGTTAGTAGCTAAAAATATTATTAAAAAAATCAATGCAGAAAAGTAGTTCTCAGTAAATAAAGAAAATTATGCTAGCATTGATGGTGAAATTCCTTATAGTGATGCTGCCGTATCTGCTAAGGTAGTAAGTTCACTTACTTCATCTTTAACTAAAGCAGGTATTAAAACTAAAATGCCTGGACTTCTTGCAGTGCTAAATCCTGCAGAAGGAATTATTAAAATGTATAAAGTTCCAGCAAAAGATAAGGATGGTAATATATTAGTTAAAGAAGATGGTTCTACTATTTATAAGTATGTAACTATGGATGCTATTGAAAGAGAGTATGATACTGAAAATGCTCTTGAAATAATGCAATAGTTATAGAATGAAACTCAACCAATTAGTTATAATACTGATGAAACAGGACTAATAACTAGTATGCCTGATGTTAAAATAGGACACAAATATTTAGTAGCCTTCGCAGATGGTTCTTAGAGAGTAGTAAGTGTAACATTACCACACCGAACTGAATCTAAAGTAGATACTGTATTTTATAATGGAACTCCATATCAAGAATAGACTATGGGATATAGAAAGCTTATAGACTATTTAAATGGAGTAGTTGATGAAAATACAGGAGAAACAAGTCAAATTACAGAAGTTAAAGAATTTTTACTAGGTGGTCAAGACCTTGATAGTTATGATGTGAAATTCTAGGATTCTTTAGGTAATAAATGGCAAATGTCTGATTTAGATATTGTTTAGGACTATTTTGAAGCTAGAGAATCTGAAGACCCACGAAATAAAGTATTAGAAATTCTATCTAAGTATGACAAGAATGAGGATTTAAAAAGAGAGTTAATTAAAGTATTTAATTAGTCATCTAATGGAAATAAAGTACAAATAGTTAATGCTCTAGCTAATGACTTTAATGGAACATTCCTAACTGATGCTCCAATGTACAAAGAGTTCTTTTAGAACTATGCTCTGAAATTCTTAAATAGAGAAATGTAGAAATAGTTGGCGGCTTTAAATCCTGAAAATACAGAACCTTTAAATGTATTAATTAATGGTAAAATAGTTACAGTATAGCCTTCTACTATTGATATAACTAGTTATGGTACAGTAATACCTAAAACTGCTGCGTCTGCATTTGGACTTAACTAGTATGATTAGGTTAGTGATATAGTTAATAATCCAGATTTCTTCCTAGATAGATTAGCTAAGAAACTTAATACTAAGGTTCAAGACTATTATAAGGATGATTAGTTAGTTAATAATTTTCATTTAGAACTAAAACGAAATGACGGTAATCATATTTATATAAGAAGGGGCTTAGATGGTTCAGACTTTGCTAATGAAGTGTAGTGGTTTAAGTATATTGATAACGACGGCAAGGTCTTCAGAGTGGATAGTGATGGTAATATTATGCATCCTATGTATAGTAAAGATGATAAAATATTCACTGATTATGATGGAAACGAAGTAATAGTTACAGAGGCTAAGGATACTTGGAAAGATTCTTAGGGTAATATAGTTGAGAATCCAGATATAAAGGAAGTTAATGGAATAACTATAGATTAGAAAACAGGAGAATAGATACATATTGAATCTCCTTTTACTTTCTATCTAGACAATCTCAATTATAACTTTCTAAATATAAGTGCAAATTGTTCGGAAGCTGAGGTCCTTAATTTACTAGATGCTGCTAAGAATAGTAAATCCAAGAAAGCTAATAATTTTGCCAAAAGATTAATTAAATTAGGTAATTATGATAAATAGATAGATTACTTAGAGTAGCTTATTAACTTCGAGAAACTAATTAAAGGAGATACCAAGAATCCAGCATATTTAGCTTTACAAAAAGAATCAAGATAGATATGGACTTCTTTTATGAAGTATCTTGAAAATGTAGCCGCTCGTATTCCTGCTTAGTCTTAGCAATCCTTTATGCCTCAGGCAACTGCTATGTTTGAGAATACAGATACTAATAATGCTTACGTAAGTAAATTTTAGTTCTTCTTGTAGGGAAGTGACCTTAAACAATATTGAGGTCGTTAAATCTTGTGAATTGCGGGAAATGCCTTAGAGTTTAACATACTAAATTAATAAAGTGATTTATTAATGGCTAGAAGTAACTAATCTAGGTATAGTAACAAATGTTAAAATTGGTTAATCCGCAACTAAAAATCTTTTATATAACTTTAATAAAATCAGACTTGTCAATTGATGCAAAATTGAATATAGTTATATAAAAGATGAAAGCTCATCGACTATCCGAAAGGAGTAGGGATGAACTCTCATTAAAACAAATTATTAATGCTAAATAAAGTTTTATATGAGAAAAATTAGTAAAAAATTAAATTTAAATCAAAAAAGATTATTACTTGGTATGCTAATTGGAGATGGTACTATAACTAATCATCCTGATTATAAAATAGACCATTCTACTCCTCAATTAGAATACTTAAAATGGAAATTAAAATTGTTAAATGAAGCTGGTATTAAAAATACTGGATTAAAACTTTATAAAAGTTCCGCAGGATATAATAAAGGCAAAGATGTATATAGAGTAAGAGTATCTACAAATATGACTATAAAAGCAATACGTAGGAGTGTATATATACAAAAGAAAACTATAACTAAAAAATGGTTAGATTGGTTTACTCCCAGAGAAATTGCTATATGGTTCATGGATGATGGTTCTGTAAACGTAAATACTTCTAAACAACGTAGTTCTATAAAACATACTGTATTAATAGCAACCTGTGTTGACAAATTAACTGCTAAAATGATAACAAAATATTTTAAGGAAAAATGGAATATTCAGTTTAGAGTATTTCCAGAACAAGGACAAAAAACCTTAACATATTCAATAGCTACAACTTCAGAAGAAGAATGTAGAAAATTTAATAATTTAGTTTATCCATATGTAAAAGAGGTTCCAAGCTTATTATATAAGTTAAGAAATAATTTTACTAAAGAAGAATTTAAGAATTTACAAAAAGAAAATCCCGAAGTGCAAGACTTATTATTTTTATAATAAGAAGATATAGTCAACCTATATATGAAAATATATAGATTAAGTGGATATTGATGCAGTATCTATACAAACATTTGAAATAAATCGTAATGGTTTATATGAATCGTACTCTCCATATACTAGTTTGGATTCTCCTGAACTTTTAAGAGCTTCAGAAAAATATTTACCTTTTCCTACAGGAGAAAAAATGTTCCCAGATCCTGTTTACAATCCATCTGAAACTACCATGCATGAGTTAATTGCTAAGTAGCATAATAATGGTAATAAAATATTTGGATTAGCACATAAACTTAATTAGTAGGATGCTCTGTTTTTAATAGACTTTGATAAAAAAGGCAACGTATCAGTTGAAGTAAATACTAGTAATGAACAGAATATAAAAGATTTAGCTGATATTATTAAGTAGGCTAATAAAGAAAATTTTGACGTTCTTGACGGTGATGATATACTAAATACTAGAGCTTTAGCATCTCTATTATCAGCTGATGGTAATATTGTATTAACTACAGATATTTATAATAATATTGAAGGTGAAATAATTAAAGCTATCAATAGGCATAATTTATATTTGAAAACAAATTCTAAGGCTAAGAATGATAGAATTTTAAAGAATTTTGCAGTAACTTCATTATTAAATATTATTAAAAACCCTATAAATTTGAGAGAGGCTTAGTCATCTGTAGATGTTATGACCTCTACAGCTAAGGGTTTAACCAAGGCATCTCCTAAGAATGCTGTATAGAAAACATTTACTCCTGGTAACGTATTCAATAAAATATAGAGTATTAATGAAAATATGGTTGGAAAAGACGGTATTGCCATTTGTGCTACAGGTCTTAAATCATTTTTTGCGCTAACTCATATGTATAATACAATACTAAATGACGGAAATGTAAGTAATGAAGAGAAATCAGCTTTAATGTGTAATGTACCTATTGGCGGCAAAGTTTACAAAGGATTAGCTAACGTAAATGTTAATTAGAATATAATAGAAAGTTTGGTAGTAGCCGAGAATGGCAATTTTGTTCCTTTACAAGAATATTTACTGTCTCAAGAGTGGGAATCTGACGCAGCCAATGAAGCATCTGCTTTCTTATCGTTAAGTACTGATAATGCGAAGGAGTTAGCCCTCGCCAAATTAAATGCAGGAACATAGACACTTGGTATGTATCTTTATGGATTATCTTTAGGTGTTCCAGTATAGACTTTGTTCAAAGTTATGACTTCGCCATTTGCATTTAGATTAGTTGAGTTAGCTAAAGGTGATATATTTAATGGTAACTAGGGTTGTAGAACTGTTATTAAGGCTTTAAATTATTTACACAAAGATCCTGAGGAGTAGTTAGCAAGATACAATACATTTGATTTAACTAATTATAATAAGGGAAAATCTCCAGAAAAAAGAATATTAGGTCCTGCAGACTTTGCTTGGAAAGTTTTAAAAGATAATTTAATGGATGAATCTTATGAAGAGAGGCAACCATTCCTCAGATAGTTAGCACATAGAAGTAATGCCATTGAAGCTATTGAATCTCTACGAAACAAAGTTAATTAGATAAATAATATTATCTAGACTAAGAATGAATTTGACTTATATTCCACATTATATAACTAGGCATTAGATTTTATGGAGCAATATATTGATGATGTATAGTTAGAATTAAATAGTGGTACTTATGATACTGTTTATGGTAAAGCTGTAGTAGCAACTGACCTTGAGACATTAGCATTAGGTGCAGAAGAATATAAAGCAATTGGACAGATATTAAGACTTAATTAGGAAGTAAAAACAAATGCTTTAGACCTTCAAAAATAGGTATCTAATATAGAAGAGTTAATACCTAGAAGACTTTAGTAGATAGGATAGGCTTTGAATAGAGGAAGTTAGCAAAGTAGACTTGGCATATAGGTAACATAGGATGAGATAAAGAAACCAGATAACTATAAAATTGATATATAGAGATTCTTGTATGATGAAATATATCAGAGAGAGAAAATAGAGTAGTATGATAGAATTAAACAATCTTATAATCCATTACGTATCTTAGTTACAGACCCTCAATATAGAGGTTATGTAGAAACCATGTACATAGCTCATCAAGGTTTATAGAACAAATAGTTAAAGTATAAATTTACAATAAGCAAGATTGCTGATTTTATCTAGAAAAATAAAGTTTCAAATAATCTACAATAGCAGGTTCTTAAAAATGGTAATAATTATGTTGACTATAAGCTAAGATAGAATTGGATGAGAGATAGTAATATGTAGATTACTATTCCAGGTAGTACTGAAAAGACTAAAACTTATGCTTTTATAGGAGATTTAAATAATTATAAATAGTTATACTTTGATAAAACTATCTAGTTAGGAACTGACATGGGTGATGCAAATTTTAAATTATGGATGGAAAGAACTCTTATCCCAAAACTTAAAGCTGACCCTACTTTAAAAGACAATATATTTATACAACATTTAAGTCCTATAGTTAATTCTAGAACTAACTTAGGTATGACTTCAGTTTATTACGGACTGAATGGGATAAATATGTTACCGTAGTCTGATACTGAAAGAGAAATGTTTGACATTCATAAAGATGCCTTTAATTAGTTAGCTTCTTATGACCTTATTACAGATGCTAAAGGTAAGAGTATGGCAGTAAAAGACTTATTCTATTTATACTCTTTAATATGTAATAATGGTAAGTTTGGTCCTACATCTTTGCATAAAATATTTGAAGATTATTTGGATTCAGGTATTGCTTAGAGTTACAAACACTTTATAGCAGCTAAGGATAAGGATATTGATTTTTATCAGAAGTTGGTAGATGAATGCACTGATGAATGGCTTGCTCCTACAAGTTCTCCTTATGTAGGTGGTTCTAAAGTTCTTAAATACAAAGACTTAAATAGTGAACAGATGTTGCTTTATAAGAAGAATAAGAGATAGTCTCGTTCTGATGAAGATTATTATGCTGATTATGATTTTATGAATGAAATGGGATTTGACCCAGAATATGAGACAGATCATATGGCAAAAATTAATGGCTATGTTAAATAGGAATCTTCTGCATTATCTAAAAGAGATTATAGTTTCTTTTCAAATCCTGAAATTAGTTATGAAGGAGGTAGTCTACAAATGATGCCAGCTACTTTAGAATTAACTAAATAGTATCCTATAAAGTATGAAATCAGAAACAACAAACCAGTTCTAGTAGAGATAGGCGGAAATAAAGAAATTACAGATAAGTTTATGAAGTTAATGAAAGACCGTAAAGGTGTATTACCTACTAAATAGATTTTAGGAAATAATGGATTTACTACTGTAATTAATGAAGAATAGATTGAATCAGAATTAAATAGTATAATAAATTGTGGCTAATTGTTTAATTAAAGATTTGGAGTATCGGACTAAGTTATCTTAGTCTGGTATTCCAGAATCTATATTTTATCCATTTTGTAATGGATTTATGAGTAAATATGGAAGATTACCTAATCTTGATGAAATTCCTAATGTAGATTCTACTTAGCATATAACTAATAAACTTCATCTAGATAGTAATAATTCAACATCTATAGATAATATTATGTCTTCTACTAATACTGACAGTATTGAAAAAGCAAATGCAAGTTTAAATGATACTTATAAAGATAAAGATATAAATATAATCCCATTATATAAAGAAGCCTTAGTTAATATAAAATCTAGACCTTCTGAATATAAATTTATAGAATAGGAAAAACATAGAGTAGATAAAAATCCTAATATGTAGAGTGTATTTAATTAGTTATTTGACAAGTTAAATAAACAGTATGGGGTATAGATGCACACAATTTCTGATAAGGAATTAACTAAAGAAGAATGGCAAGGTATTCCAGAAATCCAGACAGCTAATGCCTTTATTTATAATGGTGAAGTATATATAAATACAGACCATGCAAAAGCTGATGCTCCTATACATGAAATGACCCATATGTTACTAGGTTCAATAAGATTTAAAAACCCTGACCTTTATTATGGAATTGTTTAGTAGGCTTAGAATTTTCCAACATTTAACTAGTTTATAGAACAGAATCCAAATAGAGCTATGAATGACAATATGGAAGAACTTTTTGTAACAGAAATGTCTAAGTATCTAGCAGGAGGAACTAGTGTTATTGAACAACTAGATTAGTCTGTAGTCAATGAACTTCATTACAATATGAAAAGATTACTAGATACTGCTTTAATGGGTCAATATAGTGTAAAAAGTATTCCAGATTCTTAGTTATATAAAATGTCATTGTCTGATTTAGCAGACACAGTAAATTCAGCAATGTTAGAATCCAATTTCTATGGAAGTTTAGATGATGCTTCTTTACATAGACTATTAGCTAATACCAAATCAGATTTAATGAAGAATGGTGATTTAAGAGAAGATTGTGTATGAAATGTAATTATAGTTATAAAGGAAAACAATTTGATTCTATTTAGTAGCTAGATGATTTCTTATTAGAGAAACAAATCTATGAAAGTAAATATGGAGATTTAGTGTTTTCTATGACAGAAAAGTAGCTATCTGCCTAGAATAGAATTGATAGTATTAATAAAGAATCTGAGGAACTAAATAAGAAATATGCAGAAGCTAAAAGAAATGCTTCATTCATTGATTCAGAAGAAATATTAAAAATGACTAGACCTTATGTAGGTGTAAGTGAGTTTCTAATGGATTAGAGGAATGATGAAGGAAATCTGTGGCTTCCAACATTCACTACTGAATATTGGGCTAAACAATATTTAAATTGGAGTTAGGGAATTTATTCAGATGATGAGAAAGAAGCTTTTTTTGATAATGATGATTCTAAAGTATAGCCAGTAGAACTTGGTAATTAGGGAGATTGGCGTAAATCTGATGGTTCCTTAAAGGATAATTTTGGTACAGATGAGCAAAATAACTTTCGAAAGATAATGGAAGATAAGTGGAAACATCAAGCTAAGTACGGTGATGATATTCATGCTATTATGTAGAGTTATTTTGCTAGGGTAGGAGTAGATTCTGATGGAAATCCTAAATATCGCTATGAGCTTTGGGAAGGTAAACAAGGGGCTATGTAGTTAGCTAAGAGTGTTAAGTACATGAGAAGTAAGGGTATTATTTCTGATGAAATGACTGACGATAAAATCAAAGGAATACTTGAAATAGCTAAAAATCTTAGATCCTAGTTATAGTCACAATATGGTGAAAAGTGTGTTTATTATCCTGAAATAACAGTAAGTGCTAAACTGAACCATGAGTATGAAGGTAGGGATGATTTAAGTGTTTTAGGTCGTCTTGATTTATTAGTAATTGATGAGAATGGTATTCCTCATATTATGGATTATAAAACTTCTCCAAAGGATTATGACCATTTTGCAGAAGCCAAAAAACTTACATTTACTTATTAGCTAAGTACTTATGAAAGAATGTTAAGAAGACATGGTTTTAATACTACAGCTACAAGTTTAAGCATTATACCTTTAAAACTAGATAACTTTCATAAAGAAGGAGATAAGTGGACTTATGATAAAGTAGTTCCTGGAGGTAATTTACTAGAATCTATAACTGACAGAGCTAACAAAGATTACATAGCTAATAATCTTGATGAATATATTGAAGCCCCTTTGTTACTAGATGGAGACTCTAGTCAGATTACTGAGAATGTAACTAATTTAATGAAGACTTGTTTCCCAGAACATGGTAATGTTGCTACTGATGAGTAGATAAAGAAAATGATTGATGGTCAAGGTGGTTTTAAAGAAAATAAAGAAGCTGGAACTCTGGAATTTAAACCAAAAGGATGGACTAAAACAATCTCGGTAAAACAAAAAGAGGGGGCAGAGGCTGAATTATTTAATAAAGTAAAGAAATTCTTTACAGGTCAAAGAGAACGTAGTTTAAAAAGAACCCAAGAAATTAAAAGAGCTTTGAAATAGGCGTAGGCAGAGGATACTAGACAAATCTAGTTACCAAACTCAATGAGTGATTGGACTAAAACTCGATTATCTAAATATTGCAGTAAGTCATGGGAAGTAATGGAGGGTCATGCTTAGGATATAGCTGAATAGTTTGGTATGATATTCCTATATAATAAAGCAAATGACCTTGTAGAAGTAGTAAAGATAAGCTCTGCTGATTTAGCATTTCAACACTCATGGGGTAAGGGTAGATAGAATATTATTGGAGCTAAAGAAGCTGACTTGGGAGAAAACTCTAAATCAGATAGTTTGATTATTAAGGCAACTAATGGAAATATTGAATTGATGGAAGCCATGGCTGTTCTTAATAACATCCAATTTAATAAGTCTATCTAGTTAGGAAATATAAGTGTATTAAATCCAGTATTTGGGCAGGGTGCAGAAACTAACTCTAATAAAGAGTTATTATATAATTGGAGAAAGCTTAGGTAGTCATTTAATATAGAAGGAGAAGATTAGTTTAAATAGGATGGCAGTATTAAATTATTATCTCTCGCAGAGCGGGCATATTTAGAATATGCTGATATAATGGATAGAGTCAACGATAGATGGTAGGCTCAAGAGTTTAGTAAATTTAAACCAGCTATGACTGAATTATAGAGTTCCCTTGAGCCTAATAATGTTGAGGAAAGTCTTGAAGCTCTTAACTAGTTAAAGACAAAGTTAGAAAGAGATTTTGGAATGAATAAAGATGTTCTAACTAGAGGTGAAAATAAAGGTAAGAGTATCTATTCAGAAATGTAGAACTATGACCAGCAATATACTAAGTAGATGTATCAAATGACTCTTAGAGCCATTGCAGAGCTTAGTGGATTTGATATTAGATAGGAAACAAAAGCCCATAGTTCATTCTTAGATAGTTTAAATATTTTAGAGAATGGTATGTCGGGTAACATGATTGACAACCCGGGCAATTTTGGCAACAGATTACTTAATTAGGTAACTTAGCTAGCTCTAGATGGATACTAGAATACTAGAGATATGTCTATTAGAAGGCTTAATGAGTTATCTAACAAAGTGAGAGAATTAAAGAAAGCTGAGAATTATGGAGTTGTCAGTGAGTATGTAACTGGGAATCAAACATCATTATATAATGACATGACTTACTATGATAAAGATGGTGATTTTAGATTTAAAAATCCGTGGAAAGATACTTCACTTCCTGAACATAAAAGGGAGTTTTTAAAGTATGCACTTACTGAAATAGCTAAAAACAAACATCCAGATTGGACTCCTGAGATTATTAAAGACAAAATAGAAGCAAATGACCCAGACTTTTTCCAAGTTCCTCTGATTAGGGCAAGTGCTGCTTCTAAAATTAATGCAGATGGATGGTTAGGATGGCTAAAGAGTAAGTTAAGACCTTTAATTAGTAAAGATAATGGAGAAACATTTAAAGAACGTCTTAAAAATACATTAAAAGATGTGCAGTCTAAATACTTATCTGATGAAATTGACCAATAGCAGAGCATTGATGGTGAAATATTCAAAGCTATAAATACTATGGACTAGGGTAGTGGTCCTAATAGACTTGATTTGATCAAAAGATTATAGAGTAAACATGGATCTAACTGTTTTGAAACTGACGTTGAAAAGATTCTTGGTGCTCATATGATGGCTTATGCTACTTAGTAGGCTATGGAAGATAGAATGCCTCTTATTAAAGCTGCCTATATATCACTTGCTGTAATGGGTAACAACTAGGGAGCGGATTATTCATCTGATGAAAAGTATATAAAAGAGTATGTATAGAATAAAATAAATAAGTTAGCTATAGATGACCCTTAGTTAAGACATCTAAGGGGACTTACAGGATTCTTACAAAAGGGTGCTTCATGGATGGCTCTTGCATTTTCTCCACTTCAAATGACATATCAAAGTCTTGAAGGTATTTGGAAAGCAGGTAAATTAGTTATAACTAGACCAGATGGAAAGGAAACATTTAGTTTTGGTAATATGAGAAAAGCTATGGGTATTGTCTATAGGGATTTATTTCATTATAGTGCAAAACCATCAGTTATAGAAGGGTGTAATGCTCTTTACGGAATAAACGATATGGATGCAGCTTCCTTTGCTCAAAACAATAGTACAAATAAGCACGGATTGTTCAACTTCTTTGATAGAATAGCTTACCATTGGTCTTCTAGACCTGATTTCTATAATAGAATGTCTATATTTACCGCACAAATGTTAGCAGATGGTAGCTATGATGCACATTCTATAGATAAAAATGGAAATTTAGTTTATGATATTAAAAAGGATAAAAGGTTTGAGGCTTTATTTAATAAACCTAAAGGTTCTGAAGGGTATAACAAGGCTAAAGCTTTATTTTTAGCAACCGCATAGTAGCTAGTTAGAGAAAATGCTAGAAATGTCGATGGAACACTATACACAATAGATTTGGATAAACCAAATTTACCTAAAGCCTATTCTAATAAGGAATCCGAGGCTATGAAAGCTATTGGTGACACTATGTATGGTTACTATGATAGTTCCAAGAAGTCTTTGTGGTAGTCAACTTTTCTAGGAGGTTTAATGATGCAAATGTAGACATATTGGTCAGGTAAGAAAAATCAATATCTTGCTCCAGGTGGCATTAAAGCATAGGGTAAATGGGTATAGATGACAAGTCCAAATGGTAAAAAATGCTTTTATTCAGTAAATGAAAATGGAGATATTGATAACTCATCTATGCCTGTGGAAGAAGGTGACCCTAGAGCCAGTGAAATACCATTTATGTAGTGGAAAGGTAGATTTGAAGAGGGGGCATTTTTAACTTTATATGATGTAATTAAAAGAACTGTAGGTCATAAAGGTAATCTAAAAGAAGCTTGGAAAGAAAAATTAGATGGAGCAGATGAAGATTTATAGAAACTATATAAATAGAATATGAAATTAATAACTACAGATTTATTGGGTATGTTATTAATAGGCTCTATTTTAGGAGGATTACTAGGAGGATTAGCTGATGACGAAATTAAGAATGCTAAGAAATCAGGACACATGGAAGATGCTATGGCAGCAACTGCACTCAATTTGATGGCAAAAACAGTTAAAAATTCAGCATTAGATTTTAATATGATAGATTCTTTATTTGGATTTGTTGGAGATTGGAATCCTTTTTCTATAAGTTATGCCACTAATTAGTTAAGTAATGGATGGAGTTTTCTTACAGGGGATAAGAACTGGGGGTAGACTCTTTGTAGTTCTTTTTCTGCAGCAAGACAAATGAGACCAGTCCTTAATTGTATTAACTAGTCTTTACAAGAAGATTAATAAAAAATAAGGGCAACTTCCCGAAGGAAATCGCCATAAACAAATATCTTATGAGACCTAGAGACAATTTAAATAACAAATATCCTAGATACCACTTTAATAAACTTGGTAAAACTAAACTTACATTTGATACTGTAGATTTAGCTAACAAATATCTTAGAAAAATGAATTTACTTACTTATACTATCTATCAATGTAAATATTGTAATAAGTATCATATATCTAAATAGCAAAATTAAAAAAATAAGGGCAAGCTAATGGATTATTCCATCAACCTGCCCTAAAAAATAAGGGTATGCAGACTCCATTTCTGGAATCCACATACCCTTAAATTGTATATAATATTTAATTATTCTGCAATTGCCTTATTCTCTCTTGACATATATGAATAATTTTCTGATAATCCTCTATTCTAGCTTCATCCTCAGTTTTACCTTGCAATACTTTAGTCCTATAAATACGCTTAACTATATCTGCATCCCAAGGATTTAATTTCCAATCTTGCCAAACTGACCAAGGTTGAATAACTGACTTAGAATAATTACTTTCTCCTACATTATTATCTCTAACATTAGAATCATCTGGAAGTATTCCAATCTTCTGTAAGTATTTAAAAAGATTAAGATTAAGATTTATATAATCAGGAGTTATTAATTGCATTAAATACTATCAGTATTGTTTAAAAACTCTACTATCTTAGACATTTTATTATCTAAATCACCAATTACTCCAACAAATTTTTGACAACATTTTTCTTTCAAATCTGGAAACATGTAAGCTGGTATTTCTCCTCCTAGTTGTCTAGCACCTCCCCATTTACCATTCTTTAACTCTGGAGTGTCATAAAATACATGTAGCTTTCCATAATATTCTAACTCATCAGGATATTTAGGATACTGCTGACGTTCATCCCTAGCTACGTATACCCACCATAGTCTTTTCTTTCTAGATTGACCCATTATTTAATATGTATTTTATAATGAATTTTTTGTAATAAATCATACAAGTTTATAGGTGTAAAATTATTGTTATCCACACCAACATCGTATTGATTATCCAATCCTATCCAAGGTATGTCTGGTGTACTGTGTACATGACCATAAAGTTGAATAATAGGTCGATTACTTAGTGAATCTGGAAGTGAGCCGAAAGGAAAGTGGTTCATAATTATAGTTTTCTTTCCTACTCTAATTACTTCTTCCCAAGACACAGATTTGAGATAATTATTTTGTAATAAATTCTCCATAATATTTAAATTATCATGATTTCCCATAATAAAGTTTATGTGTCCGTTTAGACATCTTAGAATTTCTGGGATGAGTAATTTATCACCTAAAGCAAAATCTCCCAAATGATAAACTGTATCACCCTGAGAAACCACTTCATTCCAATTATTTACAAGAGTTTCATTCATTTCTTCAACAGAGGAAAATGGACGATTACAGTACTTAATTATATTGGTATGATTAAAATGAGTATCTGATGTTACCCAAACATGTTTTGCTTCTTCTAATGTATATTTAACCGTTTTTTGCATAATACATAATTAATGTAAATAAATTAAATAACGTTATTATTGTCCAAAAGACGGTTGAATTATTCCAAAATTTAATTAAGGAAGCCGCAACCATAATTAATAAGATAGTTATTAATAAAGCACACATAATTATTTATTTAAATAATAAAAATAAATAGTAGGTTTATGGCACTTAAATAAATCATTAATTATACTGTAACTATATTTAGTTTTACCAGTTTGGGTATTAATGATGTTTAAATCAATACCATAACCCACTCCGTCTATACTAGCTTTTCTACGTCTGAATTTTTCAGACATTAAATCAGTAAATTCGTCATCTGATGAAGTATAATCCATATAAAAGGTAATTTCATCATTATGCATTATATAGGTACCTAGACATTGAGGAACATGAGTTTCACATAACAGCTTAATTAGACTATATAAATCAAGTTTATTAAATCTATTTTGATTTATTTGATAGTCTAGAAGTCTTGTATTTCTATATTTAATAGGTTTCTTATAATTAAGAATGCCATTAGTTAGATAAAATCCACCAAGCCATTTAGATATGTCTTCTTTCTTCTGAATCCATTTGTAAAACTCTTCTTTAGGATTAAATCTACCTAACTTACTACACCTTTGTAAGAATTTAGAATATACCTTATCAATTGGTCTACCTAAATTATGTATTAGAAACTTTTTAATATTTCCATTAACATAAGTATAGTCATCATCGTTCCAATTATGTTTACAATAACCCCATTCTTTTAAGTTTTTGGGAACAGTATTAATGTCTTTAAACTTATGTCTTGGAAATTTCTTTAAAGACCGTTTACTCTTAGTATTACTTCTTCTTAAACCAAATGTTAATGTCATATTAATTAATACATAAACTAAGTTCTGTTATTTTGTCTTCTATGTCAGATATTTGCTTCTCTAAGTCAATTTTAGAGGCTTTATGTTTATTTATTTCTCTAATTGTATAAGCTAATTTTCCTTCTTTTACAGACTTTAAATATGATAAAGCTTCAAGTTCTGTATTAAAACAATATTTATTATATATTTTATATTCAACTTTATGATTACTACATGGACTATAATAAATAGTACATCCATCAATATTACACCCTGTAATTCTAGCCTTAATTATTTCCTCTTTTTCAAGGACATATATTAAGTCACAATACTGCCATTGTTTTAACATAATTAAAAATTAATCCCATTCACTTAATACAAAGCAAGTCAATTTATCTCCTAATTCATAAAATACAAACTCATGTTCATTTAAATCAAATACTTGACCAAATACACTACTGTGATTTTTAGGATTTTCTTCCAGCCAACTTTCTAAGGTTTGTATAACATAACCACTCATACCAAATGGACCTCCAAAATGAAGACCATCTGGTGTGTCAAAAGTAAATCCACCATCATGATATACTAATGAACTTTTTATTTGTTCAAGTAATTCTGTTTCAGACATAAACTTACTACCAAAATACATAGATAAAATAACTTTAGCTAGTTCTATATCTTCTACATATCCATATTTATTCATTTTTCTTTGCTTCTTTACACAATACTTCCCAACAGTTATCTTCTAACCAATTCTTTGGATAAATAGTTATAAACTTTCTATCTGGATTTTCATCTATAATTTGCTGTATTAGATTTGTTAAATCTTTTGAACTACCTTTTAAAGAGTGAAAATTACAAGCTAAATAATCCATAACCAGCGCCTTCTAATGGTCTTAGACACTTCTCTTCTAAGTCTCTTTCTTTCATTTCAAAATCAGGTAGAACAAGTTGAACAATCTTATTAAAAATGTCAATAAATTCTTCAGTAGTGGAACAACTTTCAGCTAATGAATAAGCTTCTGTCGGATAATATCTTTCACTCTTATTTACATATTCTTCTTCAATAATACCTTTATCTACTAATATCTTAGTATATTCAGGTTTTATATAAAATTGTTCATATTCAGTACAGCATTCTTGACAAAAATCAAAACTTAATTTATTACAAGCTATTTTATAAGCTGTTTCAATTTGTTCAACTGGATAATTAGCTATCATGTGAAAGTCTTCACTATGCCCATGACCATCATTGGAATAATCACCTAATGTGAAACAGATATTATGCCAATTAACTACAGTATCAGATAAATTATTATTCATTATTTAAATAATTTTTAATTATTTCTGCATCAGTCTTATCATCTATTTCTCCATATTCTTTTTCATAGTCAGAAATAGAATCTCCATACCATTCCCAATTATCAACTCCACCTGCCTGTAGAGCATTTAAAGTATAAGAATCTCTAATTAACTTAGCTAACTTTTCAGCACTAACAAATATCTTGTTTAAATCAGTTACTTTGAAGTTTGAATTACCCCAAGGATAACTTAATTCATTAGATGATACTGGTAAAGGATTTATTGTATTTTCCCAAACACATGCTGGAAAAGAATTACAAATATCTAATACATCTTCAATAGAAGTAAATGAATCCTTATCCTCTACTAAATATTTGAATGTTTCTTCTACTAAATACATAATTTAAGCTATTTCACATTTAAATTCAACACCATATTTATCTATGTATACTATACTAATATCAATTAATGTATTCCAAGCATAATTTACCTTTTTAGAAAATACATCCATATACTCAGCAACTGCATCTGATACTTCCTGTACAATATCTTTAGGAAAATTTTGTACTAATTCTGCGTAGACACAAAAACCTGAACTATCTTTTTTAGATTGCATATAACGAGGTAAATGCCATGCATCATTTAAGCAAAATGTAAAATCAGGAACTATATTTAGTAACTTTTTCCATAGTTTTACTAAATCTTCTGCTTCTTGTTCGGTATAATAACCAGTTTCACCAATGCGATAAAAATATTCATGTGGTTTGTCATCTATATCCACCAAAACCTTTAGTGTAAAATAAGGTTCATACATTGGTTCTTTTTCAATTATTTTTATCATAATTCTAAAAAGTCTCTAACATCTATATAATCAATATCAAAATTCTCAGCACACTTCTTATCAGAATCTGAAAAATCTCCAGGTTTACCAGAAGCATCACCTATCATAATCATATCTGATTTAGCTACATTATAATTTGCACATGCTTGTTCTAGTAATCCAGTATTTGGTTTTCTGTTAGGATTATTTTTATCTATAGAAGCACAATAGTAACTTCCATAAAAACATAAGTTTATTTTTCTTTTTAAATAATCACTACAGAATTGTTTTATACAAAATAATTTTAATTCAAAATCTTCCTTAGTAACAAATTTACCAATACCGCCTTGATTAGTAATTATACAAAATTGTTTTAAATTAGGTAATTTTTCTATAATCTTATCTAATACAGAAAATTGTATTCTAAAATCTGTAATATCTTCTGGAAAGGTCTTACCAGAAACTGTTTTAATTAAAGTGCCGTCCAAATCAATGAACAGCACTTTCTTATTTTCAAAATTAATCATTTATTAGCACTTTCTAAAAAACAATTACCAAGTACAGCCATAAATAATGTTGCTATTATACCAGCAATAAGATAACTTGAATCTTGATTGTATACACCTAGTACAATTAGTACTACTATAGCTACTAAACATACTATATTATATATAAATATCTTAATCATATCCTACGGTTAAATCATTTGAATGATATTTATAATATAAAGTATCTAGAATAGGTACAATATCAGCTAATAGTGTGGTTTTATGATTAAATGCCCAATCATAATTAGATATATCAGAAATAGGAATCCATTTAACAGACTCTACTTCATCTTTTTCACCACCCTCTTGTTTTGTCAGAATATCAACCCTCTTATTTAATATACATAAATGTCTAAGAGAAACATTACCATTGTTACATTTCTCAGGAGCAGTTTCTACATTAATTAATTTAAATAATTTACTATTAATATAGACACCACACTCTTCAGCTGTTTCTCTTGCACAGGCAGCAGTAGCAGATTCTCCATTATTTAGAAATCCACAAGGCATATTCCACTTACCTTGGTCATCGGGAGTACCCTTACCTCTTTGATTAGCTAATACATACCAGCATTCCTCATCCCCTATGTTCTCATGTGCTAATATTACACAACTTACTGCAACATATCTACCGCTCCATAGTGTTTTACCTGCATGTTCTCCCTCTATTACTTTGTAAGACCATGTAGGTTCCCATTGTCCTATTTTATTTGCCATATTTTTGATTATTTATTCTTAAAATTAAATAATATAAATAGTATCATACCAATAGCTTCTAATGATATAATTATCATAAATAATGTTGTACTCATTTATAATATTTATATAATGAAGTTACATTTGGATCATGTCCACCATCATAAATACAGATAGTTTGAATAATTCTAGCATTAGGATTATACTTTTGTAAAGCTTTTTCTAATTTATCTCTAGTAGTTCCAGAATAAAATGAATCATCAAATAAAATAAATTCATCAGATTCTACATAATTTACTAATAAGTTAGCCTCAACTCCCTTTTGTCTTAATCCACCAGGAGCTATAATTACTTCTCCAAAATCATCTGTTAAGAAGTCACAATTATTAATTACAGTTTGCCCAAAAGCTCCTGTTAGAATTAAACCTTCTCTCCAAAAGTATTCAAGATTATTATTAATATAATCTGTTAGTAAATTGTAACCTAAATTAATAATATCTTGATTTTCTCTAATCACACTATCTAAATAATTAAAGAAATCTTCACCACATGGATGTTGTTTTAATATCTCCTCTATTTTTTTATCTAATACTGTCATTATTTATATTTATATTTAATTAGTTTGTATAAAGCTTCATTTAAATTAGGAAAATACTTAGATATTATTATACAAATATATGCTATAGCTGTTAATGTATTTAAGAGAGGGCAGAAAGTGAATAATACCAAATGGTCAACATTAACACCATAATCATAATATCTTACACCAATAACAACTATAGCTATAGATATTATATAAATAATTAATCCTATTAACATTTAATTAACTTTAAATATTCTTCATACATTGGTTTAGCTATTTCTTGAGCCATAGGATGAGCATCAGAAGCACATCTTCTGGAAAAGAAATTATTCCATACATCTTCAAATCCACAAGATATAAGTTCAGATTTAATGCTCAATGGGAGTACGGAACGTGCTTGCTGAGGAGTCCAGCCTTTCTGCAACAGATTTTTATAAGCAATCTCTGCACAGTTTAAAGCATTTAGCCATATATATTTAGGAGTTTCATCATCAAAATCCTCACCAGAATAAATCTCTTTAGTATTCATACTATCTTGGGGTTCCATAGATAACCAACTAGGAATAATAAAAGTAACCTCATTACCAAATTTATCCTTAGAATAGTTGCAATAACGGGTGCTTTCAGCTAGATGAGATAATCCTACATGTGTTCTGAACTCGTCCATAACTCCCCTACTAAGAATCATATGTACTGTATATCTCTTAGGATAATATTCAGAATCAGATTCATCTAATAATTCTTCAATCCAAGGATGCTGTTTGATAATTTCTAGAAAATATCTGTAATTAGTAGTTACAAATATGTTATCATCACTATCTATAATTTCTTCATTCCATCTTAGCCAGTAATCATTATAAATACCAATTCCAGTTAAAGTGTCTTGCAAGTCTATTAACTCCCCATAGTTCATTTTAAGATGAACAGTACCAAACTCAAGAGGTCTATCATGTCCCCTATTTATGAGCATATTTACAAATTTCTCATAAGAATCCTCGGTAATTCTATTCTCGCTTTTATAGGATACACGAGCACATCTTTCAATCTGTTTCTTAATTCCTACTAATGAGAAATCTGTTTGATTAATAAATTCGAAAGATTGTTTAACTAGCTTCATTCGCTTACCTCCACTTCTATATCATATGGATTTCCTTCTATCATAATGTCTGGTTCCTCACTTATAACATCTCCGTTACCTTCTTTCATTAACTCAATAGCTTCTTCTTCAGATTCTGCTTCTACTACTGTTGTAACTGTATTTATACCACTACAATTATATGTTGCTGTTACTATATATTTCATTATTTATTATTTTGATAAAGTTTACTAACTAATTCAGAAATGGTCTTTTTATGTTTAGACAAATCTTCCTTAGTCTTATTTAAATCATTTTGTAACTTAATTATTTTAGCTTTAGCCTTAGCTAAGTCAAAATCACTTGGAAATTCTACTTCTTTAGTACATAAAAGTGCTTGTAATCCTGTTATAGTCTTTCTTTGATTTTTTATCTTATCTCTAAGTTTTCTTTCGGGGTCAATTTCATCCATTAAAGATTCTAATTCTCCAAGTCTAATTAAAGCATCTTTATAATAAGCTTTTCTCTCTTCATCATATTTCTTGAATGCCTCTATTTTACTTTTTAATTTACCTATTATGACTTCTTTAGGGTCTAATAGGTCAGGATTCATAGAAATACTTCTATCTAATTTTACCATAATCCTATTTTTTTACCAGCATCTTCTTCAATAAAACAGTATTTAGCATGGTCTCTGAGTTCTAAGATATATTTAGCTAAATGTTCAACTAAATCACTATCTTTACGAACTGCTACTAATTGTCCTGTTCTATATGGATTATTAGGTTGAGATTTACTAGCATCTATACCTATAAAAAACACTGCATTATCTTTATACTTAGTACATTCTCCACACACATGGTCAGCAAATCCAATAGCTTTACCATTTAACTCCTCTACAGCTTTAGCGTTCTTTTCAGTAAGTAGGGAGTTCATAATGATACCTTCATCGGTCTCTTTGCCACATACAGGACATAAATATTTAACTAGAGAAACTCCTAACTTATTTTTTTCCATATTTATTATGTTTAAAACAAGGACAATCTGGATTATGTACTACACCTCCCACTGAATTGTGAGAATTTCCAAATCTAAACATAATATATTGATGCTTATTATAAACAAATTCAGTACATCCTGTTGGATTATAATAAGCATTAATAACACAAACTCCTCCTAATAATAGGATTAATACTAGTAAAAACTTTTTATTGAATATCTTCATAATATAATACGGTTGGATTATCTTTATGTATATCTATATTGTCTAAACCTTTTATAGCTAGTTTCTGTTTGAACTGTTCTAAGTCAAACCCTTTAGTTATGGCATGATAACCATTAACTGTAGATAATATATTAAACAAAATATTACTACCAGAGTGTCTACAATTCTGAGCTATGTCAATATATTTATTAATTAATTCCATATCTTTAGTGTCAAAATCAAGAATCCAGACTGATTTATAATTAGAGTTTCTTCTTTGACCTATAGCTTTAGATACGCACTTAAATAGTTTTCTAGAATTACACTCAATAGCTTCTGTAGCTTCTCTAATTATTTCAAATTGTACTTGCTTACAATTTCTAGGATTTACCCAAAAATATGCTCGTGCATTGAAAGTTTTACATAATGTAACTATTTCTTCTTTCTTTTCTAAAAATGTTTCTTTATCAAAGAAGTGATAATCTTTAATTACATTGTTATTACTTCCAATATTACACTCTTTCTTTCTTTGTATTACCTGAACAAAGAAAAAATCCCCTTGGTATATTAGATTATCAAACCAAGAGGATAAAGTATCAAAATTATCTACCATCTGAATGGATTTTCAGAATTATTAAAATTAAACATTTCACCAAATCTACTAACTATATCTTCAACACATTTAGTTATAGTTAAAGATATAAAGGAATCACCATATTTTCTCTTTAAATAATCTTCAAGAGAACATTTAGCTATTAACTCATTCTCCTTATTCTTAACTCTAATTTGTTTATTAAATAGAGTTCCAGAAGTAAGTTGAACATTATAATCTATTATAAATATCATTTTATGTAACCCTTTTCTTTAAGAAATTCTTGATAATGTTTCCATAATTTTTGAGTCATTTTGTGATAATTATGGTCAAGGGGAGCTATCTCTATAATTTTATCGGCAGTATCTATTCTTTCACATGATATTATTTCAGTAGGAGAATCAGATAAAAATATAGAAGTACCTTTATTATTCAGATACTTTTGAACATAAATAATAGCATCCTGTAAATCTTTAGCCCCTATTAAATAATTATTTATAGCATCCGATTCTATTACTTTAACCTTGTAATACATAATTATATTATATGAATATTATCTAATAATTCTGTTTTTTCTATTTGGTATGTAACACCATCACCATATAGTTCTACTAAACTTTTATGAACCATATTTAAAGCCTGTCCTATATTAATAACATTTGTAATTATATAGTTACAATTAAAACCGTCTCTTCTATTGAATACATTAGATTTAACTAGGTATGTCATGATTAATTACCATTTAAAGGATAAGTATCTTTATATCTTTCAAAGAATCCTCTAATTACTTTTTCAGTAACTTGAAGTTCTCTGCGTTTATCACGCTCTATACAAGTAGACAAAGGAGTATCAAAGAAATCCTTAAATTCTATATCATAGTGTCTTTTGAAATCAGCACATGACAGGGTAACTAGAGTCTCTAATTGAGATACTGTTTTAGGATTTAAATTAGTATTATCTATAACTATATCAAATCCATAACCAATAGCTCTAGATATAGCATTATCTTGTATGACTTTAACTAATTTCTCCCTCTCAGGAACCCAATACTTACCTAACATGAGTCGAATATCATCTTGATTTATTCTAACTCTATGTTCTGGATCTTCAAGAACCCATTGCTTAGCAAAAAAGGACTTCCCGCTTGCAGGAAGCCCTCTACATATAATAACTTTACTCATTTAATAAATATAACTTAATAATGAAGATACTATTATGAATGCTGTAATACCAATAACTATACACTCACTAATTAATAATCTAGTTTCATAATCAAATGTCATCAATCAATACTGTTTAAAAGTGATTTAACTAATTTCTTTAAGTCAGAAACAGCTTTATCTATTGATTCTTCATCTAAATTGAAAGCTGGACAATCATTTTCTAATCTAATATTTAGACACTCAACTAAATGTTCTTTATCATGTTCAATTGAATCATCTCTGATAAAATCAGAGAATGCTAATAGCAAATCTGTATTATACATCTCATCATCAATTTCTGTATAACCTGTTATTTTCATAATTAAATAATTAAAAAGATTCAATATAACAATTTAGAAATGTCATATAAGCATCATCAAATGCAGCGTCTCTTTCACTTTCAATACTTTCATCATAATGATTAGAGTATTGTTCTCTACTACCATCTGGATGGTGAATTATAAATGTCATAATTAAATAGTTTTATGAGGATTATAAATATCCCAATTACCTAAATTATTAGGTAATTGGGGATAAACTCCATGTACTTTACACACTATAAATAAGTCACATTTATTACAATATGTATTAGCTAATCTGTTGCATTTCATTTTAGTGAACCCAATGGTCATTTATATCTATGTCTGCTCCTAAATATACATTAGGACAAAATGGCTTAGCCCCTTCCACCATACAATTAATTAGAACTTCACCAACTTCATTTTTAAGGTCTTCTGGTGCTTCTAAATTAAACTCATCGTGAGCAGGTACACACATTTTTACTTTATCTTGGTAATTATGTGATACTATCCAATTAAATAGCTTAATAGAAGACAATTTGAAACACATAGCACCTCTATTTTGGATTCTATAATTAATAGATTGCTTACTTATTTCAGCTTTCTTTTTCATATAGTGTCTAACTTGTACTACTATTTCATTTTCAGGGTCTTGTTTTTTAAGTTGTTGATAATATTCCCAAAAACCTGGCTCTTGTATTTGTTGGTGAATTTCTTGAAGTTCTTCTATATCCAGTAGATGACATCTATGTCCTGTTATAGGATTCATCAAAATATAACCATCTTTTAACCAAGCTACTCGACAATAATCTTGATATGCTTTGATACCAGGGAAACCCTTCATAAAATCATCATAGATTTGCTTAGCTTCTTCTACAGGAATGCCTTTATTATTAGCTATAGTATTATAATCACCTCCATAATTTACAGCAAATTCAATTCCTTTAGCTTCTTGTCTAGCATTATGGTATAGTTTCTTAATATCTTCAATTCTAGTGTCTCTAGGAATTATTTTAGGATAACTCATATAGGCAACCAAAGAATGCACATCCGCACAGCCATGTTCAAATAGGTCTATCATTGCCTTATCCTTAGATACAGACGCAATAATACGTGATTCTTGACTCTGATAATCTGCCGACAACCATGCATACCCTTTTTCAGAAGTAAAACATGCTCTAGTCTCCTTATCATGTGGTAAATTCTGCATGTTTAGTTTCCAAACACCACCACCAGAACTAACTCTAGCTGTATCGGTACCTATAGAATGAAAATCTACATGTATTCTACCAGTGACAGGGTTAATTGCATTGAGCCAGTTTTGACCATAAGTAGATACGACTTTAGCGGCTTCTTGATATTTTAAGAATATTGGAATAATTGGAAAATCATTCTTTTGAGGTTTTAAGACATTAGCCTCTATTGATTTTTTCTTCTGTTTAGTCTTCTTATCAAATGTTTCAACATTTATTCCGAGAAGTTCAAATAGTGGTATCACTTGTTTTTGACTACTCCAATTGATGACACACTTAGGTTCTAAATCAAATCCATTAAATAAATCACCTTGTGTATCTATTTTGGTAAACTGATTTTTAATTACTTTTTTATAAGCATCAATTAAGCCATAAGGAGTTCTTAAATCTTCTTGTGGAAATCTTTTATATCCATCTTTAAGTAATTTTTTAACTTCTGTTTCATAATCAGCAGAATATTTAGGATAATTAGTTTCTGGATATTGTATATCATAACCACTATGAGGATTCTCTTTATCCCAAGCTACTACCCAAGCATTTAATTCAGAAACAGCCTCGTCAAGTTTAGCTTGGTCTTTAGCCATCTTAGTTTTCCATTTAGTTATATCTAAATGTACTCCACAATACTTAAAATAAGCTAAAGATTTAACAAACTCACATTCTAACTCTACTGCGAGCTTCATATGTTGTTTCTCTACTTCAATAGCTTGTTTATTCCAAATATCTTCAATATACATAACATCACCAGCAGCATAAAGACAGACTTCGATTGTAAGACCATCATTTATAATCTTACCTCGAACAGACTTATCAATATTGATATTTAGATAATTCCAAGCAGCAGCCTTTAAACTCTTTTCTCTCATATTAGCGGGATAACCTAAATATAAGAGCTGTTCTACAATCATTCCATCCAATATCTTTTTAGGATAAATATGTTGAACATACAAAAAGGTTAAATCAAATTGTAGATTCCATCCTAAAAAAGTTCTATCAGACTCCAAATAATTTTTAACCCTTTTTTTATCCTTTTTAGATATAGAAGTCCAGTCAATAACCACTTGGTTATCTCTATTACCTAATTGAATAGTTAAAAGAGTTTTAGTATGACAATCTACGGTTTTGTTATCCTATATGTGATTTAACATATAGTTCTTATGTTTCTTGTTTACATAAGCCCAGACTATATCATCTTCCACAAATAAATGCTAGGAAGGTGGGCGCTCGTGTCTCTATTATATTCTTCTTACGAAGTTTCAAGAGTTAGTCGTTGAACCTTCCAACTTTGTTAAAGGTTGGCTTGGCTGCGAATTTGGAATCTCACCATTCTCGCAATTCACCCACTTTGCTATCCCCATTTCTGAAGATAGGGACTCTTCTCTCTTTTTAAAATAAAGACCTTTATACTTGTTACCAGTTCTTATGGATAAATATATTTTATCCCTCCGCAATATACCTCCTTTTTTATTACATCCAGTAATTACTAAATGAGGCATAATATGGGTTTCCGACCATTCGCATAAGTCAGTCACAGATCTAAAAATGACTATAAGATTTATATTCTTATCATATACTTCAACAGAACCAAACATATTCCGTCTATTATACAATATACTCCTTTCTTACATAAATCGTCGAAATTTTTAATTCTTATATCCATAAGTAATAAATTTATTAATTTACTTATGATTATAAGAATTATTTGTGGATACTCAAGTTAAAGTATCTAAATTTTAAAATCCGTTAAAATCCTTTAGTCTCTGTATCAAGTTGACATAAAAAAAGAGGCTCTAGGATGGACATAGCCTCATCCATAGTAGCCTCTTTATATTTATCAGTTTTAAATAAAGATTTATTTTGACTAACTAAATATATCATTGGTAACTAGTTATATAAGTATTATTTAATATTATGTCATCATTATCTATATTTAGTTTATCTTTAACAGCTTGTTCTACTGCTTCATGTAATTCATCTTCGTTTATATTCAAGTGCCCATTTTCTAAATATTGAGGTAAAGTAATATTTACAAATGTACCTACTTCTACATTAACTTCTACTTGAATATTCCTATCTAAAGGCTGATTATAAGGAGCATTTGGGTCATTAGCAGCTCCCATAGGATAATTACACATTAAAATATTTCATCAATATAACTAGTATCTTCATCTGATAATGTAAATTCATCTACAAAATTATTGTCAGTACAATCTTCCATTAATACGAGAAGTTAGCCATTCAAATCCATATTTATCTATAGTCTTTTGAGTTATCTTTTCAGAGTTAAGTTCTATTCCTTCACATTGGTCTGAATACCATTGGTCATATTGTTCTTCTTCGCTATCATCTAAATCTTCATCATAATAAAAATCATTCAAATAACCATAAGAATTAACACATTCTTCAATTAACTCATGTACATAATCTACATCATCTAAAGGGTCTTCATCAGATTCTATAACTTCGGTAATAGAAGCATCACAAGCTACAGGATATTCTGCTCTAACTAACCACCAATTACCAGATAATAACTCTTCTGTCATAGTAACTTAAATAAACTTTGTCCAAATCGTTTACGTAATCTCTCTAATGCCTTATCTCTTATTTGTCTTACTCGTTCCCTACCTAATCCAAATAGTTCTCCTATTTTAGTCACTTTCATTTGTGGGACTCCAATGCCATAACAAAGTAATAGAATATCATGTTCTCTAAGTGTTAATTTAGATAAATAACCATCTATCTCCTTAGAAACCATGTGTTCATTTACTTCATTCTCGACATTAACACTCTTATCAGGAATAATATCTCCTAATTGATTATGTTCTTCATCACCCCCAATATACTCATCAAAACTAGCTAGTTTATTGAAAAATTGACTAAGATAGTCTATCTGTTCAGTAGGTATATTAGTTAGTTCATGTAATTCAATAGTGTTTGGATTTCTACCATTTTCTTTAATGAACTTATTAGTAGCATCCACTATTTGAATTATTAATACTTGTTGAGATATTGGCAGTCTAATCTCCCTAGCCTGCCAATAAATAGAAGTATAAATAGCTTGTTTAATCCACCATATTGCATAAGTAAGAAACTTTACTCCTCTCTTAATGTCAAAATAATCTATGGCTTTAATTAAACCACAATTACCAGCACTAATCAAATCAATAAGAGGAATACCTTTATTTTGAAAAGGTTTAGCTACTTTAACTACAAATCGTAAATTAGCACAAACTACTTTATCTTTAGCTGCTTTATCTCCCTTTTGAGCCCTAACTATTAAATCATTAGTAGTTTTAGTATCTAACATCTTATATTTAGCTACATCCCTAAAATATTTATTAATTAAGGAATCACTTCGGTCGATAAAGTTTTTATTCACTTATTTCTACAGGTTCTTTGTTAATTTCAGAATCTTCAAAAGTGGATAAATTTTCTTTACCAGTACCAAATTGATTATTTAAGCCAATTCTAATAGATAGAATACCTTGATAAGTCTCCATTGCTTTAAGTTGAGAAATAAGTAGGTCTTTATTCAAATTATCAATATTGGCTTTATCTACTTTATTAAGTAAGAAATCTCTTAGTTTTTCAGTTTTCTCTACAAGTTCATTAAATTCTACTACCATTCTGTTAAATGTTGCTTGTTCCATATTTATTCCTATTTAATTATTCCTATTTAATCTTGTGAGTCTAGAATCTTAAATTCTCCATTTGTATATTCTATATATGTAGGTTTATATACATGTTGATAAGCATTATTTAATATAGACACATTAACTAGTTTTGTAAGAGTTGATGACTTTTCACCTATTTCTAAATACTTATCTTTACATGTATGTAGATGTCCGCATACTACTAATTTAGGTTGTTTTAGTTCTATAGCTTTAGCCAGACTTTCACCTCCTGCATGAATAGGTTTTTTATTCCATTGACTTGGTGGTAAAAGATCTAAATCTCCTAACTTAGGAGTGTCATGTGTAAGCCAAATATCTACATTATCTGGCACATTATCATATAATCCCTCTAGAAAAGCTTCATCATGCATAAATGCCCAATTACCAAACTTGTGACATTGTGGAGAGCCATATACGGTTATTTCATCATCTGTATATCCCCTAAATGTAGCACAATCGTTAAGTAAATAAGTAAGTTTAAAGTCTGATAAATACTCTAGAGCTTTCATGATAGGATAACAGTATTCAGCTATTCTGTCATGGTTGCCTGCTACCATAAATACTTCTTCACAAGGAAGTTCTTTAATCCAAGGTAAGAAAGTCTTAAATAACCATACAATAGATTGTGTTCTTTCATTCTGAATGTCTAGAGGTATAATATCTCCAGCTATTAGACATAAATCACATTTATTTATTTCTGGTAATATGCCATGTAAATCACTTATTGCTGAAATCTTCATTTTTTAATATTTCAAAATAACCATGCCAAGTTAAATTACTTTTAATATCTATTATTTGATTATCTTGTGTACTCCATTGATGAGCTTTAACTACATAATTAAGAGATTTATCATTATATAACATATCTAACATAGCTTCCCAAGTAGCTATATTTCGGGTACTAGATAATTCATCATCCTTATGTACATAGTTAAATATCCACATTATTTGCCATTTTCTAAAGAAAGTAAATATAATATATGGGTCCCATTCATGTTCTACATGTTCATACTTCCATTTCCATCCTAAAGAACTCATTCTAAAATCAAATATTTTATTATATTTGTTCTTAGATATAGGCATTCCAAAGAACCATGTTACTTTACCACAATAGAAATGAATATAAGGGATATTGAACCACTTTCTACACTTCCACCATATATAGAATGGATTTCTGTATTCATTCCATAGTTTGGTGAAAGGTGCATCATATTTAAACCAATTAATTATTTTATTCATCTTCTGTATCCATCTCTGGGTCTTTTTGTGACTTATCCAAGAATTTAAAGCATTTTAACTTCCAAGCATGACTTAAGCTGTCTTCCTTTTTAATAACTAAGCCTTCGTGTGGCACTTTATTCTTACAAGAAGGTGAATTACATTCCATATAGAAATCCTTGTCATTAGCTAATTTTTCTAGGAAGTTTTCTTGCCAATGTTGTGTTTCATCAAGGTCAGGATATAAGTCTCTAGCATATCCATAATATAATTCAGTTACTGGAGTCAAACCGACAGATTTACAATATTGCTGAACTTCTCTAGCACTAAACTCATGTACTTCGCCATCTACATTAGTTAGAGTAATTCTATAAGGTCTTACTTTAAAATGTATTTCCGGTCTATAATCAATAGTATTTCCGTGCTTTGGTGGAACACATCCATAATCATATCCCTTTTGAATATAAGTACCTGTTGGATTGTAACCCACAATTTCAGCGTAAATAGTCATTCCTTTCTGTAAATAAGGCTTTAAATAATCATCAGCATATTTCCAAGTATCACAACCATAGAAACCCCCTGACACATTAGGATTATAATATTGATTTTTAATTACATGCTTAGAAGCATAAATATAATCATAAATGTCAAATGGGTTTCCTGTGAGCCATTTAGCTAGTTTCTCTTTCCAAGTAAGCTTTTTATGACACTTAATATAGGCTGATATGTGACTCATACCATGAATTTTCTCTGATATACTAATTAAATCATCAGGTTGAATTACGTTAGGACATTTCTTGATTTGAATTGTCTCATAGTGATATCTAAATTGAGAAGGGATAACCTTATCGAGTGTCTTCTTAACCTTAGGTGTTGCTTTTGAGCTTCCTCCAGGAGTTCCTTGTGTTCTTTTAACGACGTATTTCTTATTAACCCAGAATGTCTTGCCTTCATGTTCTACTGTATCAAATTCTATTCCTTCCGTAAGTTCTATCTTTTTATTAGTCTCAGCTGTAATCCAATTAGTAAATTCTACAGCAGGCATAATAAACCCTTCTGATAATTCACCTCTTAGTTTCACAGTCTTAACTTTACCATTATCTTCAAATAGACCAGTCTTCTCTGGATTGTTATTTAATTCACTATGTCTAAATAAATTATTATATGACAATAAGTTAGGATTAATACAACAAGCTGTAGGGAAATAAATATAAAGCCCTGGTTCAGCATCTATTGAGGTAATAATATTGAATCCATCTATAGTAGCACACTTTAATTTAGTAACTTCTGGATCACTATGCTTTTTAAATATCTGAATATGAACTACTTTAGCTAAATAGTTTTCATTAGCTTTCTTGCCTTTGATTAGCTTCATTATTTAATAATTCTTGAGAGAATTTTACATTATCTAATGATATAATCTCAGATACCCAAGGACATTTATCTAAGATTGCTAATCTAATTGCCTCTTTAACTTTAGACTCTACTTGTTCTTTAGTTAAATTAGCATATTTAGTTTTATCTACTTTAATACACCAAGGAAGAGCTGATTCAAACCCTCCTTGGCATACTTTAATATTTGCATCAAAAGTTACAGAATATTCTTTTAGCTTAGAAACAAACTTAACTTTTGGCTTCTTTTTTATAATAGGTGAAACTATTATCTTCTTGGACACTTATTTTATTACTATTAATTAAACCGTCAGAATGTAGATTATCATTAACTAGAGGAACAGAATCTACTACAAGATTATAAGTTTTAGTTCCCATAAACTCTTGCATAAAGTTGGCAAATACTTGTGCTTGAGCTTCATCAGTACCTGTATTATAATACCACTGAAAGCAATGACAGACTTCGTGATATAGTGTATTAGTAATTTGTTCCTTAGTTAATTGAATTACTTCCTTATCTATCTCAACAGATTTAGCTATTCTAATTAAATTTTTAGCGTCATTGAAGTCCCCATAAGTATTATTAGGTAGTTTATTATATATTTCTATTTTAATAGTGAATCCTGCACATTTAAAACTACTTGGGATGTAAGAATAAACACTTTCAGAGGTTGTCGAGTTCATCAATTACATTAATTAATTGTTCATTGGTAATCTCAGAGATATATTCTGGCAATTTAATATCTACATCTTCTGCCTTGTATACTAAATATTGTATTAAATAGGTAAGAACATAATAACAACCTTTTGGCTCATACTTATCTAATATAGAATATTCAATATCAGATATTTCTCTAGGTTCAAATTGTAATACATCAAAATCAGCATAAGGACCCCATATTTCAAGTTTCTTTAAATGAAGTTTAGCATACATATAAAGTCTATAATCATCTTCGTTTAAGAGTTCATAGTAGCATACTTTCATATTATCATCTATGTACTCAAAATCATTAATTAAATAATGTTTCATAATTAACCTGGATAATTTAAAGTTAGAATAGCTCCTACTTGGGCATTATTTAATCTATCCAAATCATACTTATCGAACTTACCTATAGATTTATCCTTATAAATAACTTCATAATAACCATCACCTATCAGTTTTATTTTCATAATTATTTATTTATTCGTAATCACGTATTGCAATACCTATTGGTTGTTGAGGAACTTCTGAACCTTCAACACCAGACATTTCAAAGTATTTAATAGTTAATTGCTTACCTATAAGTTCATCTATATGTTTATAGTACCAATGTTTTTGTTCCCTATCTCCCATAGGCTTACAGTTGAACCTTTGACCACTAGGAGTTTCGAGAATAAAACACATATCCTCTTCACGTAAACCGTCTGCTATACCCACAATAGGGTACTCAGCATCTATGTAAATTTTGATTTTAATCCAATCATTAGAACGAGAGCCTGGTTTATATTTAGATTTAGCTTGTCTAACTACAAGACCTTCCCAACCTTCTTCTACATATTTATCATGCAGTTTCTTCATATTATCAAAGCCTTTGATAGGTACCTGTGGTAAGAATTGAATATGAAGCTTATCTTCCGGTAAGTGTCGTTCTGGGTCAAATTCAGTAAGTTCAAGTTCTTTAGCCCATTCTTGCATAATCTTAAATCTATCAGTAAATGAATGTTCAAGGTCAGCAATATCGTACCAATAGAACTCTAAATCTCTACCATCATCAACAGTCTTCTGGGAACGACATATTCCGCTGATAAAATTGAGTGATAAACCATGCTTATATATCTCCCCATCGAGAATTGCATCATTATGAGCTTTGAAGAACTTTAAAACTAGCGGATGAGTAATAATATGATTAATAGCTAAGTCATAGTTAGTTGCTCCTCTAGATGCTGTTCGTACATTTTTACCATCATAAAAAATTAGGCACCTAACCCCATTGACCTTACGACTACCATACCATTCTCTATCTTCAAAGATTTTACGATTAGTTACTGCTGATTCCTGTTTAGCTAACATGGGTTTAACAGTATCTCCTCGCATTTTGACTTCACCATAAATCTCATTAAGCTCATCAAGAGTATATTCATTAGGAGATTTATCTATAATTTTATAAGCCTTATCAGTATATTCTTTAACTAAATGATTAAATTGAAGTAAAGCTTGTTCTCTATGAGTTCTTCCTGCTTTTCCTACAGTAATCCATATATCAGGGGCATGTGTAATCTTACCACCAACCTGACCATAATCTCTAGTTATAAGAAGACCTTTATGTTCTTCATCCCAATCTTCGTGAAATTCTACACATACTTGCCTTAATTTACCAGTACTAGCTCTTCCTAACAAATGCTTAATCATTAATTTTAATAATTAGATGTTTAACCATATACTTATTATATCTTATAAACTAAAATAACCCTAGAAATAACTGTTCAAAGCTATAACTAGGGTTAATATCTAAATGTTGACATTTCGGTTATGAATATAGGACCCCCTATGCTGGTATATCCCCTCAGCCCATAAAAGAGCTATAGTATATAAGCCAACTTAATTTGTAAGTAATTACAAATTAGTTAGCTAATAAAACTAATGAAGGTTTCATACCAAACCAGAACTCCTTCCCCTTCTTAGGTACTATTTTCGTTTAAGACTCTAGGTCTTTACTAAGGAGTCGTCGCTACTAACCCATGTGTACACAAGGCGATGCTGGACGCGTCCGGAATTTAACCAGCACCCGTTGTCGGGGTCGGGACAGAGCGGGATTTACTCGGACAGTTAGCTTTGACAAGCGATTACACGCACGGTTCTAATGTTTATTATGTGCTAGAACTGATTCACAAAGAAGCACTAAGATTCATATACAATATATAAACTAAATAACTTAAAATGCCAAATATAAATATGTTAATTTATCTAATTAGTTAAAATTGATTACTTACGATATTTTTTAACAATATTCCACAAGTCATCTATAGTTTCAGTAGGTATTACATTATTATTCTCGTCGTAAGCTTGATTATCGGCTTCTCCTTCAAACAATGTAGGCTTCTCATAGAGCCACCAATTAATCCAATCTATACCATCATCATCAAATAAATTAGTATAGGTAAGTTCGGACATTCTGGCAGAAATATCTCCTAATGGTAGATTAAATAAATCAATACCGAAGTCATACCATCTATCTAATTCCTTATTAAAATCTAATACTGTCTTAATGACTTTAATAAATTGTTCTCTAGTAATCATATTATTCCTATTTAAATAGGTTAATTAGTTAATCTAATTAATTAGGTAATCTATTAAATAAAAATTCTGGAGTTTACTTGACCCCAGAATGTCCATAACCACCTTCACCTCTTTCTGTTTCGTCAAGGGATTTTACCAACTCAAAATCAGCTTGCTCTACTTTATAAAGTAGTCCCTGACCAACTCTATCACCTGTTTCAACTGTAAATGGTTCAAATCCATTATTCTGAATTATTAATCCTATGTCTCCAGTATAATCAGAGTCAATTACTCCATATGAATTAGCCATAGTAATACCATTCTTCAAACCTATACCACTTCTAGTTACTACTGCAAGCATATAACCTTCTGGAATTGACATATGTAAACCAGTTGGGATAAGTGCTCTACCACCAGGACATACAATTACCTTGTTAATTGTTCCATCTTCATTATAACTAAGTACACAATTCCAAGTAAATTTCTCTTTTACTTTAGATACATCTGCTCTAAAATCAAATCCAGCAGATTTAGTTGTTGCATACTCAGGAAGTGCATTATTAGAATTATTAACTACAGGTACTTTAATCATTACAATAACGGTTTAAAATTTCTTTGATATTATCTACAGTACAGTCATCTGATTCACTATAAAAAGGAATAGTATGAGTATTATCTTTAAATAAAGCAAATGGTGTCATTCTAGCACTATATCCACCTTTAAGTTTATAGGCTTTCTTCTTCTCTTTATAATGCCATTCGTTATAGGCATGAAAGATAAGATTAGGATAATCTGTAACTAGATTAGCTATTTTGCTTCTGAAATCTTCACAATCGTCATTAAATGTAATCTCTAAAGTAGGTTCATTCAAATTATTAGTCATTCAAACTTACTAATTATATCCCAAGCGATTGTATCTGGTGATTGCTTTAAATATTTATACTTAATAAACATTTTGGCATATTCATAATCTGATATATTGGTATTATTCTCTAAAGTCCTAACTAATAGAGTATGATGAAGTTTATCAATTACTGCTATTTCCAAAACTTACTAGTTACGTCTTTAAGTTGATTATTAACTACTGAATACATTCTCTGATTAGTATTGGGATTATTTAGTGGTCCTTTTTCTTCTATATAAGCTCCAAGCTTGATATAATCAAAATTAATAAGGTCAATGTCTTTACTTAATTCTTGCCTTCCACTATACCAACCAACTTTTATATCATATAAATCTTTAACAGCTTCAGCTAGTGTATTAACATATTTTGGTCCAGAATCTCCTCCCATAAAACCAACACATGTAATACCCTCATTTTTATCTATTAAAGCATATAAAGTTTCTAAATATAGTGGTTCACCTATATCATTAACTAAATAAGAACTGTGACATCCAGAACACTTGCATGGACAATTAGATATATTAATACAAAGTGATATTTCATCAGGAAATTCACTAAATGTCACCATTGTATCTACATATTTAAGCATCCCAAATCTCTTTAAGTTCTTCCCATATAGCATCTATATCTTCTGAATCTACATCATCAGAGTCTATGTGATATTTAGTATTTAAAAATTCTCTTATGTAATAGTCTAAATTATCACCAAACTCTTCTAAAGTAATATCTGGCTCATCAGTTTTAGTATAACTAATTAAGTCATAAATATCAATGTCAATACATTCAGTATAATGAATCAGCATTTATTAAAACACCTTTTAAATAATTGTGCTTCTTGACCTTCTTTGAGTGAAAGCATTTCTATTCCAAAGGTCAATTTAATATATCTTCTTAAATAAGAATGCCAATCAGAACTTACTTTACTATTAAATTCAGATTCCTTTATAGCTGGAGAAAATAAAGAATGTAACCAATTTATTAAATCAGTTATATCAATATCTAATACAATATCACAAGTTACTGTCATAAATATTCTTTTACTTTCTTGGTAATAGTATCAAGTATAAATGCTTTAGCACAATCTAACATAGCATAATCCTTTTTAATTACTGGAGTAGTTCTACCTCCCCAAGTATGTCCAAATATTTGATAATACCCAGGAATATGTTCTTCACATTGATAATCCTCTAGAGAGTTCCAAATACAAGAACCATATTTAAAATGACCACCTCTAGACCATGGAACTTCTTCAAGTATTACCCAATCTTTTATATTAATATTTAATAAACTATTCATTGTGAGATCATGACCTATTAACCAATTTAATGTGACTCCTGCATGACTAAATAGGAATTTATTAGTTGGTTCTACTGTTCTATCCCATAGTTCATAAGTAACTTGAGGATGTAAAGAGTTAATTAACTCTTTAACTTCTATCTCATTAGTTCTATCATATCTACATTTTAAATTACCCGTATAATAGGAACAATCGTGATTACCTAGTAGACATATAGTAGAGTAGGGATGTTCTAATTCTCTTTGTTTTACAAACTCAGATAATTCTCTTAAATTAACTAGGGAATCATGCTTGTTAGGTTCTCCTTTAATTTGCTCACCATAAGGGTCATGGTAATCTCCTAGAAATATAATAGTATCTTTCCAATTCTTACACGGCTCTTTCCAGAAATCACGCCCATGCAAATCAGGAATTATTAGTACCTTGTTCATTTATTAAATCCCCCTAATTACCAGCTACATTTATAAATTTCTCGTATACAAGAGACATCATAAATAATGCATTAAATTACTTTCTAGATATTCTCTAATTTGACATATAATTAAAACAATACTTTTATTATCTAAATCTGGATAATAGTCCTCTAACCAACTTTCTGCCCATATATCCAGATTATCCATAATTAAAGTAAACTTATCTTCTTTACATTCACATTTGACATCAGTATCTCTAATTATGTCTTTTAGAAATGTCATAAGTTGGTCAGTATTAATGTCAAGAGCACAATATATTTCTTTATAATAACCTACTACCATAATTAAATAAGTGATTTAAATATTTTAACTATCTCTGATTTCTCAGCTGAAGGATATTTAGTTTGAATAGTCTCAATTACATATTTAGTATCTTTAATAGTTAATTGAGTTGTCTTAACTAAATTAGCTATACATGTATGAATCTGTTCTGTTGTAGGTTGTTTAGGAAGATACATTTTAATATATGTAATCTCATTAGCTTCTTTAAATGCTAAATCATTTCTTCCTGCATCCTCATATATTTTAACAGCTTTCTCACGTTCTTTAATCATCTTTCTAAGTACTTCTACTTCCGTAATAGGTTTCTTAGAATGTTGATTCTCAATAAAAGCTGCCTTAATTAATTGACAAATCTCTAGTTCTGTTGTATTGCCATTTTTACGAGCCTCTGTAATTAATTTATCAATGTCCATAATTAAATAGTTTAGTTAATACTTTAGAGTCTTTCATCATTAACAATAATTTGTGAACCTATCATCCATTCACAATCTGATAAATGATGTCCCATAGAATCTAACCAATCTTCTACTTCTTCCCCTGTCATTTGAAGTTTAGGTAATTTATAAATCCAAACTTCACCTGTTGCATAGTCTAATAAGATTACTTCTTCCATTGTGGACTTATATTTAGTCATAGTCATAATCTAGCATAGTAGTTAAATAGTTAATTGCTTGAAGCTCACCACTATGTAAACTAAATATTCTATCTCCTATAGTTATATCCCAACCTTCTCCATTAGACCATTCAGTAACAGTTAAATAGTCTTTATCATTAAATGTAAATCCCTTTAAGGAAATATTTAGTGACTTTAATTTCTTTTTCTCTACTAATGACATATAGAATAGATATGAAAAAAGGAGACCTTTTCGAGCCTCCTTATAGTTAGTTATCTATGTAATCTTCTAAGTTATCTTCTATATAATCTAGAACCTCTTGATATGAATAATCGTCTAATTCATTCCATCCTATTGAATCTGCATGATTATTTATCCATTCATAAAGCCAGGTTTCACCATCTTTAGTAGATACCCAATCAATTATTTCTTCTGCAGAAGCTCCTTCTATTTCTTTAATTAGGTCAGGAATTAGAGCTTTCTCATCAATAGTTATAGAAACTAATGCATCTAAATTCATATTTATTTATTTAATAGTTCGCGAATTTTATCAGCAGGAACGGCACCAACTAGTCTACCTATCTCTACATTATCTTTTAAATAAATAAGAGTAGGCATACTTCTAATACCATATTTAAGTGTTTCTTGTTCATCTACTTCACAATCCACCTTAACTAATTTAATATTTGGAAATTCTTCCATTACTTTAGTTAAAGTAGGTGCAAGAGCTTTACATTGTGAACACCATTCCGCCTCAAATTTTAGCAATTTTTTCATTTACTTATAAAATTATATTCTAATTAAATATAATGACTATATATTCTAGTTTTTTGTTCAATCTGACGTGGGGATGACCAATTCTTAATCTTAGTTAAATACCCGATAATCCTGTCATATAAACTAACTGAAGTAGAGCCACACTTAGGACATTTCTTAAATGGTTGCTTAGCTATAAAACCGCAATCATCACATTCACAATTAGGTATATTAAATGTGAAATACTGACATCCATTTTCAGCAGCATAATGCAATAGTTTTCTATATTGTTCTACTGATAAATGATGATCTAGTCCAATATGAGCTGCACTTCCACCATCTAAACAATCATTAGCAAAGTTTTTACCATGCATATATAATTTATCTAATACAGATACTGTTGGGTCATTCGGTTTAAATATATAACTAGCATAAAGATTAGTGTCTGTAGGTACACAATAACCATCTTCTTTATCCCAATTATAATTTTTAGCTGCTAGACTCTCGCTAGGAACACATTCAGTATTAAATGCAAGTTTATGACTATTGAAGGTACTGTTAGCCTTACTATTAGATTCTTTTATAGTGCTGAATATTAATTTACAGAACTCTTTATACTCATCATTTTTAGTACACTTAATTCCAAGAAATTCAGCAGCTTGATTTAAACCATTAATACCTATAGTTAAATATTGTTTATTTAAGTCAATAAATCCTGCTTTATATACAGGAAGTAATCCCGCATCATACATATCCCATAAGAGTTCATTATATGCTGTATGGTATTTATATACTCTGCTTAAGATATTTTCAATATAAGGGATAAATATATCATCAAATTCTAACCCAGAGTTTTTATTAACTCCACTATCTTGGATTATTCTATTAAGATTAAGAGTTATAACAGATTTACTACCAGTTTGCACTCCCATATTACCATTAGTGAAGCTAAACTCCTTAGTAGTAATCATATTCTTTAATCGACAACAAGAACTTAAGCTATCAACAGTATCTGATATGTAAGTAAAGAAACTATGACCTCTGGCATATTCTTGTGCTATAAACTCTGCCGATTCTTTATCCTCAAATTCTCCATTTTTATATACTAATGCAAACGATTCTACAGGAAAAGTAAGTATACATCTCAGTCTTTCTGCATTAAACCATTGCATAAAGTCTTGCTGTAGCCAAGAGAGAGATTCCCATATTGGTTGAGTACCATCTGGAAAGTAAAAGTCACCAAACATACCTTCAAAGAAGGACTTATCAAAGTAAGAAAAATTTACAAACGCACTTTGGAGTCCTCTTGCCGCCGCAGGTTGATTAATACTATAAATTACCTGTTGAAAATGTTGATGAATTTGTTGTTTTATAGTCTTAGTTTTATTACAATGGTCACTTGTAATAATTACGTCTGATTTTTGATAATAATTATTACCCCATTCTTTTCTAGCAAAGTAATCAAAATAAAGAAGAAATTCAGAAGTAGCAACAGCCCCTGCAAACATAGCAGATGTAGCAAATATGAGATTTATATACATACCACAATAACTATCTAGATTCTTAGGAGCGGCACTAAGACCTCCTATTTGTTTAATACCATGTAACAAAAATGGATACATAGTCATACTAACACAATATGGGGCAATAGCACCAGCAAACGAACTTTCATCATGCTTATATATAGTATGATGCTTTAAATCATTTAGATAATTCTTTGCGTCAAAATCAGGAAAAAGTTCTCTTAATTTAGATACTATCATTCCACGACTGATTTCTATATTGTCTTCTTTATGTATCTCGGCATTCAAAATACCTATATTTTTAGAAGCCACATTACTATTATCATCAATAGTTGCATTAGCCGTATTTGAAGCATTCTTATAATTATCTATGTAGGCTCTTTTATTTTCAACGTATTCTCTAATAGACTTATGTTTAGACCTATAAATAATATAAGTTCTTAAAACATCTAGATAATCATAATCAGTTAAAGATTCTTCAATTTCATTTTGAATATCTTCGATGGTCATATTATCCCAGAACGTTATATTAGATACTATCTCTTGAATAGTAGAAGACATATCAGGATAGCCACAAGCTTCAAATGCTTTAGTTAAAGCCCTAAATATCTTATCTGCATTAAATTCTTCTTTAGTACCGTCTCTTTTAATTACTTGCATTAAATAATAGTTAATAGTCAAATAGTGTATCTAGTTAAATAGTAATCTATTAATATAAAATTATAATTCTACAAACTTGAAACTAGTTATATACTCATTATTTATAAGCATTTTAACTAATGTATCAAGATTTTCAGATTTATAACTATATCCGACAATATCTATACTTATAGAAGCTACCCATTCACATCCATTATAAATGATGAAAAATCTAGGTTTATCTCCCACATAAGCAAAGATTAGCCCAGTTGTCTCTGGACTAATCTCTTTTAGATAAATATCGTTAGTATTTAATATGATGTTTCGCATTCAAATTCTAATAATTTAAATCTAATTGATTCACTATTAGTTAATAGTTTATTAATTAAATCAATTAGATTATATTCAGAATAGTAATAGCTAGTGCTGTCTATTGAATCACAGAAAAACCATGTCTGATCCCCATAGTTAATATAACCGATTAGATCCTTATCATTATAAACAATAATTAGTCCTTTAGTATTCTCATTAATATTTACCAAATCTACTGAAGTATCAGTAGTTATAGGTAATACAATATTTTTCATAATTAAATAGTTACTTAAGTGTTTCCAAGAACTCATCAACATCAGGATATTCTTCATCATAAAGAACGTCATCAATCTTGAACTCCTTAATTTTAAAATCAGGTCTACCATTTTCATGCCAATATTTTTCCACATGTTCAGCACTACTATTAGGACTACCAACACCTAGAGCCATTGTCATATCGAATTGATTCACTTCTCTAGAATGACCACTATAAAAATCTCTGCACTTTTTGATATTAGTTATACACAAATCAACAATGCTCTTACCTACAAGCCCATTACCAATAAGAGTTTTTAGTGGTGGAACCTTTTTATAATCCCTGTAAGCTGGTCTATCTTTAGTTGCAGGCTTATAATCATCCTCTAAACCTCCTTTAATTAAATAGTCAATAAGAGTATCAAAAGTATCATTCCAATCATCTACAACACCATAAGCAATTTTAAAAGAGTCTCTTAAATAAATGAAATTCTCTTGTGACAAATAATGTCTTCTATAAAGAGGATCTTCTTCAGAATCTTTAAAGCCGCTTGTAATTAGTTTATCTATATCTATTGATGGTTGTGCCCATCTATACATGTCTGCTAAACATTCATGTATTGCTTTACCAAGAACATCATTTCTTGTTAACATATTTTTCTAATTAATTGGTTATTGTATTTAATCTAGTTATTACCTTTGATAGTGCCCATCATCATATTATCTTTTGTAACTACAGAATAGTTAATACTCCACTTAGTATGCCCAAAGTTAGCTACAATATAATTACTACTTCCATACATACTGCCTACAGAAATATAATCAAACTGCTTACCAGTAGTATAAGCATAATTATGTAAATCTCCCTTAACTATATAGATATGGTCATTGTGGAGATTCATTTCTGCTAAATAATTAGCAAAATATAATTCAGTCTGAGGATTAAGTGTAAGCGGGAATTGGTGAGACTGACATGAATTGTCTTTGCCGTGAGTGAAAATCCATGAGTGCTTACCAATAGTGAAATGGTCAATGGGAAAGTTGCTTATATAACTCTTAATACCTTCATTGGCTAAATATGCAGCAAGTAACTTATTATTTAACCAGCCCCAATTACCGTCGTGATTAGACTCACCTATACATAAATAGTTAAATTCATCACTTTTCACATTAGCTTTAAGAGACTTGAAGAACTCCATCATGCATTCCACATACGTCTCACTAATTTCCTTATCATCCATAATCTCTGGAAGCTGATGCCCACCTCTGGTAGTTTCCTTATTATATCCATCTACTGAATCTCCAAGATTAACTACATATACAGCACCATAAGACTGTCCTGCAAAAGTCTGAACAATCTTAGTTAATCGAGATTTGATTTCTTCTTTATTATAGTTGGGAAGAGGTACGAAACTACTATATTTAGCATTATAAGCCCCAATATGTAAATCAGATAGCCAAATAATTAATATAGGATATTCCGGTTTAGTACATCGAGTATTTACAGGAAGTTCTTTATAATCCTTATTAGTAGCTTTAATTATTTCAATTAGTTTTTCTTCACTAATAGAACTCTTCATTTGTTCTTTAGTTAGTTTAATAACTAATTGTTTAAGGTCTTTAACCTCATCCTTTTCTATGGCTTTTAAGAAATCATTCTCCTTCTCACGTAATTGTATTTCTTTAAGCTCTTCAGGTGTATGTTCCTCGATAAAATGAGGTGCAAAGCTGGCAGAAGCTTTTGTGATGTTAAAAGCACGTAAAATGCGCTTAAAGTCAACTAAAGAATAGTCTGGAAAGTGTCTACTAACCTGACGCTGTGTAAGACTAGCACCATAATAAGAATATAGTCTATAGATAAGATTCATTTCATCTCTAGTTAAAGCACCTACTACAGGAGTTTTATCACGACGAAATACTTTAAATCTATAGCTAACTATCTTACCATCTTCATCTCTAACTAATTCAGTCTCTGCTCTTTCATCATTATCAATGTGTTCTACAATATTACATTGTTTAACAGAATCATATAGAGAAATTAAATCTTCTTCCTGCCCGTTATCACGAGCATATTTAATTGCATTAGCTAGATTTCCATAGTTATATTTCTTAGCAGCACATGCCGCTTTTACGCTACAGTTATTATCCTTAGCATAATTTAATACCTTCTCTATATTCTTTCTGGTTTCCTTTTTCATTGTTAAATGTTTAAATAAAGCTATTAAGCTGTTAAATTCTGTAATCTTTTCATAGGCTTAATCTATTTATTATATTTATTTAATTAGTTAAATGCCAACATTAATTATGTCAACATTTTACAATATATGATTCTAATTTAATTAGTTAGATACCTAAGATGTCCTTAACTAGATAAATCTTCTCATATTTATTTACAATATCTCTGCCTTTATCATGTGTAATGATGTCGGTAAAAGCATTGTAAGCATCAAACATACAAATATCTTCATCATCAGGTGTATAATAGTCGGATTTATCATCAATTACTAATTTTTTATATGCATCAATAGCTGTAGATTCTGCTAGTTTTACCGTACCAAAACCTGAATTAAATTTACTACTAATACAGTTATCAACCCAGTGTCCTAGGTTATCATAGAGTTCATTTCTCTTAATATATGTGTTAGAGAGATTTTCCAACATAGCTCTAGTGTTATCAGTAAGTTCCATAGCCTGATTTACAAAGGTATATTCCATTGCAGTTTCAGGTTCCAACTCACGTACTTGTAATAACTCTGGTGAAAATACACACATGTTTAAGCAAGCTTGTCTTACAGTATTCTTGAATATCTTATAAATAGGTTTACGAGTATCTAATGCATATAAAAGACTAACAGATTGAGTATGACCTTCATAAGCATATTCACCAGGCAGCTCTGCTTCTACCCATACTCTATTATAGACAATATTCTCAAAATTTACTTCGCCGTCTTTAGTTAAACTAATCTGGTCAGCAGGTTTTACTTGAATAGTAAACTTATTAGTAAATTTAGACATTCTATCTATAAAAGGAGCTACATATTGCTCTGTTGTAAAATACTCTTTGTCTCTAATTTTAGTTGCTTTTCCTAAGAGAAGCTGTTCGGTTGTGATTTCCATTAAAATCAGTTAATTATATAGTTAGATTTATCTTACTCTAAATTATCTATCTTATTTAACTATATAAAACAAAAAAAGGTGACTATCCTCACGGATAATCACCTTCAATTATTAGAACATAAAAATTATAGTGCTTTTAATTATGCAACCTCAATACCAAAGAATGTCCAAGTACCCATTTTAGTACTCTTAGATGGAGCATACTTAGCAGTTGCAACTACTGCATTACCCTCAACTACATCCTTTGTCTTAATCAACTTAGCGTCACCCTTGAATGTGCCACTCTTATAGAGTTCCTTAATAGCATTCTTAGCATCAGTCTTATTAGTATCAACCTTAGCAACTACATTACCATTAACATCAACCCACTTGTAGAAAGACTTAAACTTACGCTTACCCTCATTCTTTACATCCTCAATCTTATATGGGCGTTGACGTGTATCAGCTACTGCAGCCTCAACAGTGATATAATAACCAGCACCAGGACAGCTCTTTACTTTCTTCTCCAAATAATCAAGCTTAAATGCCTTCTCATCTTTCTCAGTCCAAACTCCCTCATGCTTAGCCTTAGCATTTTTAAATGCCTGTGTTGCATCACCATTTACATGAAAATACTGCTCTTCTACCTGAGCAATTGCCTCTTCTTTACTTGCTGCACTAATTGTTACACTCTTAAAATTCAAAATTGTTGTACTCATAATTATTAATTCCTTTAAACATAAATCATTTTCATTTAATCTAGAACTAATTTAATCTGTAGTTAATTGCTTAACTAATGCTTACAACTATATTTGACCTTAAAAATAATGCCAAATCAAAAATTGTAAATTTTTATTAATCTAAAAATAATGAAATTATGCACCTCTAATTTACTTAGAATGGTACATAGGAATCTAATAATTTTTTGAGTTGTTTGGGCATATCCTTAACCTTCACTCCGAAGTCTGGAAAATCCTTAACTCCATACATAAAGTCTTGACAGACAGCCCCTAATGACTTTAGAAAGGTATTTTTCTCCACCTCACCAAAGTCTTTACCCACCTTTAATAAAACATCATAACAAGTAATATCAGATTTTTTTTTCTTCAATTCATTAGTTAAATAGCAAGTAATGGCGATAACTGCTAATTTATCACCCAAATTACTATTTAGAAAATGTAAGCTAAAGAATTTCTGGTATATTGCCAGAGTTTTATCAAAACTTATATCGCTAAGTTCCAACTTTAATTAAAATATTTTTATTATTTTATAATCTTAATTAAAGAGAATATCCATTATAGCCAATTTGATAAGCTGCATATCGTAGAAGTGTTCTAAACTCATGCAGACCCTGAGCACACTCTTGTTTAGTCATAGCTCTTACCTTAGTATAATATTGAGGTATAGTTGACACTACTAAATAATTAGCTTTCATTGTAGGATTCTCAATTCCATACTCTTTAATTACATACAAACGTAATAGAAAGAGATATATAGCCAGTTCTCGACTGTAATGGAACCTATTAATATTACTATCTATCTCAGATACTACTTTTCCAATTGTCTTAATGTCATTAACTACTATAGTATCTGACTCTAGGTCAATAGTAAAATTATCAAGCTTAGCTTTTAAGTGTATTATAAAGGACTTACCGTTTGGACACTCAGCTTGCACATCTAATAAAAGAGCATTCTCATTAAGAGATATTGGAGCATCAATAAGTCCAGAAGGATGTAATAATTCTTGAACTTGTGGATTATTAGTTAGGGCTTCAACACAATTAAATACAGTATCTCTGCTTTTATCATCTAAATAGATAATTTCTTTATCAGAACTACTAACTAATTGTTTTCTTGCTTTCCAATATGGAATACATTGTTCATTAACTTGCTTTATTCTATCAGCATTAAGTTTTCCTTTGTAATAGTTCACCTTATTAGAAGCTTCTGTAATATCAGAAGTTCTAACTGGGTGTTGTAACCATACAGGATATAACTCATCTGCCATAGCTCCCATCTTAGCCGTAGGTTTACCTAGCGAAGGAGCTAATTCAAAGCATTCTGGTTGCAAGCAAAGTTCATGTACGGCTGAACCTATAATAAGGCTCGAAATAAAACCTTCATCTTTAAATCCTACAAAGAATGATTCAGGAGAACCACCTTGTCTTGGATTAAGAAGTCCTAATCTTGAATTACTTATATATCCACCGTATTTAGGTGAGAAATACTCAACATCACTTATCTTAACTAGTTGCAGAGTGTCAAGAAGTGGTGTAAGTTTAATTTCACTAAGTTGCATATCCTAGAATATCTAACTCATTTAAATAGGCATCTAAAATCTCATCGTAATCTAAGTGATAAATGCGAAATTCACATTTCACATTCTGATTGTGTGGTCTATCAATAAGAAGAGCAGGTAATCCGCTCTTTATTGCTTTAGCTACATTACTATAACTATCATCAATAAGAACATCACACCTGCCCTTAATTATGTCAGCTTTATTACCATGTTGATAATACATCTGATAAATAGGCTTTATTGGTAAACCATGTTTTAATAAAGAGTTTCGAGTATAACTCTTTGGTATAATGCGTTTAGTTGCATAGATATAAGGCTCGAAGTTAGGTTTTTCTAATAACTCTAGATTCTCCCAGAACTCTTTATCATGTTGCAACTTACGTACATTCTTAGTTATTATGCCTTGATTGGTGAAATCACTGTTAGGAAATCTCTCTTTGTAAGCTCCCCACCAGTCTAATAGAGTGTCATCCAGGTCAAAGGCACATCTAAGATTCATATTCCTCAAGTTCATGTATTTCTCCTATGTAAATGCCTTTATTAGGTTCCATATATACAAGAAATTCATCATAGTCTGTGAATCCTGCAATTTCATCAGAATCTAATTTATTGGCATAATATTCAATAATCTTATCTTGACACTCTTCTATACTATTTGCATGTATAGTTAGAATATCACACTTAGGAGAATCATCATAATAAGGAACTAAATAAGTATTCATTAACTTACTTTACTAATTAATTGATAAAAGTAATCTATAGGTATAACAGCAACAGTACCAGGACTTTGTTCTCCATCCTTGCCTGCTTTCTTCCAACACATTACAAATGGTTTATCTTTTAATGAAGATTGGTCTCTAATTGTAAAATAATTAGGCATGTTCTGAGTATATTTAGCTTGTATATAACAAGGGACATCCTCATCACAAATATCCACCTTATTAGCGTCAAGGGTCTTATCTTTATTGCGACTAGTCATACAATTCGGATACCCAATCTCTCTTAACTTATGAACAATTTCTAATTCAAAGTTTGATCCCTTCTTTTTACTTTTACGAGCAGTTAAAGAGCGTCTCACAGCTGGGTCTGCCCATTGAAATGTCATTCCATCTTTTGATTTAGCACCAGAGCCAGGTTTATTAGCTCTAGATTTAATTGAATTAACTGTTAATTTAGTCATTTCGGAAGCTTCTTCTATAGTCTGGAATGTTTGAGTTTTGCCGTTCTTATAAGTTACTGTTACTTGTGTATTCACCTAGGTCTTTCCCATTCTTTTATATATTTAATTGATTCTTTAATAAATTCAATAGTCTGCTTTCTACCATACTTTTTATGAAAATCACTAATATCCTTAGCACCATATCTTCTAGGTATAATACAAGGAATTAGGAAGTCATATTTCCTACGTAATATATTAGTGTAATGTACACCACATAAGTCAGCATCAAAAAGTAGTACTATTTTTTCAAATCGTTGCTTTAAATCTTCTAAGATAGTATCAGAAATAAACTGAGTTTCACTTTGAGGACTACAAGCGGGTATTCCCATACTATATAAACACATACAATCTTTTTGTGACTTAGTAATTACAAGCAATTTACCAGACTTAGGTAATTGTCTATAACCTTGAATAGTTTTAGTTGAGATATTACCTATAAATCTATAGTCAGTCTTAGTAGGATAATAAATCTTCCATTGTTCTATATGTTCTTTCTTTCCAAAGTAATAGCCATAACTAGGACATTTTGGAGTAGATTGACTAAATATAGAACCATTTAAAAAAACTGTCTTACAACTAAATACTCTATACTTAGTTAGGATAGATTTAGTTATGCCATATTGTTTCCACCATTCTAACTCTGCTTCTGAAAACTCCTTCTGTTCTATCTGAATAAATGTTTGTTTATCACCATCAAATTTCTCTTGTTTAATTATTTTAACAGCTGTCTTATGATTAGGATCTTTGATTAATCCAAAATCTTTAGCTATTATTTTAAGAGCTTCATGGTATTCACAATTAAATTTCTTCATTACAACATTTTCAAAAGCAAGACATTCTCCAGTGGCAAAGTCTTTGAAGTAAAGTCTCCCAGACTTGCCTCTGAAGAATGAACATGTGGTATGCTTATCTTGTCGTAACGGACTACAAAATAAGCCTTTATTTACGGGGATTCCTAGGTAATATGACATGTAGGTTTCCTCATTATTTTCACTTAGAAGAAACTCCCTAGTAACTTTAGGTTCAAAGCTAAAGTCCATAGAGAATTATTTAATTAAAGCAAGCTACTCAAATCTAAATCATCTTTAGGAGCCTCATCAACTCCTGCTGTATCTTCGCTAGCCTTCTCTGGGTCAGTTGGTTTAGCCTTCAAGAATTCATCACGTTTAGTTGTTTCGTAATCAGACCAGAAAAGCTTCTCCCCAATATAATTATCACAGATAAATGCTTCCTCCTCCTTATTAAGAGCCAAAATACGTGGAATCTGAGCTACAACCTTACCATCACGGTTGCGACCTGTCAATTTAATCTTAATCTTTTTTCCTACTACTGGAGTAAGTACCTTAACTACCATTCCAGCAAGTTGGTCAAAGCTAGTACATTTAGTACTTGCTTTTTGTAATGTATCAAAACCTTTTGGATTTAAAATCTGCACAGTCTGCTTGATTATTGCCATTGTATTCTCGAAAGGTGAAGCCATATGAACTTTACCTCCATTTTGTCCATCAAACTCGGGACGAACATCATCACCGTCCTTAGGGAAGAACAAATCTACATTGAAATAACCATCTTCGTTAGCATACTTAAAGCTCAACAACTGATAAACCGCATTGGGGTCCTTTTTACCTTGGAATTTACGAACCTCAGCACCCTTAAACTCAACATCGTGAATTTCCCAAGGTGTAAGAGGACGAACAGTTGAACGAACAGCAGACTCAGCAGAAAGACCAAAATTAAATGACATACTTTATAAAATTTTCAGAATTTAATGTTTCATAATCTATATTATTTAGTTATCTAATAATTAGTTAATTATCTTTATTTAATTAGAGAGTGAAATCTAAAGAACTAACTTCTGTAGAATCACCCTCTTCTATATTATCCAAATCAGTTAAATCAAGTTCAGACTCAATATTAACTAATTCCTTAGGAACTTCCTTCTCTTCTGGCATTTTATCACCTATAAGCCAATATATGCCTTCTTTATCAGTTGGTTCCATCTTAAAGATAGTACCATAGCTAGCTAACTTAGTATTATTAGCTCCACTATATCTAACAGTATTCTTGGCAGTAAGTAAATTACCTCCTTTACATTTAAATGCAGAATCAGTACCTATACAGGGCACTAGACTTTTACCCTTCTTGTCATACTTGATGTCAACACGACAATCTTCACAGACTTGTAACAAGTCCACAGCTCCTTGGGTAAGTATGAGCTTGTTAGTATCAAGTGTTACAATAGGTTCAGGATTCTCATCTTTCTTACTAGAACTCTTTTTAGATGTAGTAGCTTTCTTAGCTGTATCTACCTTTATTTCCTCCTTACCAAGATAAGTAATTTCGCCTGTTTGTTCATTTACTTCATAGTGCATCAAAATGTCCAGCTTCATATTCAATTATTTATTTAGTTAATTAGTTAGATTAATCTTCGTTCTCAAACTCGTTAATTCGGTCTATTACTGCCTTCATATTAGGCTCAATATATAAATCTTCGAAGCAACCGGTAGTACTTCTACAAGTGTCTTTACCCAAGGAATGTGTTCTGAACTTATAACTTACTTCATTAGTTACACTATCTATAAGTTTCTCCGCATAAAGTAAATAATTAAACATCCCATCAATATTGACACTTCTATCAAGTAACTTTCCAGTTGTAAATAACTTATAACTTGGATCTAAATCATTACCATCATTGACAATATGTGAGATAAATACAACTACGAGGTCATCACGAAGATTCATAGCATCAATAAGTAAAGTATAATAGTGCATCGCGAATTCCGTATGCTTATCATAGCCTTTTTCAAGAGCTCTAGACATTACTTCCTGTGAAAGAAGATAATTAGCATCATCTATTACAAGCACTTTAATATTAGGCATCTTAGCATCTACTATTTTCATAATGTTTTCTACCTTAGTAAAATCATTACTATAGAACCAGTTACCTTCTATTTTAACTACTTCTTTACCTTCTTTATTTTTAACCTTAGTTTGAGTAAGTTTCTTATAATTCTTTCTAAAACCCTTAATAGATAATTGTTTTGGAGTACAGCTAATAATAAATGTCTCTTTAGGGTCTAAATATGCTAAAGAACTACTTTTACCACTGCCTGAAAAACCACCCAATCCTATAATTTGGCTCATAATATAAATGAATAATTAGTATTTTGATTATTATCTACTTCTTTTACTTCATCTACATTATTTAATTCAGTATTTAACTGATTAATCTCATCTTCTAATAACCAATTAGGACTAGTATATTTCTCATAATCATAAATATTTTCTGGTTTAGGTAAATCTGCATAATGACTACAATCACCATAAAAACCAGTTGGAATCATCATATCTGATGCACCAAATCTACTCTTTAAGATAAACACTCCAATAAAACATTGTTCTAATGTCTTAATATTATATTTCTTATAAGTAGCTAATTTATATTTATGTGGACTAAATAAACCTATAACTACCATAGAATCCTCAACAAGACTACCAGAATCTTTATAATCTTCAATAGACGGATCCTGAAGCCCTTGTTTCATTCTTTCTTGACCATTGCTATTTCTGTTAAACTGAGAAATCATTATTGGAGACACAATTTTAGTATTATTTCTGATTTGAACAGAATCTCTAGAAATTGCATCTATTTCTTCCTTTTTAGATCTCCCATTACTAGCTTTAATCAAAGTCATATGGTCAATAACAACACCAAGAATCATGTGAGGATTATTAGGTATATATTTATCTCCTTCAAATGTTCCCCACTTTTCGAGTTCCTCATTCATCTCTCTCAAATAAGTAGCTTCATTAAGACTTCCCTCAAAGAAAGATAGTCTTTCATCAAGTATCTTAATAAATTCTTTACACTTAGTTAAGAGTTCATATTCTTCATCAGTTAAACGACAATCTTTGCCTCTAGAGAATATTTGCTTGAATCGTAATTCTACTCCAAATTCATCAAATATATACATACTAACTAGTTTAGCATATACTTGACTTCTTGTCATTTCTAATGAGAACATCTTCCAATGAGGGTTCCTTTCTGGACATTCTCCTCTCATGTAAGCTCTAAGTGGACAATAAACATACCTATAAAGTGTAAAGGTAGTCTTACCTGTACCACTAGCTCCACCTATTAAAAACGAAACACCAGGAAGATAGCCATCAGCATATAAGTCTAGTTTAGGAGAACCAGTACTAAGTCCTATATTATGTCCTTCACGTCCTTCATCTACTAGTTGAAAGAACTCCTCTAATCCACTTATTTCTTTTGACATTAATTCTTTAGTTAGACTATTTTAACGGCATCAAAATTGACATTAACTATATTACCATTCTTTAATGCTTCTAATTCTTCCCACTTATGGTCTATTACAAAATTAGCTAAAGTGGTATTGAGAATATTATTCTCATTAGCCCATTTAACTAGTTCCATAATGTGGTTATGAAAATCAGATTTCCATCTTATAGTCTTACCGTAGAATCTATAAAAGTCTTCTAAGCTATCAAACTTCTTAGAAACACTTCTAATACCTACAGGCATTCCACCTATAGTTGCAAATTGTGGATATATGTCGAATAACTCTTTTCCTAGTTCAAAAGAACATTTATAAAAATCTTTTACAAGATTTCTATTTATAGGAATACTATATAAGTCTAATTTTTCTCCTTTATTAGGAATTTTATAAGACTTTAATATTACTCCTACTTCTTGTAATTTAATTAAATTGTTCAATAGGTTTCCCTTAACCTTTGATTGAAAATAAAGCTGGACAATTTCTACATCCTCATTCTCTTGTGCAAGGAGGATAATTTCTAACAACAGAAGTTGATTTGCATCAAGTTTGTATTTTTCACAAAATAATATCTGTTGTTTTAGTTCCAAATTCTTCACGTATTATTAACATAATTAAATAGGTTAATCACTAGATTGGTATTACTAATTACAGTGTTATAATCTAGTTACGTGAATCATTCATCTCTAATTTATTGCATATCTAAGCTTTCCTTAACTATTCTGAAATAGTATCTGGAGCTTCTGGTATAATGCTATCAGGAGCTTCTGGTATAATGTCGTCTGGTTGAATATCTTCTGGCATTATATCCGTAGGAGTAAGTTCAAAGTCTGGCTCAAATACTACTTCTTTAGAATATTCAAGTTCTTTAATCTTCTTTTTAAGTTTTTCTACTTCTTTCTTCAACTTTTTGTTTTCACTAGTGAGAGTATTCTTCATTTTGTTATACTCTCGCTTTGTATAGTACATTTCCATAGTTAATTAAAACCTAAATGTGAAATTAGTTATCTTTTTCTTGTAAGTTTCATAAGGCTCTCCTTTAAGAATATGCATTAGATTCTCTACATCAATAATTTCAATCTTTGAATCCTTTTTGGCGTTTTCCATCCATTTAGTCTCAACAGTATCGTTAATTACTAATGTAAAGAACTCAGCAGTTTTATTCTTTTGGAGGCGGACTACTCGACCAAGCGATTGACAAGCTTTTGTCTTACTACTATCAATACCAGTTTGTATCCCAACTGATAAATCTGGCACATCAAGTCCTTCAATTGCCATTTTACAGCTATGTAATACACCAGATGGCAACCCAGAAAACTTTTCTATAGTTATTCTATTCTTTTTCTTACCATCTTTACCAGTATATACATATCCATCACCATAAGATTCAGCCATTTTAACATTAGCATTAAAAGTGACAATCTTTTTATCACTTCTGTACTTAATAATCTCCTTAGCTATCCTTATTTTCTCAGGGTGATTCTGTACAAACTTTTTACGAGCTTGCATAGAACGCATAAAGCTCATGGCATTAAAAGATACAGTCTTTAGAAAGTTCTTCTGCATTTCATAATCATTAGGAAATCTCTTTTTACAGTAATCCCAACGATGTTTGAAACCATCTTTGCCAGCCATTGACATAGCGAGACCAAAATCCCACTCAAAGAACTCATAAGCCTTAGTGAACTCTCTGTTATATTCTTTATAAGTCTCTATGTCATCAACATCTATAATAACTACATAGTCCTTATATTTAGATACCCAACCATTAAGAAGCGCATCTTCCATAGTTATAGTATCACATACAGGAGCATATTTAGCTAATATTTCGTGTCTGCCATCAAGCCTCTCAAAAGTAGCAGTAAGTCCTAGAATCAACTTATACCTAGTATTAACTAGGATATTACTTAGAACTTCACTATTAATCTTATGAGCTTCATCTATAATTAATAAATCACATGACTGCTGTCTTTTAGCAGCTCCCATCATTACTTGAACCTCGGTATTGAATCCTAAACCTCTGTAGTCTAAGACTCTTTCCCATTGTTCTTTTAAATTCTGAGTAGGAACTACAACAAGTACTGATATAGTTGGATATTTACCTCGAAGCTTCTCAATTATATCACAAGACAGTTTAGTTTTGCCGAATCCAGTGGCTGCTACAATAGTTGCGTGTCCTTTAGCCTTAATCCATGCTTGCATAGCTTGAGCCTGCCTTTCATCACGAGAGACAGGTTCAAATAAATCATGCATTATTGACATAATTCTTATTTAATTACAAGTTTGTTTCTCTTGTAATATCCCAACCTTTCAATTCAGCTACCTTAATAATCTCTTTAGCTTTATCTTCCCATTGTTTTGCTTGTTTTTCACACTGCTCTTGGAAACGATAAAGTACTTTCTCAGATAAGAGTTTAAGCAAGTCAGAATCAAGATTTGAATATTTATCCTTACGTAACATATAAATAGTCTTGAACTCTTTATAAGACAAACCAGTATCATTAATATACAACTTCTGATATGGCTTCAAATCAAGACGCATTTCTTCTGTTACAATTTGTAGTCTATCTTTCAATTTACCTGTATCTGGGTCTTTACGATACAAATCTTTCTGCATCTCTTGTGGGGTAAACCACAATCCCATCTTTAAGATAAAATTGAGAGTTATATGGCTAGTGTCTACAATACCAAGTAGGTCAAGACAGGCATTCATCACAGTCTTAATCTTAACTCTTTCATATTCAGATGGAACACCTTCCATTATAGAACTAATAGGATAATTCTTAATAGTTTCTGCATCTATTTGTTCTTTATTTGTTGCTATGATATTTCGTAAATCCTCCAAGCATCTACTACGAGTATAGCCTTTCTCAGAGCCTAACCATCTAACTAATAGTTCAGCTCTACAGCACTCGATCTGACTTTGTACGATGTCTAACAGAGTTAATCGCCCAGGATATTTGTCATTGGTATTATGCAACATTTCTTGACAATGAAGATACCACTTGCGTAGTTGTTCATAAGTTGCATCAATGAGCTTAATCTCTTTTTGCTCTCCGTTTACTTTTGGACCTTTCCATACAAAGTTATTTACATCATTAGATTTGTTGTCTAAAGCAGCTTGAAGTTTTTCTCCTAAGATAGTCATATATAAATTCTCAATAATATTTTCATAGTAATCTAATTTATGTGAATCTAACTATTATAATCTGTCTATTCTATTGTAATATCTGTAATATTAACCTTAGGTTTTTCTTCTATAAACTTTATAAAGATTATATTAGTATATTTATAAGGTATAAAATCTGTTCCGTCAAACCATTTATCTACTCCTTCTTCAACATATCTTATATTTAAATATCCAACATCACCTAGTTCCATTGCATTTTGATTCCAATTAGGAAAACGTACACACATTACATATTTAAAGTCAGGGTCTTGTGTTTCTAAATCTTCAAATACATAATTAGTATATCCCATAGAATCCATACATTCAGCTAGTAGTTTAACATGTAGTGTTGTCTGTTGCATCCTCTTCAAATTCTGGCACTTTTCCAGACTCTATCTCCGGTTCTATTACAGGTGCCTCATAATGTTTACATCCATAGGTTGCTAAATCACATAGTAACCTATTCATACCATCTAAACAGGGATACTTTAAACAATCTTTACAGGTTCTGTTGGGAAATTTATAATAAACACCATTTATATCTCTAGTTTTCACAAAAGCAAACTAAGTAAGAATAAAGCAATACTAGTAAATGACGTACCTAATAGTATCTTCTTGTCCTTTTTAAGCTGTTTAATTTGACTACCATTATTATTAATAGTCTCAATATATTTAAGCTCATTAGACTTTCTAATAGAATCAGTATGTTGCCAAACACTATTTATCTTCTCTAAATTATTTATCCTCTCATTTAACAAGGGAACTTCTTTAGAAAATTTCTCATGCTCTAAAAATATAAGATTAGCAGTTTTTAATTGCTTATCAGTAATAGTTACTAATTCGCTCTCGTTTACGGGAATCGACAAGTGAATGGTGTCTATCATTGTAGTTTTTGATATATTCTGAGAAAAAGAGCAAATCGGCAGAAGCATCATTATGTATAATGCAATCTTTCTTCTCTTCATATTCTTTATTTAAATAGATTATTTTAGTTATAATAGAATCATTAGTCTTATATAATGTATCTCTAACTAATGAATCTCTAACTAATTCAGTAGTTATAGGCTTAGTAATAATTTGTGGTTTCCTAATTAAATAAGAACTACTAAATCCTATAATTAAACCTATAACTACTAAACCTATGTTTTTAATCCACTAACGAAGAGTCATTTTTAGTTGCATTTATAAATGGTGAAACTTTATCTACAATCTTCTTGACATCAATACCTTTACTAATCATTTCAATAACAGTGTCAGTATCTTCATCACCATTATCTATATAATCACGAGATGCTTTAATCTTAGCATATTTAGCTGCATTTTCTTTATAATTAGGAATTACAGTTTCTGGATGTTTAGCAAACTCTTTAATGGCATTATCAAGAAGAGCTACTGTAACGTTCTCATTAATTACTGAACCTATAGTAGTAAATAAGATTGGATAAGAATTATTAGCCTTCTCTAAAGCATGTTTCTTACCTACCTCCAAATCAAAGTCATCAGTAGGATTATATACTGCAATACCTACTTTAAATGCTCGTAGAAGAGGTACTTCTGAACCGTTAAGTCCTTTCCATTGTGCAGTCAATCCTTTCTCTACTGGCTCACTAATTGAACAAGCAATAATCAATCGCTCATTACCCTTAAAATCCTCAAATGTACCTAATTTAAAATCAATGTAATCCATACTATTAACTTGTAATAATTGTGAATCCCTCTTTTTGCAACCATTCTTCTGGTGCAAATTCAAGTGTGAAGTATCTAACTAAATAGTTATCTGATTTCTTCTTCCTATTGGTTAAGTCTTTCTTTTTAAGCTTTATTGGTTTAGAACTAGCATAATACTTTTCTTCATATAATGCTATTCCACCTTTAAATACTTGATAAATGGCGTCTTCATAGATAAACTTATCATTTACTTGCACTATTTGACCTTCCTTCTCGTAAAGAACTGGTAAAGTTTTCATAAAGCAACCTAATTACATATTTGATAAATTTATTTCTAAAAACTTCATAAGTTCTATTCCATCTGAATCTCTTATAGTATTTAAATAGATCATTAGATGATACATTTCTAAAGATAGTATATTCATCAAGGTTAAAGTCTCCCTTATTAATTATATAATCTTCATAGTCTACGTTTAAATGAATGGCTATGTGATAACATTCTTCATCTATTTCAGAGAAATCATCAAAATCATAGTCTTCAAATACTATTACATCAAATGGTATAGAATCTTTTTCTAAGAGCTGAGCAATACAATATGCTACATAACAACATCCTCCACTGTTAGTTAAATATAACTTATCTAAACATTCACATATTGCATCTAAACCTCTATAAATAGTTTTGTAATTGTTAGACAGACAATTCTTTACTAATGTGCTCATATTCATCTAGATATTCTCTCAAAGAAAGAACTTCATCTTGGTGTTCATTACTTATAGCAAATCTAATTATTCGACCTATTGCTGATTCTAAAGGCATTCCATATCCTTCAAGTTGAAATTCATCTCTAGGATTGGTTTTGCTTTTTATACTCCTTAATAAGTATAAATCATATAAAGGAGCATTATCATTAATAGGTACTATTTTATAAAATGAACCTTCGATTGTCAATTAAATAGTCTTATTTAAAGATTTGAAGAACTTACTAATTGGGTTAGTCCCTTTTAATCTATAACCATTACTACAAGCAACTATTAATGCACCACCTAATATTATTACTACTGTTAAATTAATACCTGGCACACATAAAATAAGTATAGTTATAATAATGCTCCATAATGGAATAGGTTGCTTTGGTTCAAGGTCAATAAGACATAAGAACTCAATAACTGCAACCAATATACTAAATATAAATATACCTAACATAGATTAATTAGTTATCAAGACCTACAAGAGTTGAAGAATTGCCAGTAACCTTAGGCATGGCTCCATTCCATTTCTCTATCCATTGTTTCTTAACTAATAATGGAGTAAGAGAAGCATTTACAATAGAATTAGCTTTAGCTTCTGCTTCTGCTACTACTATCTTCTTTTTGGCTTCTGCTTCAGCTACTTGTACTTCATTAGCAGCCTTCTGTGCTAACTGAATAGCTCTATTCTTAGCATCTACTGCATCTACAATAGTTTTAGGATATTGCAATCCACTAGTAAATTGGTCAAGAATAAATCCTTCTTTAGTTAAAAGAGCAGAGAGTCTCTTTTCAATTGCTTGTTCAACCGCTTCTCTATTACTAACTATTTGGTCAGTTGTGAACTTATTAATTTCAATACGACAAGCATCTTTAACATACTTAAAGACTGGACCGTTAATTACATCTTTCAATTCTTTACGATATTTACGAAAGACTTTAGGAGCAGCACCATCTTTAATCTTGATATTGACATTTGGGTCTACTTTAAACTCTGAACCATCTTTTGCATTAATAGTAAATGGTTCATAGTCAATAGTTTGAACATAAGTAGGGTATTCATAAACCTCTTGTGTAAATGGATTGTAAACTACACGTCCTGTTACCATAGATACATCATCCACACCTCTATCTGAGCCATAGAGATTAACTAAAATACCTTCACAGCCAGCATCAACTCTCTCACAGCTTGTGAAACTTAATGTCATTAATAAAGCACTTGCGAAAATAAAGAATTTTTTCATCCTAATTTATTTATATAATTAATAAGTTTAACTGTAATATTATATCCTATTACAAATATAATAGTTATAGAAGTAATTAATAGACAGATACCTATCACTACTCCTATGTCACTTGGAGAATTGATAAACCCTAAAGAAGTATCAATTACCCAAATATCAATAACTAATAATAAGAAATATGCTAATGTCTTACTATAGTTACATGAGATACTTTTAATGTCCATATCTAAACCACTTTCTTTTACCAAACCAACTATACCAGATTATCTTATAACGTCTATCTATATTAGGTTCCATTAACATAATGGAACAACTAACTAGAACATAAATAAAGAAAAATGTGCTCATCTTGATTTAACTGAGCCTGGTTTAGTTGTTGCCTTCTGTACACTAGCTGGTAATTTTGACCACCAATTTTGTTTTGCTTTCAAAGATTCCAACTTATGCTTGTATTTCATTGTATATATTTAATTAGAATTATAAATCTGTGAAGTGTGACGCTTCAACAGCAAGTTTATCTGCTAGATTATTAAATTCATCTGTATCATGTCCTTTTGTCCATTCAAATCTAATATCAGAACAAAAGGCTTGTGCTTTTTCATAGACCTTATCAAATAATTGCCAGAATTTCTGATTTTTCTTTCTTTTCCAACCTTTAGTTATACAACCTAAAGCATATTGTGAATCAGAAATAATAATGACAGTTTGCATAGGAGAACTAATACCATGAAGAGCATAAATAATTGCCATAATCTCCATTTGGTTATTAGTTACATTACTAAAATGTTTGTTAAATGTGTGAATAACTTTATTGTCATTTACAAACACTACTCCTACACCACCATCACCAGTTGATACTCGACAAGCTCCATCAGTAAAGCATGTTAGTTTAGTTAGCACATTCCCCAAGATTCCATTATAAAGTCTAATTCCAAGGTACCATATCCATAAATAGCCTTAAATGGTCCTGTAGCCATGGAATAATAATTGCCTCCAGACTTAGCATATTTAATTACATCATTAAGTAATCTATCAGCTATAAATCTAAGTTCTCCTTCATTAGGAACCTTAAATTCATTGGTTCTGACATATATTTTCCAAGGTTGATAACCTACAATGATGTCAAAATCTCCTATATCAGGAGTATCTACAACGTCCCATCTATATACAGGTTTACAAGGAGTAGCCATTATATTGGCAACAAGAGCAAAATTAAAATTTTCTAATATATCTTTCTTTTGTTCTTCTAAAGGTTTACAATCACACTGTTTTTCTAAACTAACTTGTGGCTTTTTAAACATATACAAAAATAGCTACCCATCTAGAGTAGCCAATTAATTAGTTAAAGCAATATGTTGACTACTTAACAAGTGAATCAACATTTACTAAATCTAAATTATTTACAGAATCTTTAGATAAGGTATCAACTACGGTAGTATCGACTCTCGCACTATCTGAAGAGTCTACAGACCTAGAACAACCATTACCACCGCATGAAGCAAGGAAGGCAATGATTGCAAAAATAAAAAGTTTCTTCATATTAATTATTATTTAGTTAATAAATAAAAATGAGAGCAACCTAATTAATATAATTAACTAGAATTGCTCTCACCTATTATTGGTAAATAGGAACCTCCCTGTTTCTCATCTTGAAAAGTATAGGAATTAAAAGTCACCATATTCTTAAATATAGAAGCACCTACTGTTTAAAGTTACATAGGACAAACTATCAGATAATGTTCTAGAGTAGGTTAGTAAACGTAGTCAAAGATATAGTCTAAGACCTATCTATACTGACGAAGACGAAGATTTAGACTAAGACTAATTTCCCTTGATTTGGGATAGTTTTAGAATTTCGTATAGATAGCCGTTTAAAATAAATAATTTCCTAATATTATTATATAGATACATATATGTATCTATCCTGATATATTCATTTTAGAAATTACTAACCTATCTAGAACTCTACTTAATTATTCTGTCTAATTAAATAGATTACTCAGAAATAAGAGCTTTGATTTCCTTATAAGTATCCATTAAAGATGAAGGAACATTAATTTTTAATTTACTGATACGTTCTTTTTCTGAGATTTTATATTCATTAATTTTAGCGTCTCTTTGTCTAATTGCACCATAGTATTCGCCAACCTTTTGTTCCCATTCGGCGTGTTCTTCTCTGTATTTTCTACTGGCTTCTAAAGTCTTAGCATTAATAGCTTCTTTAATTTCAGCTTTGAGACTATTTAATTCTGCATTGAGCTTACGATGTCTAGTTAATAAGTTCATATACATATCTTCTACAGATTCAGAAGGAACAGTAGGAACATATCTATATACAATAGTTTCTCTACCTTGACCTGCTACTGCTGATGGATTAGCTAGTTTATTAATTAAATCCTTTCTAGCTTTAGCTATTTTACCATTATCGTGAATATATTTACCAATAGCCGCTGCTTCTGAATTTAAAGTATAATATTTGTTTAACTTCTTAGCATCCCATTCTGACATTATTTGTTTTTCATCAAAATCATAATTCTCAATAGGTTCAAGAGGTTTCTTATACTCTTCATAAAAGTCGAGAGAAGTAACATCCATTACATCTATTTCATTCATAGCTTCTTCTTTGGCTTTAATAGCTTCTTTAAGCCAAGCATTCAAAGCATTATATTTGCCTATTTTATCTAGAGATTTAACTATCCAACTTGTATCATCTGAACCCGATTGAGTTGCAATAAAAGCAGTTGGACTAGTTATACTAGCTATTTCTGTACTATAAAAAGTAACAGATTGAAGTTTCTCATGTTCATTAGATATTACTTCATTAGCTACATTACAAATGTTTTGGGCTTCTGTTGAAGTCATAAACCCATTCTCAAAAAATACATTATTCATGTTCTTATTATATTTAATAATATTCTATTTAAATAGTTAAATTTTCCTAATTATATAATTCTAACTAATTATCCAAAATTACCTCCTAAAGGCTCATCTGGTTTATCATCAGGCTCTAAAGAATCTATGATAGTGTCTTTCAACTCAAAATTTTGAGAAAGGTCTCTACCCTGATTTTCTGCTACAAATTTATATATATAAGCTAATGGAATAAACCTAGTTGTAGTTAGAATACATTCTTTATGTTCAGGGTCTGGTTCATATTCTTCTATAAATTTCTGAATATTACTATCTTTATGTATCCTATATATTATAGTTCCATGCTTCTCATCTTTGGGAAATACTCCCGTAATATATAGATTATAATTACCACATCTAACTTGCTGTATTATCACTTCTAAGTTCTTTTAATATTTTATTAGCTTTATCTACATCAAATTTATTATCATCTACAAGTATTATTTGTTGATATATTTTTAAAAACTCTATACCACTTACTTTAGTACAAGTTAACCAACTTTTAAAGTCTCCATTAACCCCTTTGCATCTACCAAACTCAAAATTTAATACATTAGATAGTTCATTAAATTCTTCTCTAGTCCAATATCCTGCTGATTTAGTTATTATTTTATTAATTTTAGGACTTGTAGACATCTTTAAAGTGAAGTTCTTAAAATTATTTAACCTATTTAAAGTAGAAAAATCAGAATCACTTCTACAAGTATCTAATTTATTAGCTAAGTCTAAAGAATCTAATAATTCAATTACTTTAGTTGCCCTAGCTAACATTAAAACGGGTTTCTTTTTAAAGAATAAAGCATAATAAGGACTTTCTAAAAATGGACTATATAATATTTGAACATCAGCATCACTTTGAGAAATATGGTCAGAGTATCTTATTTTTAAACTCTTATATTTAAAATAAGTAGAAACTGTAGTGGTAGCCGCTTTAACAAGTTCAGTGCGATTAACTAAAAATGTTTCTAATTTATTCATTAATCTAAATATATAAAAATAGCCCACTCAAATTAATGAGCAGGCTATACGATTGTCATATAATGTGCGTGAATTACTCAAAATCTTCTTCTGAATCTTCTGTCCAACCTTTACAACCACAGTTGCATTCTGTACCTATACAATTACCAGCACAAGAACAGCCAGACATTAAAGATTCTTCAAGTTTAATAATATGAATTTCAGGAGTTAAATACTTTTTCATTAAAAACTATTGGAGAAACACATGTTTCATATACTATTTCATTATCTGTTTTTATTATATAATAATAATCTTCAAATGTTTCTTCAATCCCTATAAATATACCTTTATAAGGTGATGTTACTTCTTTTCCTATGTTATTAATTAAGTCTAACATCCAATCAGGTTCACTTCCATCTAAATTATATTTAGACTTAATTATTCTTTTAGTACTAAATAGGAGTGCATTTCGATATTTATCTAATAAATCCATTAAAGATATTTTATTATCAATACTAATATTATTTACATCTATCTTTACTGGATTCTCAGTATCTATAACTAATTTCATAGTACTATTGAAATAATAATTGCACCAATTAAAGCACCAATAACTTCTGATAAAATATACTTGTGTTTAACTCCTTTAATTACATTAAGATAAATAAATTCACATAATGTAACGAATAATGATGTTAAGAAACCACAAGTACCTGCAACTAAACTCGTCATTCCATCAGTGGTCTTATAAAATATAACACCAGCTAACATAGTAATAGCAAAAGATAAAGTTGCTAATAAATTAGATTTACTTATTAATTTATTCATATATTTAATTAGTTAAATAATTTAGTTGTCTGAGAGAGATTCGAACTCCCGAAGCTAAATAGCGGCTGATTTACAGTCAGCTGTGGTTGACCACTTCACATATCAGACAATAATTAGTTGCCGAGGTTGGAATTGCACCAACGTCCTCTAGCTTATGAGGCTAGCAAGCTACTACTGCTCCACTCGGCGATATAATATTAAAAGGAATAGTCGGCAGGGGTTTTGCTTTTAGTATCATCCTAACGTTGCTTCTTCCATATCAAAATAACCTTCTTTAATTCATAAGGTAACGTTACCTCCCTACTACATAATCCGTGAGTTATAATGATATTGATACATACCCCCATGTTAAGGGCTTCCACCCAGACTCGAACTGAGAAAAACTGATTACAAATCAGTCATTTTACCGATTAAAATTACAGAAGCATTAGTGGACCACTAGAGAATCGAACTCTACACAGAAATCTTGCAAGGATTCCTCGCCAGCCTTGGTACATGGCAGCCCAAATATATAGATTTAATAAGTATGAATCATCACTCCTTACATCAGTAAGTACCCATTTGGTACTTACTCTCAGAAATCTAATTAATTAAATAATTGGTGGCATATACAATCTACAATACTGATTTGCATACCATTCCCAAGCTTTTTTCAAGCCTTTAAGATAAGATTTCACAATTCTTTTCATACAATTAAAAAATTAATAGTTAATTTAATTAATCTAATTATATTACAGAAGGAGTGAGCAGGATAAGGGATTCAAACCCTCCCATTCAGCTTGGAAGGCTGACATGCTATCACTAACACCAATCCTGCAGGGTGAAAAACAACAACAAGAACTTTCCATAGGTAAGTCACTTTAACTCAATACCATGAATAAGTTGATTTTGAATATCACCTATATAGTCTTGGGCTTTCAGCAACTTTCCTACGGAAAGTATATTACAGTAATTTCTTAAGTGCCAAATCAAATTTTGTTAAAATTTTTTATCACATTAGAAAGCCACATTTACCTATATTATTTATGTGTAGGATAAATATTTGTAGGTGTTGTTTCACTGAAAAAATAATCTGATTTCATAATTTAATCTTATTTAAAAATTCTTCAAATTTAGCGTTAAATATTTGTTCAACTACAGGAATACCACTAAGTAACCAATCAAATACATCATGTCCTCTTTCAATTCTATAAGTTTTATTTAGAGTATCATAACATAATTCAATTGCATCACAGTCATGTTCATTAATAGAAACTATCTTAATCCAATATCTAGTATCACCATAATCAATAAATCTAAATCTGTCTTTAGCTAAAGTACTTTTATGTATAGTATCTTCAATCTCATCTCTTTCTTTAGTTAAAGATTCAATCTTAGTATTTAATTCATTAAGTTTTTCAATATCAGTCATTGCTAAATAATACTTTAAGTGACTCTTTCCAGTTGCCATATCTTATTCCCAAATAAGCAGCTATTATAGTATTAACTATAGGACAAATAATAAGAAACCATAGTAAACAACTATCTGGAACCTTTCTTTTATCACATCTATCAACTATGAAACAAATGCTAGCTAACCATGTTATAATAAGAAAAACCCATAATATAATACTAGTCATAAATAGTTCCTGCTTCTATTATATTAGAATCTTCACTCATTCCTAGATAAACATGGTCTATGGGTAAATCCCATAACATAAGACTTTTTATAAAAGCTTGCTTAAATAAGGACTTAGGTGGCAAACAATTGTTATGAATAGGAATATTATCATCTTTGATGCAATCCCAATGTGTGACTACTATATTGAATTTAAGATTATACTTTTCATTGTAATTATCAAGTCTATGTCTATCTATAACTCTACCAAATAGTGGAAAATCAAAAGCGCCTCTCTTAAATACTCCTTGTACTCCATCATCACTATTAGAGGGTTCATCTAAAGTAAAGTATTTAGTTAAATCACATTTGTCATTAAATTCCCATCCATTACCATGTCTAGTTAGATAGGGTCTCATAACTAAATAGACCTCCATAGGATTCTTAAAGTTAGATTCAGGAATACCATTAAGACCTGTTTTACTAGGAGTGCAATGAGGCATAAATCCACAATCCATATCTAATAAAAGACCTTGTGAACCTTCCCATATTACAGTATCAAAATCATAACTAAGTCTTTGGTCATTAACTGGACTCCATGATACTATTTTAAATGTATCTTCTTTAGTGCGCAAAAAGTCACAAGCTTTTATAAAGAGTTCTTCTAAAGACTGGTCTTTACCAAATTTATAATATTCTCTAATATCTTCCAAATATGTTATAGGATAAGTTATAAGGTCTCGAACATTATAAAAACTCCATTCATTAGAAAGATTCTGGTATCTCTCATAAGTATTGTAAATACCTTTGCCACATGTACCATCCTTATGTATCTTTTCATTAAGAGAGTTAGCTAGGACATCATAAGGTGAAATTATTCTACACTCACTATTAATATACAGAGGTGGAACTTCTACTCCTTCTTTAATTAGCGTTTCGTACTCATTATAGATACATATAGGGTCTATAAATACATTCTTATTTAAATAGGTTGGAATACCAAGTAGTACACCAGAACCCCAAGAACTACAAATATGAGACTTACCACTATAAACCACCCTATGACCTGCCTGGGGACCCCCACTAAAGCGATGGACGATAGGTCTTCTACTGTTTTGGCACAGCCATTGAACAGTATTCCCTTTACCAGAGTCACCAAAGAATGCATCAATTACTACTTTGTGTTGCATAACTGTTAGCTACAATACGTGAAATAGTTTTACCTACATTATCTGGACTAGATATAACTAAATTATCACCTACATAAGGTGTCCAGCTAGGCATAATATGTCTCTTTAAGTCATACCAGCTATCATGCTCAACATGAATGTGATAAACATCCCATTTTTCAGATACTGCTTCATAAATAGTAGAAGTAGCTAAATCCTCACCACATTCATCACCAATATAGTGAGTTATCGCTTCTCTAGGTAGTACCTTATGGATTGGTTCATCACTAATTGTGATTAAGCAGCCTTTAACACTTCTTTTATCAAAAGCATCTGTTTTAATGTGTTTGGAAGCAAAATACCAACACATATGTGGGTCTTCACCTCCGTTACCACCACCTTTACCTTCAAGATATATCTTACGAAGCCACTTCTCCATAAGTTCATCAGAGGATTCAAATTGTCCTACTTGCAATGGGGCTTCTTCATAACAACCTTCCACATCACCAAATGCCATAAAACAGATTTGAGGATTATCAATACCTGCTTTCATAATACTCTTCATACAATCAGGCAGAGTATTATCAATGAGATATTTAGGAATTGAGCCCATAGAACCAGTCTCATCCAATGCAATAATTATAGGGAAAGACTCTGGATGCTCTTCAGAATCACAAGATTCTCTATAATTAATATTAATTGGATTCATTTCTGAATCAATATGTTTCTTACTAAATGTTTTCTCTATAGATTGAGATTTATAACCAACACTTCTACTCTTAGCATTAATATAAGAATAACTTCCACCACCCATTACTTAGTCTCCTCTTCTTTAGGTTCAACTTTAGGAGTTAACACATTAACTAAACTAGCTAAAGTATCAGCAAGTTTATCTACTTTGGCATTGACCTTATCTAATTCAGATGATTCTTCTGGCTTAGATGAATTTTTAGTAATACTCTGATTTACACTATTATTGGTTTGACCAAACATATTAGCAAATGGATTATTACCACCTTGCATCATTTGAGACATCATAAGCATTTCCATCATGCCTCCACCATTACCACTCTGTTTGTTCTTATCCAACATCCATAAGAGTGCCATATTAAAGCCACCACCTGTATTACTAAATAGATTCTTACCTTCTGGAGTCATAGATAAAGCCATAAGAGATTCAATATCAAATGAATCGCCATTAGCTAAAGCCAACACAATGGGATTAAATCCGCAACTTTCATCAAAGTTAAATGGATTGATAATTACCTTAGTAGTAGCCTGACCCATAACAGCATCTTTGATAGCTTTCTTGTTATGAGTATAACCACTGTAAGATAATGTCTTTAAAGTACCATCATTTCCAACACCAATAACATAACTATATGAATTAGCGTTCTTAATGATTTCACCACTACGAATCTGATTAGTGGGTTTAGCAATACTAAAGATAAATGGTAATTCAATAGTCATTGCTTCTGGATAACTAGTTAAATCACCATTAGAGTCAATAGCAATCCAATCATCAGAATCTCTGCTAGGTTTTACACAGAGTGTACCACCCATAGACATTCTGACATCAGTTTCTTGTTGAGGCATAAATTGAGCAGTATATCTACTCAAAATACCACTAAACATACCATTTTTCTTACCGCTGTTTAATTCCATTTTGTTTTTATTTAAGTTATTAACTACTAATTTATCGTTAATTGTAAGTACTGTAGCGTGAACAAATTCTGATTCTCTCTGCGATTTATTAAATACCCATCGTACTTGAAATGGTTGGTCATAACCTTCAAGAGTTAGCATATCACCGTTCTTTATATATTGATGGTCAATAATAAAAGCATCATTATCACGACAATCAATTTCAGCTACAGATAATTTATGGTCTGTAAAAACACCTCTAATTATCATACTAAAATCACAGTAATTGTATCATTAATTAAATCTGTAATTACGTTTTCAACTTTATACATACTAGAACCAGCACATACAGTTTCTCCTATCCTAGGTACATAATTAAGTTTATCATCTTTCAGAGAGTGTGAAACGAATAATTTTCTGGTCTCTAAAATATCTCCCTTTCTATTCTTATAATAGATTTTCATAAAGCTCTTATTGTGTATTCTATACAATCAATATCTAAGTTATAACATTTATCAGTTACAACATACTTAGCACCTTTGATTTTAATATAATCACCTTTAATTAGGTTCTCATAGTTATTATTCTTTTTAATATCAAAAGGAGCAAGTTTTGAACCACCAACATGAAATATTACACTCATAGTTTAATTAATTCATCTCTATAAAGTTTATTATACTTAGTACCTAAAGCTTTCATTAACTTATAAAAATCAGCTCTAGCACCACTATCACATTTAATTAATTCTTTTATTTTATTTATATAAGAATCTTCTGGAATAGCCATACTCTGATTTGTCATAAGATATTTAGTTATAATAATCTTATTAGTTAATTGAGAAGCTTTTGTTGCTGTTTCTTCTGTCATATTAACTATCTATTACATAAAATATGTATGTCCAAATTAATATAAATGTTATCAACAATATACAAGACATTATACCTCTTTAATAGAAATGAACTTATACATAGTTTGACAATAATGACCTATGAAATTAGCTTTAACCTTTTCCATACTTATACCTGTTAATTTAATAGTACACTCTTTATTTTTACGAGCGTCATAGTATGTTACTTCAAATTTCATATTACTATTGATTTATTAATTAGTTTATCTAAAGCATCCTTCAACCCATTTCTATCAGTAAGAGATACAATAAGTCCTTTTTGAGATAATTCAACATCAAACTCATAAGTTTTATTAGTTAAACTCTTCCAAACAATAGCTTTTTTATCAGCTATACTTATATTCTTCCAAGTAAATAACTTACAATGAGTACCATTAAATAAGACATCATGTTCTCCCTCTGGTATATCATAGAAATAAATAGGTAATCCTATTCCTTCTTTATAATATTGAGATACTTTATTTAAATATGTGGGATTAATTACAACTAAATCTGTATCATATCTAGATTGTAAAGCACCATGAATATAGAAATTAGGTTGAAATTCCCATGTATTGTGTCTAGCTAAACTATTGAATTCTAACATTTCTTCTTTTTAAACTTACGTATGAGCCATAAATCTAGTAATAGGGCGACTATGAAAATAATCACAATCGCCCAGATGCATTGCATAAATGTTAATACAATCATCTATGTAGTCAATTAACAAGTTTCTTACACCAATACCATAGTTCTCTAATAACAGGAACTGCCGCAGTAACTCCCACTATCTTCAACCATGTCATAATGTCAAGAGGTTCTGTTCTAAATACATCACCACCAAATTGAACTATAAGTACTTGACCTATAAATATAACTAAGCAAATACCTATAAATGCTGGATTTTTAAATAGACCATTGAATATGCTTCTATCCTGATTAAATACTCTAGCATTAAATAGATTCCAGAATTGAAGCATTACAAAGATGGTAAAGAACTCAGTAAGTGAACAGATATTACTAATTAATAAGTATAGTAGAATACCAGTATAGATAAGTCCTACACCAAGAATCTCTGTCCACATTGGTTTAGTTATAATGAATGCTTTAGGGTCTCTAGGACTTTCTGACATTACAGCATCATTAGCTGGTTCAGTAGCTAAAGCAAGAGCCGCAAATGTATCCATAATTAGATTTACCCATAGCATCTGAGTTACAGTAAATGGTAAATCTACTCCTACAAATGGTCCTACACAAGCAATAAGTATAGCTACAACATTGACAGTAAGCTGGAACAAGATAAAGTGTTGAATATTCTTATATAGACTTCTGCCCCACTTTACTCCTAAGATAATAGAAGGAAAAGAATTGTCTAACAAAATAACATCTGCTGCATTCTTAGCTATGTCAGTACCATTATTCATAGCTATACCTACCTCAGCTTGATTAAGAGCTGCTGAATCATTACTACCATCTCCCACACTAGCAACAACCTCGCCCATTTGTTGGAATCGCTTAACTAATTCCTGTTTATCTTCAGGTCTAGTTCTAGCAAATACATCTGTCTTAGCTAAGTTAGACATAGTTTGTCCAACTATATCATTTCCTAACATATAATTAGGAGTTTGAGATATATTTGCATCTTTAGCTATAGAACATGCAGTTTCTGGATTATCACCTGTTACTATCTTGACTTTGATTCCTGCGTTTCTAGCTACTTTAATTGCATCAGGTACATTAGTCCTAACAGGGTCTTCAATAGCTACATAGCCGTCCCATATGAACTCATTAAGGGTATTTATATCTTTTGACACCTTATGAGCAAAGGCTATACAACGGCGACCTAATTTCTGTTGTTCAGCTACATTAGATATACCAATAGAATCTTTACAATATTTAGCTATAATTTCTGGGGCGCCCTTAATAAATATACGAGTTTCATTATCAAAATTAACAGCGGTAATCATATATTTATTTTTACTATTAAAGTCTACTCTATTAACTATAGAATATTCCTTTCTAATAGTATCAATGTCAGTTTCATCAAGGTCTGCCCATTTAAGACATGCTCCTTCAGTTGGATTTCCTATTGTATTACCATCTTTATCAAGACATGCAGTAGAGTTAAGAACAATATTAAAGTGTGTATTTTCATTAACTCCTTCTTGATATACTACTTTCATCTTATTCTCTGTTAGGGTTCCCGTTTTATCAGTAAGAATAAGAGTAGTAGAACCAAGTGTTTCACAAGCGTGCATCTTTCTAATTAGGTTATTAGACTTAGCCATTCTCTTCATAGAATATGCAAGAGCTAATGTTACAGCCATAGGTAAACCTTCAGGAACAGCTACTACAATAAGAGCTACAGCAATCATTAAGAATTGTAAACAATCATTTACAATACCAATTACTTCTTTACCTACATAGCCTTGTTCTATAAAGATATATCTAACTAATAGAGATATAATCAGAATAGCAGCAGCACTAAATGCTATCTTATTAATTAGACTAGCTAGACCATTTAATTGCTTATTAAGAGGAGTTTCTACATCAGTAATAGAAGAAGCTTCTCTTGCAGTCTTGCCAATCTCAGTTTCATCACCTATTGCAATCACTTCACAAGTACATGTACCTTCCGATACTATAGTACTCTTATAAATACAGTTAGTAGGATAAGTGCCATTAGCTTTATCATAATCATATTTAGATACTGGAACACTCTCACCTGTCAAAGAGGATTCATCTACTTTAAGATTCATATATTCCCTAACTATGCAATCAGCAGGAATCTCTTCACCAGCACTAAGTATTACTATATCACCTACTACTAAGGCTCTTCTAGGTACTTCTAAAATATTATCATCTCTTCTTACTTTAACTAGAGTATCATCACTACTAGTTAGGAGTAAGTCAAACTTCTTAGAAGCTGACCAAGTATTCCAGAATCCTAAACCTACTGCAATAGCTATGGCTGCTATAATACCAATAGGTTCTGAATACTCCGTTTTTATTATACCTATAACTAAAGAGATACATGCTGCTACTAACAAAATAACTATAAGAGGGTCTTTAAAACCGTCAAATAGCATTTTATACCAAGGATCTCTCTTAGGAGGTGTAAGTACATTATAACCGAAAGAAGATTGAAGAGCCTGTACTTCTGAACCACTTAATCCTTTACTTATATCTGTCATTGTAATATATCCTATTTAATTAGAGAAATGCAATAGTTGGACGTTTCATTTCGTCAATAGAGTGCCATCCGCCAAATTCACCAATAGCTTTAAATCGCCACTCTCCATCTTTCTTGTAAGCAATACCAAGAATTACAGCTTGTTTATCTGCAATCTTTGTACCTTCCTTACCATCTTCAAGATTAAACTTAGCTAAGACATTTACATTAGCTTTTGTGCTTTTCTGAACGGAATCAGCAGTATAAATACGAAGACCCATGTAAGGAATCTTACCAAAAGATTGATGTGTAAAGTTATTGAGAATAAAAGCGAGATACTCTACTCTAGGGTCAAGTTCATTAAGATGTACTTCAATAGTCTCGTTATCAAGACCATCATTACCATCTACATCACCAGTTCTATCATCACCAGAATGACGAATACCAGGAGCACTGAGTTTATAATAAGCCACTTCCCCAATACAGTTCTTATTACCATCATACATAAGAACAGAAGAGTCCAAATCTACTTTCTCAACGGAAGCACCGAAACCTAAGAATCCTTTACTTTGAATAGCACCCCAATTAGAACCAAAGAACAATTTCTCTAAGCCATTATTAGACTCTTTTGACAGATTAATTCTGCCACCTTTACTTAAATTAATCATATTATTTATTTAGTTAACTAACTAGAACAAAAATGGGAGCACCTAATTAAAGGCGCTCCCTTATAGAATCATAAAACTTATTACTCAAAGATGTGATTTATCTAATTAATTAGATAGATGGTTGTACATCTTGAAAACCATAGCTCTGAAGAATGTCGCAATAGAGAACATCATTGTAGCTACCCTTGTCAGTACCAAGAGCTTCAAACTTCCATTCTCCATTGTGCTTGTACAAGCGACAGAATACAATACAACGACTCATAGAAGCATCCTCAGTAAGGTCAAACTTAGCAAGAGGTTCAGCTTGCCCTTTGGCATAGAGCTTACAATAAGCATTATTTACCATACCAAAGTTCTGTTGACGATTTCTAGCATCATGGATATTAACTAGGATAACTACTTCTTCAACACTAGTTGGAACCTTAGTAGTATCCACAATGATTGTTTCATCATCACCTTCACCTGCACCGTCACGGTTGTCACCAGAATGCTTAATAGCATTTTTCCAATTAGGTTGGTTGTAGAAAATCAACGCATCTTGCTCTACACACTTCTTAGAAGCATTAAGAGGAATTGCAGCCACATCAAGATCAAACTGTTTACCAGCTTGAGCCGCTACATCCCAGCCTAAACCAACTGAAAACTCAGTTACACCACTTGCTTCTTTAGTAAGATTAATCTTACCACCTTTTGATAAATTTAACATAATTATATGATTTATTTAATTACTATAAGAGCTTTGTGCCCTTATTTTTAATTCCTAATTAATCTTCTCTAGATAGTTCAAAGTCAGCTTCCATATCAACTGCATAATCAGCTAGTGAATTATGTAGTATCATTAAATATAACTTATCTAGAGAATCGGATATATGTTCGAGACTATCAGCTATTCTACTTAATCTATTAATTAGTTTAGCTTGATTCTCTTTTTCTTCTATTGTAAGCATTATTTAACACGTGATAATATGTAAGATTGTAGTCTATTTAAGTTATTTAATTCATCTATTTTATAATCAGGAATATCAATATTAAATTCTTTTTCAATAGACATAATTAAATCTGTCTTATCTAGACTATCTAAACCCATATCTGAAAAATCTTCAGTAGGGTCATCTGTTGGTCCCAAGTAAGATTCAACTATTTGTCTTACCTTTTTAGTTACTTCTTTGTTCATTTATAAACTTACTAAGTTTTTCTTGTAATTGTTCAATTTCCTTTTTAAGTTCTATGAGTCCCCTCCCCCATTTCACTTATTCTGTTGTTATCATTTCGTCTAGTTTTTTATTTAAACTATTCATTATTCAAGAATTTTCACTTTGACATGTTTTATACTAATTCTCTTACTATCTTTTGGATGTATGAGAATATCAATGCGGTGCTTATGTCTTTTGTTCATAATGTCACGAACTTCATAAACACCCATACCTTCTATATACACTCTCTTTGGCTTATTTTTAGGAAAGAGATAAAGAAGATCACGAGAGATTGCACACCATTTAATATTGCCTCTTTTTAAATGATGCAGATTAATTTTAGAACCATCAGCAGTAACTAATGGTTCATTATTACATTGACTCTTAACAGGTTGATAACAAGTAAGAGTAACATGTGTAGTTATACTTTTAGATTGCGCTTTATTAGTCCAATTAATTAGACTAAATAAAATTGCTATAAATAATATACGCTTCATCTTAATCTTTTTTATTTAATTCTTCTAAAATATAAGATAAATAATTACGGACAACTTGTTTTGGAACATAATTGTCAAATATTTTTACTTCATGCTGTAAATCAAATATAGCTGCTTTAGCTTTTTTAATCCCCATAATTATTTAACTATTTTATTTATAAGATTCTTATAATTAAAATATGCTAGAGACTTATACAAAGCTCTTTTGGCATCAAGATATTCTGTAACTGAGTAAAACTTAGTATTTAAAAACTCATTTTGTATCTTATCCCATTTCTTTGCAGTTTCATTTAATTTATTTATTATACCAATAAACATGAGTAAAATCAGTTCTTATTATTCCTTTAGTAATCATACTAGGAATAGCTGATAAGTCAGACTTTTTATCAGAATAGCCATAAACTCCAAAACCATCATCATCTATAAACACATATTGTTTACAAAACTTAACAAAACCTTTTAAAGTGAATCTATCACCACATTTATCCGACTCTGTTAAAACTATATTAGTCATTGGTCTATTTAACAATTCTAATTCCATAAAATGCTCATACTTTTTATATTCTTTAGATTCAAATAATCTATTTCTATCTTTTAACCGAGCCTTCATTGTGGGAAATTCCTTATTCCAATGTTCTTCATAAAGAGCATCCCATGTTTCTTCTGCTTTAGCTAATTCTTTAGTTATTTCTTCGTATGACATAATTATTTAGTTAAATCCCAAGGTGTTAATTTATTAGATACATCTAATAATCCACCTTGCCACCACGATTGAATATCCATACTAAACCATTTTCCTTCTTTAGTTCTTGCAAACCAGATTATATTATCATCATATCTAGGAATATAACATCCTATAAAATAATCTGTGTAACCATTCCATATCCAATCATATCTAAGTGAATTATTAACTAGATGTATTTTCAAATGTATATTAGCTTTGTTAAATGGGATTACTTTTTTAACATAAGCCTTATACATTCTAGATGTTCTTATTTTACCATCATCAAAGAAATTATATATTCTTCCTTTCTTTGGTAACATTTCTATATTTCCCAATCTATATTTACTTTTATAGGATTTATACCATATTCCATCGCCCAAATCTTATGGAATTTGCCATATATAATCAAATTAAACATACCCCTTCTAAGATAAGGCATTGGTATATCCTGATTACCAAAATTTCTTTTTAAAGCTCTAATATAGTTATTAACTATTATTACTTGTAGAAGATTCTTCGACTTTTTTAAACTGTGCATAAGTATGATTATAAATAATAGGTTTATTATTCTGCCAGTTTAACTCTGGTTCTCCATTTTCTTTAAGAATTAGAATTTTACAAAAACTATTTCTAACTTCTTGGATAATACCTATCTTACCTAAGTCATCTTTATGAGTTGAAGTAATCTGAACTTTATCACCTTTATTAAATAGTTTATAATGTTTCACTTGATTATATAATTAATTATATATTTTAGTATTAAGCATGATATATCATAGATAAAATAAAACGTGTAACTGCACCAATAAATCCCACTAACATAATGTAAGAAAGTATTGAAGCTTCTTGTTCAACTTCTTTTATTTTTGCTTTTCATACTCTTTCCCTTGTTCTTCGCACTCTTCTAAAGTGCAATGAGTGCCTAAAAACAAGAGTGAATGCCTACCACTACTAGGCTTTGGACTATAGGCTCTATGCAAAGCAAGTATTATATTACTCATACTAAAATTAATTATAATCAGAAATACTATTTAATTTAGGAACATAATTAGCAATATTATTCTGTTGTCTTTCTAAATTCTCAATAGCCACAGCTTGTTTAGTTACTGTATTTTGTAATTTAGATAATCTAGCATTGTCACTAATTGATTTTCCTGTTAAACAACCAATAGTTATTAGTAATACTACTATAACTAATAAATAAGAGACTCTTTCTTTATTCATCTATTGTGCTTACTTTTAATTTATTGTCTTTTAACCAATTATTTAATTGACTGATAGCATTATTCCAATCTACCTCGGAGCATATCTTATAATATTTTACAAAATCTATCTCCTTAACTCTAAGATGTGTAATTCCTGCACTTACTCCATTAGGTATAATACGAGTAACTATATATTTATAACTAGTATCTCCTATAGATATTCTTATAATAGAATTATCACCTTTATAATATGGATTTAACTTAATAGTTGTTTCATCCAATTGATTTTGTTTATCTATTATACTAGCTATAACATCATCTATAGTATTATCTAGTTTACTACGTTGGTTTAGAAGTCTCCCCTTGAGTTCTTCTAAATCTTGTAAAGACATATCACTATAATTACTCATTTTTCTTATCAAGAGTTGTAGAGATTGATTCCATAAAACCACATATAGTATTATTTAAACTATTTATTCTTTTATCCATAATGTCAAGAGCATTATAAATGTTTACATAATAATCTTGACGACGAAGTTTAAAATCCAAAACTACATTAGTTATAATACATGCAGCTATAATTAAGACTACAATTGTAAAACATGCTTCCATCATTTTTTCTTATAATTAAGTAAAAAATTCATACTTTCATAAAGAGGTTCAGCACACATTAACCATTGACTATTAGAAACTGGTTCATTATTAATGATTTTATCTTTAATTATAGATAAACCATTAATAATAATATCTAAGTTACTAATAATATTCTCTTTAGATAATTCAGAAGTCATTAATACTTTAAATTATAATGTGACCTATATAATGGATTATTAACTAAATATTCTTTAGCTCTTTCACCGTTTTTAAATTCAATTTCTTCGTAAGTTTCCATATTACTACTACTATTTATACCTCAAAGAGGTTGTTAATTAATCTGTTACTTTCCTAAATTTCTCTCTCTTAAAATCTATATATCTGTAATTGAGAGCTAATTCTTCTAATAAGTACTTTACGTCATTAGCAACCAACTTAGCGGCTTCCTTTGATGTAATCGTAGGGTTTGCAGCCAGTCTTCCTTGGAGTGCTGCTATGGCATAATCATGTGCAAAATTGTCTATAGTATGAACGTAATGAGCATACCCATTCTCTGTAAGTGCTTTTAAGTCACTTAACCAAATTGCAAGTTGTCTGTGTTCTAAAGCACACTCTTCACAATTTGAAAGTTCTAAGGCTTTCTGCTTGCAATGCTTTATTGCTTCATCAAGTGTCATTGTTTTTCTTCATAAGTTAAACCTGCTAAACCAAATATTCCTTCAATCCCATCCAAATCGTTAGAATCTAAATCTGGTACAGGAACGTCTGGAAATAGTTGTTTGTGTAAGGTTATGCGTCGTTTAATTCCAAAGGCTCGTTGCACTAAGTCCAGAGAAGTCTTATCGTAGATGTTATTAATAAATGATGACGGGTCAATACTACGCATTTTACTTGCAATATCTGTTGTTGTGTCATCTCCTATATCTAATTCTTGTTCAAATTTTATTTTTACAGTACGATAGTCCATGATACATTTTTCAATGTTTTGTAAAGAAGCCATACTTAGCTGCTTTAAAACAGTATCAACTCTCTGCAATTTCAATTCTGTATTGCTTTGTGCTAATTGTTGCTTTATACTTTTCATATTACTACTATTTAGCCCGAAGGCTGTTAAACAATCAGCATCACTTTGTCGTTTATAACATTGATGCCTTTTATTACTTTACTATCTTGTGTGCAAACCTTTCGTTTACCTAAAGGTTTAATTAATGCTGCTAGTTGTTGTGCTGTCATACCTACACCTTCATATTATTGTTAATACCTAAGCCAAAGAGAAGGTGCTGGAGTTCATGGACATACTTAATTTTTACCCAAAAATTGCCAGTATCAAACGCAAAAGCAGCAGCAACGGTGTCTAAGGAAAGTTTTCCATTTTCCCATGAGCCAAATACATGCTTTTTCCACCCATTCTTCTCAAGAATCTCTGGAGTGAGAAGAATTGGTCGTATTTCCTCTGGTAAACCTAAGTCCAAACAATGTAAAGGTTTAATATTCCACCGTCCTTTAGAATCTCTTATCGAAACTAAATCTCCTGGTATATATTTCTGTTTCATGCTACTTTTCTTTCTTTTCAACGAATATTACATTCTTACCATCTGAGCGGCAACAACTCATGCACGTATCTTCGCAGTGGTGTGGTACTAATATACTTTCAAAAAAGCATCCTTCGCATCCACCTTTAGGAGCTTCTTTTACTTCCAAGATAATCTGCTCACCTACCTTATATTCTTTCATCATGAAAATAATATTTTTCAATTTTACGTTTAGCTATTGCTACTCTAGCATCTTGTTTCTCGGTGCAACCTTTACATACTTCTTTCTGCCAATAAGAGACTTTCTTACGTCTGCCATCAAAGGTAAAACAAGAAGTCATTATCTTAAAAGCCAGTCTTAATCTCATTGCTCACCTCCTTTCTTCTTTGGTAAGAGGTCATCTATGTAGAACCAACGAACTACCCTCACATTACTGAGATATTTGTCTTCTATATCATTTAATTCCCATTTTTTATAGAAATAAAGGCCCTCATATACATGATTACTTGTTCCAGTTAGTTCAATGTCTGCAAGTATTAGTGTTTTATACTTAGGCTTTTCATTAGCATCATGCCACAAGTCCTTCAAGAACTCCTGTATTGCCCAATTAGCACCTGCTTGGAATGCAAATAGCTCATCCATATTATAGGAAAATCCACAATTATCTTGACTATAATTATATGCAGCTTCTTCTATCTTCTTTTTGTCTAACATAATTTTTAATTATTGAAAAAATAACAATCAGGTATTATAATAAATACGTTCTGTCTATTAGTTATTCCTATAGCAGCTTTATCTTGAATATAATTAGAACGGTATACAACTTCTAAATCACCGTAGTAATCAATACAAGATTGTAATTCTTTTATAAATTCACTAGCTTTCATTTTCTAATATACCAAACACAGAACCGTCGGCAAATGTGTAACACTGTAACATTTCATCAAAAGTATAATCAGTAGCCCAAATAACAATGTGTTTATTGGTTATGTTATTAATAAACATGTATTTAGATGGAACTGTTTTATCCTTAGACTTTATCCACCCAAACGGCTGATGCTTCTGCATTTCCTGCCAGCATTCCTCTGCGTTGGCAAAGGGTCTATAGGTAGGGGATGGTTTAATGCGAAATAACTCTGGATTAGTTTCAAGTGCATTTAATTCTAATTCTTTTCTATCACTCCATCCAAGAATAGTACTAACTTGTATTGTTTTTCCTTCACTGAATGCTTTGATAATAGGTAACAGCTGTTTTACTTTTTCTCTTGTCATTTATTTACAATTTTATCATATAGTATTTCAGCAATATCAGCTGCTTTATCTATAGTATCATTTATAAAAGGATATGGATTATATCCATTAGCTTTAGAACCCATTATATCAGCAGATACTAATTGGGCAGCTATTTGATATTTAATTAAATTTATTTCAGTTTGTGTCATTTAAATACTATTTTACAACCTATTAAATAAATATTATATATAAACTTATTCTTAGGATATTCATTACACAAACATCCCAATTCAGAAATAAAATCCTTCATTATTCAAATCTATTCTTTTTCACCCTTGTAGGTGGATATATCCATAGTTTATTATTAGCACCATTTGCTTTATTATCTAAATATTCTATAAAATCATTTGTATACAATTTTCCATTCAAAGTTTCTTTACCAATAAATATGTATATAGGAATATAAAGAAGTGCTCTACATGTAAACTCTGTAAGACCTACAAATGCTGACATAAGTAAAACCATTACATAGAGTAATCTCCATAAGACATTATTAATATATCTCATTGATTACTTCTCCTAATTAATTTATTAATTTGAATAGGAGCAGAAGTATCATTGCCATACCAATCTTGTTTAGATATTGACCAATATTTAATAGTATTGGTTCCTCTCATTGATGATAATACAACATGATTACAAGAATCTACTATATAGGTCGTTTTATTATTCGGATAATAAATAGTATATTCCAGATAATAAACTTCCTTATAATATTTATCTTTTTTCTTAGTAGCGGTATCTAAAATTAATATAGTAAAACCTAATAGTATTAAATAGAATATGGTACTAATACTAGTTTTCTTATACTTTATATAATCATATATATTGTATATAAACATTAAAAATAAGAAAACTAGTGTAAGTCCACATACCATTATAATAAGATTATAAATACTTTCCATTATACTTTATTAAGTAAATGCTCATTACCTTCATAAGGAATACAATAAGTATATATACCTCCTATACAACAGTATTTATCTCCATATGTCATGTGGGAGAATAAATTAATTCTCCAAGGGTCATTATTAGTAGACCTAGCTAATACCTGTTGTAAAGGTTTAAGCTCTGGTTTATTGCTAACTAGTTTATAACCATCCCAATGTAATTCATTTTGATTAAGTATATTTATATGAGTTTTAACTACAGGTAATGGTGGTTCATACATATTAACTAATTCAGAAAATTCAAATTTGCCATTCTGTGTAATATGACCACAAGAATTAATAAAATAATAGAAATATATTTTACCATCTTCTATTCTATCGAATCTTCCTGTATAAATGTTACCTACACAATCATGAAATTCATATAAACAACTACTTTTAGCATTATTATATATAAATTCCAATACTCGCCAAGAGCTCACTCTTTTGTCAGGAAACACCATTAATTCACCATCAGCATAATACTTACCATCATGATCTAACGCTATTTCATCATCATTATATTGTAGTACAAAATAATCAGGATTCTCAGACTTATCTATTCTACCTAAAGTACAGTCTCCACATAAAGGGGACCATAGCTTAGTATTAATGGGTATATATTTTTTAATTATATTTACTAACATAACCAATACTTATTTATAAATCATATCAAGAATATCTCTGAAATTAGGATTATTTATAACATCTATAGCATTTATTTCATTATTAAATACTATGTTACCCTTATTATACAAGTTACACTTAGTAACAAAGTACTGTTCAGAATCTGCAGAATAACTAATAAAATACTTAGATTCTTTTTTATTAGTCCAATCAGGAACCCACTCAGGAATATAATTTTGATTATAATAATTAGCTATATCCATGAGACAGGCGATGGCATAAAGCCTAGTAGTCTCTTTACCTAAAGGTATAATTAAACTACGATTAAAAGTACAAACATCATTAAGAGTAATGTCCTTTTTCTTGAACTTAATAATACCATTAACTAAGTCACTATTCTCTTGGTCAATAATATGATCTTCTGGAATTTCTATTTTTAATTCATTCATATTTTTTATTTTAATATAATCATATAACTTTTTAAATATTAACTTTTGAGAGTGAATACATTCTGGTATAAGACTAGTTAATGTACAATCATGTTTCCAGAAAGCACAATCATGGCACTCCCAAGAATCCTCTCCTTTAACAACTCTATATACTTTATCTTCAATTGTAATTACATCACCTTCTTTCATTGTAATAAACATTTAATTAAATACCAACCTGAATGTTGGTAATCGAGAACTATACCTATAGATAATATAATTATGCTAAATATAACTATAAGTTCAGGTAAATCATCTTTACACCAATTACTCATAATACCTAGGAATAGGGCACATATAAAATAGAATATTGTAATAGTTAAAGCCATGCTTCTATTTTGTTACAAGTTCCAGAATAAAATTGCCATAAATACTTAGGATTATTAACTAATGTCTTTTCCCCATTATGAATAAGCATAACATATTTATAATGGTCTATAATTAAAGAGCATATAGCTTTTATTTTATTTCCTTTATATTTAACTTTCCATTCTTTGGTCATACATAAATAACTAGTATTCCAATGATTTGCTTTCCTATGACTTATTCTGCTTTTAGGAAATGCTGGAAGTACAGAATCTTGTATCCAGAAATCCAAAGCATGAATTAACAAGTCTAGATTGTCGTGATTTAATCTTATCATTTTAATTGTATTTTTTATTTAACCTATAAATTAATCTTCTAATGAATAATCTTTGACATTAACTAAATCTCTCAATAATTTATACTTACCAGTGTAAATAATATTATTAGAAACTATTTCATCACATTCATTTATTAAATATATACTGTCTTTAGGTATTATAAACTTAGCTAGAGCTACTTTGCCCCAAGATACATCGTAATCTACTTCTGGAATCCCCTTATGCCAATATTTATATAGATTATGTGTATATTCTATTTTATTAATACTTTTAAAAGAATGATAACCTTCATATACACACCCTAGCACATCAGTATAGAGTGGGACTGTAAATAACTTTTTATTAGCTATATATCTAAATAAATTAACTGAAGAAAAACATTTATTATACTTATCTATATAAACTATTTTGTAAACAAATATATCTTCTTTTGCTGTTCTCAGTATTATTTCTTTTTTAGTACTCCAACACATTATAATTCTATTAAATAGTTATAAGTATCATACATTACTCTTTCAAATTCTTTTTTATTGGAAGCTTCTACTCTATCAAGAAAAATTTGCTTATCGTGCCAATCTGACACAGTTATATCATCATTAGGAATAACTATAATATACTTAATTTTACTTCCCAGATCTTTTACTATTTTATAATAAGCAAGATTTCTATCTTTAAAATAATATCCTACTATATTATGAATAAGTTGTTTACTAATATTAAGTATCTCAAGTCTAACTTTTTTTAGTTCCTCTTGACATTCAGATTCTTTCTTTTTTAATTGAGTGAACTTTGTTTCTAATTCTTGTCTATTCATATTTTTTTAATTATTTAAGTTAATAAATAAAATAAGGAAACACACTAAAATAGTGCATTTCCTCTTAATAAAATTCTAACTAAATAGAGTTACTGAAACCTAGTATTTCTAGTATATCAAAGACTAATACTTCTGAGTATATCCGCAGTACTTATCACATTGTACTCTGTGATTTACCTCCTCTAATATTGACCATAAGCCAACCCTCCGAGCCAGTACATTTTTTAAGCCCACCTCCTGTCAAGATATACCCAATATCTTAATATTATTAATGTCAAAAATAAAAGGAGCCTATCTTCTCAGACAAGCTCCTCAATGCAATTAAGTGTATCTCGCTAGATACAACTCTAAACGTATTCTATAATTTTTCAACATGAATCTTTGTTTAATTAGAAAGTACAACAAGACTCGAACTTGTATCTAAGGACTAAAGGTCCTTTGCTCTAACCAATTGAGCTATGTACTCCACTACGAATCACACGTAGAAACATTCTGTCATACTGAATGTATAACCCTAGTTAGTTGATTATGTGCTACCACATACTGCCATAACGGATAGCCTCAGACAGCCTATTCCAGCGATTAAGCATCTGGACATGCTTTTATACTAGTATTGCTATATAGCCTTAATTATGTTTATTGGGTTTAAATAAGAATAGTTGAATTATATGAAAGAACACAATAGAGAAAAATAATACACAATATACTCGTATATTACACTCTTCATAGGAAATATGTAATGAATGTGCAATATTAATTAAATCATTCATGCACAGAGTAAATGGGTCTTTAACTTCTCCATAGTGTTTCCAAAACATATCAGTTATACCTATATAAAAAATAAGTAAGCTGATATTTAAGGATACTCTACATCTTCCCAAAAATGTTTTAATTGTACTATATCGTAAAGATAATAAAGCACTCATAATACATATTATAGGACAAGCATAGATACATATGTAAACACTAGTCTCTTTATAAGACCAATCAAATAGAAGCCCTATTAAATAGAGACATCCACATAAGAACATAAAAATTAATTTAAGCATTTTTTAAATAGATTTAATAATGAAGTAAATACAAGCATTACTATAAATAGAAATGCAATAACAAAAATCCATGAATAATGGATGTACTCAGGAGCACCTACATAGATATTCCCTTTCTCTAAGATTAAATCAATTAATTGAATCATATATTAAAATTTTATTCCAGTTACAACTTTCTTAGCTCCTAACAGAGCATTTGAAGAAAATGGTCCAAAACCATAATCCCATACATCATATGTTTTACCATTGTTTCCATTTAAGTCTGTAATAATACTAAAATTACCATGTTGAGCATAAGGGTCTCCTCCAGATACAGAGAATATAATATGCTTACCGTCTTTTGATAACTTAACATTATCACTTTTATTTAAATTGCCAATATTTTTCTTAACATAATCTCTAGCCCAAGCTTGTTCGGCAGCTCTTGCTTTAGGGTCTGTAAATGTATAAGTAGAATCACCTTCATTAGTTACATATCCAAAATCAGTAGACCAAGTGTTATACTTCTATGGTTGATTTCCATGAAGTAAATTCTGATCCATTCTACCTCTAATCTTAAATTGTCTGGATTTCATGTCTCTTCCTCCTGGTCCCCATTTAGGTTCTTCCTATTTAATAATATTCCACAAGCTATCTGCTGTAGTATAATTATTCTTATCATTTAAATCTAAATCAGCAAACTCCTATGAAGCTTTGCCAGCCTTAGAAGACCCTGTAATTCCTTTAACAAATTTAGTACCAAATCCGTATATTCCTCCTATACCTACATCATTTCCATCAATCTTCACGTGTGCATTTAATCCTTTACTATCTAAAAATTTATTAACTGCCTATGTATCCTTAGAGTTATCATAACCAAAAGGAAACATATTATTTAAAGTTGATGAAACCATACCTCCTAATCCTTTAGATACTTCTCTAGGGTCAACTTTTAAATTTTTATTCTTTCCTAAATTATATAATACATTGTTGTCTATAGCATCTTGCTATGCCCTCTTCTTCTTAACTTGATAATCTTGCCAAGCTTTTTCACTTTGCTAGCCCCAATCTCCATCAACAGCTATTTTATAACCATTTTTCACTAATTCTTGTTGTTTAGCTGTAGCACCTGTTATATCATAACCTGCACCATGTTTAGCTAACAATTTAGAGTTATAGTGCGATTGTTTCTATCTATATTGCTTAGCATCTTTATCAGCCTTAGAACTCATCTATTTAATATTACTCATTTTCTAATTAGCCCATTCCTGATTTCTTTGATTCTAACCAGTAATAGCTAATCCTAATGTACTAGATGCAAACTAATTGGATTTCTAAGGAGTTCTCTATTTAACCCTTTGTTTAGAATGTCTTATGTCATCTAAAACAATCTAAGTTCCCATACCTGCAACATCCTAAGTGTAGGCATTCTAAGCCTACAGTCTTTTTACTAATTCACTTGCCATAAATAATTTATCAGTTAATAAATAAGTTATCTAATTAATTATAATCTATTAACTAATATATAAATAAAAAAAACAAATGCAACTATTTTCTCAAACCATTACATTCTAGACTCACAATAGGATATTACAAGAATTGTAGAGGTCTAAGAGAGACTCGAACTCTCAGATATTCCTAACTAAATAAGATTAGTTAATTATTTAGACCAACCACCTCATAGAGGATTAAAAATACTATGAATAAGAGCGTCTTCTCACACATGGCTGAAAAGTATCTTACAAATTAGAGTGTAACTAAATAGTATTAACTAAATAGATTACGTAAGATAAATTTGTGAGGCACCAACGAGTATATTTAATTAGAGTAACTTCCACCGCTCATAGTTGCTCCCGTATTAGACGAAACTCCAGATAAATAGTTATTAGCTAGCATCTATTCAATGAAATTAAAGGGTTTGAACCTCTGTTTCTCTTATTCTATACATTATTAAATAAATACCTACTTGTATCTCAATTTATTTCATAACTAATTTAAGCACATGCTTATTTCATTATTACTTTAAATATATGATAATGTCTCTTATTAATTCTCTTCCCTAATTAATAGAAAGGAGTGTGCACAATATATTCAGAGACTAAATTCCGCAATCTCCCATTTACAGCTGATAGAGAGATTTATAAGAACCAAATACTTCCTTTATAAGGAAAGTGAGTAAATATTTAATAATGTATAACTAGTATTTTATGATTCTAGTATTATAAAATTCTAACAGTATTTATATATTCTAACAGTATCTATATATTCTATTACCACTAAATAGTGGAGCTAGAGGGTACTGCCCCCTCGTCTTACATATTCGCATCAAAACATTCTTACAGCTTAGGTTTTAAAGACTATCCTTGTCTAGTAACAAATAAACCTTTAAAAATATGAATTTGCACTTTTCTGTTCCTAAGTAAGTGCTACTCGGTTTCTCAGGCTACTATAGCAACTGGAGAAACAGAAGAATTATTTACTCTTTCGCCTTTTATTGTTTTGTCGTATTTCCGACTGTCTTTGCTGTGTTTTTTATCTCCTATGCAATCAAATGCTAGTTTAGCCCCGTATTTCTTTTATTAAATAAAACTACCTATTTTCACAAACCAGTAGTTTTTTAACATATTGTGTATTACGATGATAAAAATTATTAATATTAAAAAGAGCATCAATCTTCACAGACTAATACTTTATAAATGTTTCAAAATAATATTCAATTTAATCACTTATCTTCACAGACTAGCAATTATATAAACAATTTATACCAATATGGTACAGAATGAGTGCTCCTGACGTGATTTGAACACGCAATTCCCAAGGGACAGTGGTGTTTAAGACCACTCTGTATACCAAATTCCAGCACAGGAGCTTATTTTTATAAATAAACTACTCTATCTTCACAGACTAAGTAGTTTAACCATTATGTACAAAAAACGAGTTAAATATAAGTGTGATTCCTATGAGATTTGAACTCATGCCCCTCAGATTAAAAATCTAATGCTCTAAACCAACTGAGCTAAGGAATCAAGTGAGGCAGCTTCTGTTAAAGCCCTTATTAAGTCCAATTCTAGCTATTAGAATATTTGACACCTCATTTGTCTAACTATTACTAGTTAGTTCTGTCTATTTATTTTACGTGGGATTCGAGAGACTTTTCTTATGTAACATCATCCTATTTATATAATTATAGGATTTAAAGCTATACAGCCCACAACTATTAGTAATAATACTAATTAGATGACACTAACTCAAGTGTAGTTACTTGTTTTATAGTGAACTACTAACTATTGGAAAATTTACACGCAAAAGCTTATAATTGTTCTAGTACTTTCTTAGCTAAATAAGATGATATTTCTGTACTGTATTTACCAGAAGCACCATCAGACATAACTAAAATATACTTATCAGTATCTTTAGGATTCTTAGTTAATGACATTATATAATATCTATTAACTAGAAAACCTTTATCAACTTTAATAAAGTTCACCAAATACTTAGACACTTCTTTCATAGAAGATAAGAATGTAAACTTAGCACCCGAAGCTGTTTGTATAGATACATATTTATCAGATGCTTCCACACTAATTATATCCCTAATTAAGATTTGTCTATATTCTGTTGCATTCTTAATAGCTAAGAATGTATCAGAATCTAACATTATAGTAGATATTTCCATATTTAATTAAATATCATTGAAGCTATTACTGACACTATTAATAATAATACAATCCATGCAATTGTATGACAAAAACAAAAAGTTCCAATAAGTAACAATATGAAAAAGAATAATGTTCTAATTACAAATTCCTCCATTACTCACTAATTAGTTCTTTGATATAGTCCTTAACCTCTTTAGGAAGTGGGCACATATTCTTTTCATATTCATCTACTTCATCCATCTTACCTGAGGTAATAACAGACCAGATAGCTGCTACAAATGCTTTCATACTCTTAATAGATGGTTGGACTACATTAACTTCAGCACTATCAGCTTCAGCACCAATATGTGCTAAACCATAAAGCAGTTTGTCAGCAAAAGGTATATCACCAAGTGCGTTATTAAGTCCCTTAGCTATTGAATGATTGACGACTTCTTGTATTTCTTCATCACTTTGTGCGGATGTAACTGCATCAATACTCATGTGCTCTGTTTCAATGTGAATAAGAGCAGCACCTATTAGGTACTCTGAATTGTTTCTAATGTTCATAATCTATTTAATTTAAAAGTTAATAATCTAGTTAATATTCTGATTTGTAATTAATATACTATTTAACTAATTAAGTAAAATAAAACTATCTATTCTCACGAACCAATAGTCTTATATCTGCGTTTACTTGATTTTTCATAACTCTAAATATTACAAAACAGAATTGTTTGTGGACCAGCTAGGGCTTGAACCTAGGACCTCCAGATTATGAGTCTGTTGCTCTAACCAACTGAGCTACAAGTC